AGGAGCGACAGGAACTCGGCCCTGAAGAAGAGCAACCAACTGGGTTTATCGCACCACAGGTAAACGGGGTTGACTTCAACAGTACCCGTGTAGCGTGGTATCGCTACGTGCCCAACGACCCCAACGACATGACTGACGCTGGGCTGGGCACTATCTTCATGCGCTTTATCAAGCGCGGGGACCAGTACCGTTATGACAGCATACCCTTCGCTGTGTACGCATCCATGACCGGACAAGGGGTGTCTAGGGGGAAGTTTGTTAACAGCACCTTGAACCATTACCCGTACACCAAGATAGGTAATAACGATGAGGCTGGTGTGTTCTTTAACTGATGTATTGGTTTAGTCTGGCAGCCCTGTTCTGCGCTGGGATCGTAGCGCTGTTGGGGTGGTATGAACTTAAGAAGTAGGGTCCTAGGGTACTCCCCTCTGGCTCTGGGGGCCTTGCTACTCCCTGCACTTCCCTTTATGCGAGGGTGGTGGCTCCTCAGCACTGGTGTGGCTGGTATGATCTGTTGGTGGCTAGTACTGAGAAACACACTGGACCTAGTACAAGGGGTGGGGCCTGTGTACTGGTTGACACGCCAGACGGACGTAAAGAAGATCGGGATACAGAGTTCCTTTATGAGGGAAACCGACTACCCGTGGAGGACTGGTCGTGGGATTCAGGCTGTGGTCCCGTATCGGACCTTTCAGGTCGGGATCTGCAAGCCTTCTGAGCACTACACAAAGGAAGAGGGACTACTCCACTCGTTGGTGGGTAGGAGACTTTCCAGTAACCCAAAGGAGATTAGAGAGTGGCACTGAAGTTTTGGGGTGACAGTAAGACCCATGCCGTCGCTACCTTTGATCGCCCTGCGCGTGTTACCAAGATGACCACGTCGGATCTAAAGGACTGGATGGACCTAGAGATCATGCACCTTGGTGAGGCGTTTGATAGGTGGAGAAACCACTCCTATGGTGGTGACGATGTTACCGCCCGAGTAGAGATGCTTGCCGCTATGTGGGATGAACTAGTGGAGCGGGACTAATGAGTGTCGCTACCGAAACTGAGGAACAGGCGGGCTTTGATGACATCCCCGAGTTGGACATTGATGTTGAACTGGATGAAGCATCCAATGAGTTTGTCTCTGAGTTGGTTAAGAAGTTAGTATTGTTCACAGAGGAGTTCTGTGGTGTAGAGTTCTTCCCTTATCAGATTCCCATAGCCTACAGGTTCATTGAGTCTGTTGTTGTCGGAGACGGTGAAGAACTGACCCTCATAGCCACCCGCCAGAGTGGCAAATCAGAGGTGTTGTCCAACGTCATTGCCTCCATGATGGTTATTCTTCCCAAACTGTCCAAGATTTATCCCGTGTGGCTGTCTAAGTTCAGCAAGGGTTTCTGGTGCGGGGTGTTTGCTCCCACTGAAGATCAGGCGGACACCGTGTTTAGTCGTATTGTTTCCCGGCTAACCAGTGATCATGCCTTGGAGTTCCTGCTTGACCCGGAGATTGACGACAAGGCTTCGTCAGGTGGAGCACGAGGTAAGGGCAAGATTGTCTCGCTGAAGAACTCCGGGTCACTCTGTCGGATGCAGACTTGCAACCCCAAGGCCAAGATTGAGTCGAAGACGTACCACTTCGCTGTTGTGGATGAGGCGCAGGGAGCCGACGAGTTTGTGATTGCCAAGTCAATCAAGCCCATGTTGGCGTTCAACAATGGCACCATTGCTCTAACTGGTACTGCTACTCGTAACAAGTCGTACTTCTACAAGATGATTCAGTTTAATAAACGTCGGGACATCAACAAGAAGCGTGGGCAGCGCACGTCTCACTTTGAGTATGACTGGACCGTAGCGGCTAAGTACAACGAGAACTACGGCAAGTTCATTAGAAAGGAGAAGGTGCGTATTGGGGAGGACTCAGACGAGTTTCGCATGTCCTACCTCAACCACTGGATGCTTGAGAAGGGGATGTTCGTCACTGAGGAGCGTCTGGACCGTCTGTATGACACCTCCATGCAACTGGTTCCAGAGTGGTGGCGTACTCCCATTGTCATTGGCATCGACGTGGCTCGGTCCAACGATTCCACAGTCGCCACGGCTGTGTGGGTTGACTGGGATCACCCCGATGGTTTGGGGTTCTTTGAGCATCGGGTCCTGAACTGGCTGGAAATACATGATACGGACTGGGAGTCTCAGTACTTCAAACTCGTGGACTTCGTGCGTAACTATGACGTTCTGCGTGTCGGGATTGACGCCCAAGGCGTGGGGGGAGCCGTGTCCGAGCGTCTGGCCCTGCTTCTGCCAGACATAGAAGTGTTGGGGCTTTCTTCAGACTCAAAAGCACAGAATGAGCGTTGGGTACACCTAACCGAGTTGATTCAGCGAGACCAACTGGTCATTCCGGGGCACTCAAAGGCTAAGAGAACCCGGCGTTGGAAGAAGTTTAACCAGCAGATGGTAGACCTAGAACGGATTAACCGAGGACCCTATCTGCTTGCTGAAGCCCCTGAGGAACGGGGGGCTTTCGATGACTACCCAGACAGCCTAGCCTTGGCCTGCTGTCTCACAGTACACGATGTCATGCCAACTGTATCCGTTGCTGAAAACCCATTCTTCGTTTAGTGGTATTATAGAGGTCAGGTACCTACCCGTATTCCCCGGAGGATTTCATGGCTCTTAATGCAGTAAACTCAACAATCGCTCCCGCAGCGCAGTTCCCTGAACGCGGACCCGAGGTTGGTAGCCACGGGTTTGAGCGTGTTCTCGGACCCGACATCCCGATGCAGCGTGGCCCGCTTCGCTTTGAAGAGGGTGTCGCTACCGATACTGACGTGCCCAATGACTTCGCTGTTGGCGCTCAGGTGGACGGCTCCTCGGCCCCCGGTCGCGCTAACCACAACAACCCGGCGATGTTCTACAAGCCCGCCGAGCAGACGATGGCAGAACGTGCCCACGTCGGCTCTGCCTCTTGGATTGAGGCTCCGTCGGTCCTTGGAGAGTTCGTTCAGGGTGTCGTGGCTGGAGATGGAATGCCCAAGTTTGAGCGTTCCTTCAACTCTGGCGCACACATGAACCGACCGAGCGCTGTTCGCGTCAACGACTGACCCTCTCTGACACTGGGGAGGTAGATCATGGTCTGGAGGGACAACGAGTACCCTCTGATGGCCGAGGATCTCCCCAAAAAGAGTCTTAAGAAAGCACGGGACTCCCATAAAGAGTATGGGGCGACTGTAACTAGTCGGTTAATACCTAATATCGAAGAAGCAAGTCGTAGGAAACTGTCGTCGTCCACGCCTGCTGGAAGGCTCAAGGCTGCTCGCCAAGAGGCTACCCTTAAACGGATAGCCCCGGTTGTCAAGGACAACCCGTGGACGGTTGAGAGGATGAGCAATAATCGGGCGAACTTGATCAAGTCCGCTGTTGTACGTGCTCAGGAAGCGGGCGCTAACCTACGAGGGGCTGGCTGGTACTTTGGGCACCACAGCGATGTCCGTGATGCAACCCCCGGAACATCTATTGACGTGGCGTCTGCGGCTTCAGCAGGACTGAGTCCCCAATCTGACCCCAAAGCAGATGAGATTCCCAATCTTAGGAGTATTCATTCTGCGCTAGGTTCTGAGCAGACAGTAGTACAGGTCAAGGATGAGTTTCAACCCAAGACCTATGACCGAGCAGGCACTACCCCCGGACAGAGGTTAACTGTGGCTGACGCCACTACTGACCAGTTGGCTACAACCAACATTGGTGGTAGCACCGTGCAGAACCAAGCGAGGGCTATTGGTGCGTTGCGAGGGGAAGTTCCTCCTGAGCAAGTGAATCGTGGTGCTAAAACAAAGTCGTACCAGTTGGGTATTAGAGATGCTGTACCTGATACGCCTGAACACTTGGATTATATGGGGGCCTCCCACCACATGGTCCACGGTGACCCCAACCAAGGCATGTTGATGTTTGACAAGGCTGAACCGGGGGATTACCCACGAGAATCCATGATGTCACCTGACAGAACTACTGCTGAAGATACGTGGATGCAAGCCATTGGTACTGGTCAACCCCTGAAGTACACAGACGTAGGAGGGGCGAGTGCCAAGCCTGCTAAACGCTTGGTGGACAAGTCAGCCCCTCAGGACCCAGCCCGCTTGAATAAGACCGATCTAGGTATTCTTCAGGAGGACATAGGCCATGCTGACAACATCAGACCTGATGATGTGATCCATGCCATTCAGAACATGGCTACCAGACGTGCCGCCGCCAAGATGGGGCCTGTTTCGTTCAACCAGTTTGGAGAGAACATCGCTATGCCAGCGGTGATGGCTCAGGAAGTGGCGTGGACTGAGGGCCGAGTTCAGGCAGGGGCTGACAGCGCGTTTAACCTTGAACAATCAGAGGCAAGGGCGGGGGAGTCTGACAGCAAGAGCACCCCGCAGTTGCCGGGGTTTGCGAGGGCCTGATGACCGAAGCATGGGGACTCGTCGTGGCGGCACTGGTCACTGGTACCTTTGGTGTACTGGGAGTCCTGCTACGTAGCCTTCGTAGTGAGAACCGTCGGGACCACGCCGATGTCGTCAAGAAACTCTCTGTCGTCTCTCGTGCCCTTGAGGGCCTCAAGGGGTCTGTGGATAAGAATGGTGAGTTGTTGAGCAACCACTTGGAGTGGCATACGACGCCTACCAAGGCCCTCCGAAAGAAGAAGACACCCGCCAAGAAGTGAAGTGCTCACCTGAAGGTGTTGTGTCGTGTAACATGAGTAGTAGCAGAAGGAGTACTTGCCTTGATGGACGCCCAGCCCGTGACCCTTGTAGAAGCCCTAGAGACCCCTCTTCGTAGTCCCCGACCCCGTGACTGCCTGTTTGCTCGTCTCAGCGATGGGCTGGAGGAGGAAGAGCAGACAGCCCTGAATAAGGCGTTGGATAAGATCAGATCCGATCTTAACAATGGACAACGTAAGGTCTATTCCACAGCATGGCTGGCGACAGTGCTTACCAGTCAGGGGTACAGCATCTCGGCAGCGACGGTTCAACGTCATTTGCGAGAGGCGTGTGGCTGCTACGCCGCTGGTGAACTCCAGTGAGTACGGCCAGCGAACTATCTAAACGCTTGAGCAACGGACCACCCAAGCAGGCCCTAGGCAAACTGGCCGACCTATTGGATCGGCATAATATAGACTTAGAGGAGATTGGGGACATCAAGAAGGTGTCCCTGTACCAGTCTCTAACGAAGGACGCCGATGGTGAGGCTCAGATACATGATCTGGTTGGTATTCAGATTTCGCCATCGTGGGAAGCGGGCCCGGAGTGGCCCGTCATCCACCCCGGACCCATCATCAAACTTCCCAAGGGTGCTACCCCCACCAAAAAGAAGACGGCGTTAAAGACCTGTGTCGTACTACCCGACATGCAGATCGGGTACTTCCGAAACAAGGATGGGGAACTGGAGGGAACTCACGACGAGGAGGCCATAGCGTTGGCTGTGGCAATGGTCTCCGACATCAAGCCCGAGTTGCTGGTGCTGGTCGGAGACAATCTGGACCTCCCAGAGTTGGGTAAATACCGTCTGGCTCCAGCCTTCCAACAGACCACCCAAGCATCGGTGGACCGGGCCACAGAGATTTGCGCCCAGTTGAGGGCTGCTGCTCCCCATGCTGAGATCAAGTGGTTGGCGGGCAATCACGAGGAGAGGCTGACCAACTTCATGTTGGACAACGCTGCCGCAGCCTTCGGTATCCGTGTCGGTTCTCGCCCAGAAAGTTGGCCGGTTCTAAGTGTCCCCGGCCTGTGCAGGTTGGACGACTTCGACATTGAGTACCTTGCTGGGTACCCCGCTTCCTGTGTGTGGATCAATGAGCACATCAAGGTCATCCACGGCGACATGGTCAGGTCTAATGGTAGTACCGCTCATGCCTACCTGAACCGTGAGAAGGTATCGGTACTCTATGGACATATACATCGTCGTGAGTGGGCAGAGATGACTCGGGAAGACTATGACGGTCCTCGGACTGTCGTCGCAGCGTCACCCGGCTGCTTGGCTAGAATCGACGGAGCGGTGCCATCCACTAGGGGGGGCACCGACTTAGACGGCAGGCCCTTGATGAGACACGAGAACTGGCAACAGGGCCTCTGCGTGGTTCAGTACGAAGAGGGGGACGGCAGGTTCAACCTTGAGATGGTGACGATTCGTGATGGTTGGGCCATGTACAGGGATAAAGAGTACTGTAAGTAATGGTACACTTGGGTATGTCTGATACCCCCACTGACCTATCCACCAATGACCCGGTGGACATGAGTGGTCCAGCAGTCTATGAGCGCATCAACCCAGACGAGGTCGTTCGGGAGATGCACGAGGAGGGGGGGCTATCGGTTGATCCCCGCACCGGAGAGCGTCCTGAGGTGGGTGTCTTTGTTTCAAAAGAGGGCCACGAGCAGAAGCACGCCCTTGAGTCATTCGGCAAGGAGCAGTTAGCCACGTACATCAACTCACCGAAGCATCTGGACGCTCTAACTGGATTGGACTCTCTAGTTGGGGGCTGGAGTGAAGGAGAGGCTTACTTGGATGTATCTCGTAAGTTCCCTGAATCGCCAGATGGGTTTAGTGACTCACGCACCTTTGCGAAAGAGAACAACCAGATCGCTTCGTTCCAACGCTCAAACTTCACCACTGAGTACAACCCCAATCACCCGAAGAACATTGCTCCGGGGCATGTGCTTGTAGAAGGTGAGGCTGATCGGTGGGAGAGCAGCAGAGACCCCCTAGACACCGACCAGCCTATTGTGGAGCGCGAGTCCGACAACCAGCGCGGCTGGATGTTCGGCGGTACCTAGATCAACTTGTTGTTGGTCAGGTAGACCAGCACAGCCACAGTCAGGTCTTCAGCGATCCCCTTTAGGACCTTGTTGTGGTCAACGACCAACCGCTCCACCGTGTCGGAGAGGAACACCTCAAAGTAGTGTTCCAGCCATCCGTACTGAAACTTGTTGACAAGGTCAGTCGATATTTTGGCGATAAGTGCCTGATCAGGGTATGTTTCTAGGGGATCAGTCACTACCGTACTTTCCGTTCCGGGCATGGTTTCGCTCCTTGGTTCATCTGGCTCATGTATAATAGTAGCCGCTGACCCTATGGGAAAGCAAGTCCTATTTCCGATCAAGGAATGTTGCATATGATTACGAAGGATCTAGTAGAGAGAGTTCTAGCCACATTTGTTCAGGCCTCACTCGGCGCCATGACCTCCAACTCAATGTTTGACCTTGGTGTTGATCAGTGGAAGATGATGGCTGGTGCGGGTGTTGCTGCCGCTATCTCAGTATTGAAGGGCGCTTTGGCCTCCAAGTTGGGGACGAAGGGCACGGCCTCATTGGCCGACTGACCTACTCAGACACCACAGATGGTGTATAGTATTGAGTAGTTGCTACGTAGTCTTACCTCAGGTGTGATCCTTTATGGCTGTTGATTTCTGGTCTCCGTCCTATAGGGCCTCGGCTAGTGATCTAACGGTTGCAATCTCACCGCTCGGCTTAGTTGAACTGGCCGATGAGGAGTTTGAGGTCCACGGCCCACGCCTGAATCGCTATTCAGCAGCGTGGGCGTGGTACCTCGGACACCACTGGGCGTACCGCCGAGAGTTCGGTGAGTCCCAGTTCTATCTGAACTATGTCCGCACCCTGTCGGACTACATCACTAACTTCTGTTTTGGTAAGGCCGTACAGTTCCGCACCCCGGAACAGAACAACGCTATTATCCCCCATCTGCTCAACAAGGTGTGGGAACAGCACAACAACAAGGAACACACCCTGTGGGAGATGGGCCAGTTGGCATCTGTCACTGGGGATTGCTTCGTCAAGGTTGCCTATGAGGAGCCCTACGTGGACCCCATTGGCATTCCTATTGCGGGTAAGATTCGCATTCTCCCCCTTAATCCGGCCCACTGCTTCCCAGAATACCATCCACACGACAGGACCCGCCTACTTCGCTTTAAGTTGAAGTACCGGTTCTGGGGGACGGCTTCAGAGGGTACTCGTCAGGTCTACACGTTCACCGAGATCATCACTGACGATACCGTGGAGCAGTACATCAACGACGAGTTGGTGGACACCTACCCCAATGCCATTGGGCATATTCCTGTCGTTCACATTCCTAATACCACCATTTCGTCCTCCCCGTGGGGACAGAGTGACATCTGGGACATCATTCCGCTCAACCGAGAGTTGAACGAGAAGATGGCAGAGGTGTCAGACATCATCAACTACCACGCTGCCCCGGTTACCATCATCACCGGAGCCAAGGCGAGTCAGTTGGAACGAGGTCCTAAGAAGGTTTGGGCTGGGTTGCCCAAGGATAGCAACGTCTTCAACCTTGAATCACGGGGGGAGATGTCAGGTGCGCTTGAGTACATTCAGCACATCAAGCGCACGATGCACGAACTAACTGGTGTGCCTGAAACTGCACTTGGTCAGACCCAGCCCATTTCCAATACCAGCGGCGTCGCATTGGCTATTCAGTATCAGCCTATGATGAATCGCTATACTATGAAGAAGGTACACTTCACTAGGGGATTGCAGAAGGTCAACGAACTGGTTATCCGTACCGCTGCTATCTTTGAGCCTCAGTTACTGGTGTTCGATGCGTCTGTCTCTGAAATGCCAGAGAAGGATAACGCTATTGAACTTGATCCCACAGACCCCCTCACCTATATGACCACTGTCCACTGGCCTGATCCCTTGCCAGTTGACGTACTGATTTCCTTGAACGAAATCCAAGCCAAACTTGCTCTGGGCCTTGAGTCTAAGCGTGGAGCCCTCCAGATTCTCGGGGAAGAGTTCCCGAACGAGAAGATGGCAGAGGTGTTTGAGGAGCAGATGGAAGATGCTATGGATGCTGGCACGTTGGAGATGTTCAACGCCCAGATCATGCAGGCCGTTTTTGCCGCCACTGGAATGCTACCCCCCGATGGGGCTGCACCACCCGGCGGAGCGTCCAATGGGGAAGAAGATGGTGGGGTACTCCCCGGCGTTGCTGCCCCCGGTGCGGACGCAGGGTTGTTAGACAACTTGATACAACGGGCATACGGGGCGAGGTTCGCCCAGCGCCGTATTCCCACAGAAGACTAAGCATAAGTAGCATTACTCTAGTTATTACTAGCCAAATCAGATATGGAGAATAGTTATGGCCGATACACTTACGAACCCCCCTACGCCTGAAGCCCTTGCCGGGCTTGTAGTGGTGCCTCCCAGTCAGAAACCTGTTGATAATACTGAAGTTTCTGAAACTGCCTTTTCAGTAGGTACTGAAGAGTCAGCCTCTTCTCGCACATTCACTGAAGAGGATGTAGAGCGTATTCGCACTCAGGAGAAAGACAAGTTGTACAAGCGACTTGAGGACTCCGATGGACGAGTCAAGACACTTGAAGACCAACTGGGCATTCTTAATCACGAGAGCGACGAGAACAGGTCAGAGGCTGCACGGCTGGCTAAGGCTGAGTCTGACGCCATACGCAGGCGGGAGGAAGATGAACTTAGCGCCAAGGAACTCATCACCAAGCGTGAGACTGAGTTCGATGAGAAACTTAAGGGCGTGGAGTCAGAGTGGGAAGGCCGTCTCGCCAAGATTGAAGATGAGCGTGCCGCACAGTCTGCGATGCTTGAAAAGGAGCGTAGTTACCGTGAGTTGGAGGTTTATCTTCAGCGACGTGTAGACGAAGAAGGGGAATACATTATTCCTGAACTTCGTGATCTTGCTGCTGGCGCTACCGAAGAAGAGATAGATAACTCTATAGCGGTACTTAGGGAACGCAGTAGTGCTATACTGGAATCAATCCAGCAGTCCGCGCAACCGCGTGGTCTGCGGGGGTCGCCCATAACGGCACCCCCTGTTGGGCCAATGGAAACTCAGACGGAGCAGCACACATTGTCAGCGGAGGATATCCGTGATATGCCGATGGAACAGTACATGCAAATGCGGGACAGGCTCCTAAAGGCGCGACCCTCATCGCAGGGTCGCTTTTAACAACATAAAACCATAGTCCCCTAACGGAGGAAATCCCCAATGGCCCTACCCGCGCCTTCTGGTGGTTCGATTACGACGGCTGCTGACCAGTCTTCGCTAACCGGCTACTCGTCAGACACAGCGCTCACCCCAGCGATTCAGACTATCTGGAGCAAGGAAATCTTGTTTCAGGCTATGCCTGTACTTCGCTTTGAGCAGTTCGCTGTTAAAAAGACGGAACTTGGCGTCATGCCGGGTCTCACCGTCAACTTTATGCGTTACACCAACCTCGGAGTCGACCAGAACACTGGTGCGACACTGACGGAAGGTACTCGTATGGAGCCTTCAGCCCTTTCGGCCAGTCAGATCCAGATTGTTGTTTCTGAGCGTGGTCAGGCTATTTCAGTTACTGAGTTGCTGCTCAACGCTTCATTCGATGACGTTATGGCGTCGTCGTCCCGTCTCCTTGGCCGTCACATGGCTCAGTCGATGGATATTGAAGCACGTAACACCCTGTACAAGGCTGGTATCCCGTTCGGCGGTGGCTCGGCGGTTGCTCCGTCTATCACCTTCGGACGTACCAAGGCTACTGGTGCTCGTACCACGGTTTCGCCATATGATGGCGGCACCATTGGTACGGCTGCTTCGCCGGGCTACCTGTCCCCCACGACCATCAAGGATGCGGTTGAGACCCTCGCTGCGGAGAACATTCCGCGACTGGGCGACACCTACGTCTGCTTCGTTCACCCGTCGCAGAGCCGCTCCCTACGTGACTGGCCCGAGTTCATTGAGGTAACGAAGTACGCCGCCCCCGGTAACTTCATGCTCGGTGAGATCGGTCGCCTGTACGACGTGGTCTTCATTGAAACCACTCAGGTCTCCAAGGGCCTTGATGGTACTGCCGCAGGTTCGGCGCTCTCAGCCCTCAGTGGGTTGGATGCTGACGCAGGCACCGCTGGTATTCAGGAGAACGCCAACGCTTACAACGCCGTTATGATCGGTGACAACGCTTTCGGTCAGGCTATTGCCTTGCCGGTTGAGTTGCGCGATGGCGGCGTGATCGACTTCGGTCGTGAGCACGGCCTCGCTTGGTATGCCATCTGGGGCTTTGGTGTCATCACCAGCGAGTCCCGAGTCATACTCAACACCCTTGGTGGTGCAATCGCCTAGTTGCGATTTGTTATAGTGTTGCGTGGGGGGTTGGGGTCTACTAGCCCCGCCCCCCTGATACATATACCCCTCGGAAAGGTTTAGCACAAGATGGCTGATGAAATCGAAGTAGAAGCAGAAGAAGTAACATCAAAGGTACCACCGAAAACAACGATGGACAAGTTCGCGGTTAAGGCATCTCGCACCAAGAAGGCAACTCCAGTTGCTAAGACGCAGGTAACTCCAGTTATTGAGGACGAGCCTATAGCAGAGGTGGTTGCAGAAACCGTTACCGTAGAGGCTGAGACGAAGCGTGCCCGCATCAAGGGAACTTGGCGCATGTACTTCGCTGGTCAGGTTTACGACTTTACCGATGGGGAGTCACACGACCTCCCGCTAGACTTGTACAACTATCTGCGTGGAAGCGGAAACATCTACGACACTCTCGCATGAGGTAGGACATGGCCTTTACGATTCCTAACCGGCCAGATACAACTGACGCCGATCAGGCAGAACCAGACAAGGGCGACTTCCAGTCCCTTGGCTATCAGAAATCGGGAGTGTTGAGTGGTGGTGCTGTAACAAACAGTGCTACTAATACCGTAACCGCTGCTGCGGTGAGCGGTTATCTCAACGGTGAGTACTTTAACGTCTCGTCAGACACTGTTCTTTCTATGTCTGCCCCGGCTACTGGGAACGCTAAGTTCGTCCTGATTAATGTACAGAAATCAGGGGGAGTTTTCAGTGTGTACGCCCTACAGGGCACCACTGCCAACAACGGGGAGAGCGCTTCAAACGCCCGGTTCCCTGACTTCGACAGCACCACCGACATGCTTCTGGCTGCTGTCTACTACGCTTCCGGCGACACAGGCATAAACGCTGCTGCCATCGTTGACAAGCGTGTGTTTGTTCTACCACAGGCCAACCCCACAGTCGTAACTTCGACCCCCGGTTCTGCTGTAGGCAGTATCGGTGAGATCCGCATTGACTCTAGCCTGACCCCGGTTACGGGACAGACCAGAATCTACGTAAAGACGGACGCCACGACGTGGACCAACCTTGGGTCTGCTAGTGGTGGCGGCACCACTACTGAAGAAGTACAGGACATTGTTGGTGCTATGTTCACCGCCGATGCCTCCCACTCTGGTATCACAGCCGTCTATGATGATACCGGTGGTGGAGTTGATCTGACGGGTTCTACAGAATGGAATCTCACGGTTGCGGGGAGTACCGAGAACATCAGTGGCTCCGATACGGTAGCGATAAACGTATCCAGTAATGCTGAGGTCAGTCTGTCCCACAGCAACGGCACGATCACGATTAACGATCAGTGGCCGAAGATCAGGACACTGACCCACTCGTCAGGGGCCACCAAGCCAGCACATTACCTCGTATCAGACCCGTGGGGTTACGAGTGGGCCTTCACCCTAGATCAGTTTATTTACACCTCGCTAATCACTGCGTCCATGTGGCCTAACACTAATAACGCATGGACTTGTGGAAGTTACAATAACAGATGGTCAGGCGTCTACGGCGTTACGGTTTACTATCAGGGATTAAGCGGTCTCTCAGATAGAGACTTAAAGCAAGACTTTGGCGCAGTTCCCGGCCTCAACTTTGTCAATGGGTTGCTGCCCCAGTCTTACACGTTTAAGGATGACCCCGGAACCATCCGATGGGGCATAGTGGCACAGGATGTTGAGGAACTGTGTGAGACTCAGGGGATTGCCAACAGTTTGGTTACTGTGGGGGAGGATGGCGTCAGGAACCTAAACTACATAGACTTTCTTGCACCCGTCATCAAAGCCGTTCAGGAGTTGTCAGTACAGGTAGAGACGCGAGACACTACTATCGCAGACCTACAGGCCCGTGTAACGGCCCTTGAGAATGCTTGAGATGGCTGACCTCCCTAAACCTGATAGTACCTACTCTAACGTACACGTAACATCAGTACGTCGCATCACACCGGCTCGTATTAGTGATGACTTTCCCGCTGTAAACCAACCCGGACAGGACTCCGTACCCGGAACAGACTCGGCCAGTTAGTAGTACAATGGGTCTATGGCTGCGCTGACTGACGTTGAAACTACAGCGAGGAACTACCTGCGGGACTTCCCTCGGTTCTTCCAGTTGGACTTTGACGCCACGGGACGCACCTTTGACCTAGGTCATCCCAACATTGATTCAACAAAACTATGGATAGCAACTTATGTTAGTGGAGCGACGACGGAACTTACTACTAGCCAGTATTCCCTTGATGATAGGAACGGCTTGCTACGTCTGGGCGCTGCTCAGGCGTCGGGTACGAAACTTCTGGTAGAGGGCTACCACTATGAGTGGCTACTCCCCGCAGACCTGACCTTCTACGCCAAACTGGCCCTGAACCAGCACATGCACAATCTGGACATGGACAAGGAACAGTTGTCGTTGGTGGTTAGGGACGTTATAGGTATTGACGCCATGATTGAGTCCCTCTGGGGGCTAATGACTGAGTACAGCAGGGACATCGATGTTACTACCTCTGAGGCTGTTCACATACCGGCCTCTCAGCGCTTCCGTATGATCCAACAACTGTTGACGTACTGGACCGCAGAGTACGAGAAGAAGGCCCGTGCCCTCAACATTGGTCTGGATCGCATTGAGGTCTTCAACCTGCGTCGCATCTCCCGCACCTCCAACCGTCTGGTTCCAGTCCAGAAGTCCCGTGAGTTGGGTGACTACGGCCCGATTGAACGCATCTACTCCCCGATTGATGACGGCCAGATCGTCATTGAGAAGGAGCAGGATGAACTCCGCACCGACGTGTTCATCGACGGTGATCCTCCTGAAGGGTATGTCTCAGGCGTTAGGTACCTCTAATGACTAATGTGCGTCGTGAGGCAGACCACATTTGGGACACCTACCGAAGGTACCACCGAGAGACGGGTGAGTCACTAGTCTGGTACGAGTTGCAGCCCTTCGGGGCCACAGCAGCCACTGACAGCCTGTACGACGATGTGTACGATGAGGGCCTGTCGGCTACCGGCGGGCTACGGTATCAAACCGGAGTGATTCTTCCGGTAATACAGATACAGGAGACGGAGGACACCAAGAGGGCTCAGGCCGACGGTCGCCTCGTTGTTCAGACTGCCATCGGGGTCCTTTCAGTCAAGGACATGAGAGATGCTGGTATTAGTGACGTTGCGGAGTATCGCAAACACCTCAACGATATGTTCTTCTACGATGGCAGGTACTACGGAGTGACTGGCTACCGGTCCCGTGGACGGGTTAAAGACGAACTCATTATCGGGTTTGAGGGCATGGAAAAGTACGTGGATCAAGAGTTTGTGTACGACCCCGGACCTACCACAATCGTTGAAAACACCTACGCTTGGCCTGCTACTCTCCCATCTTAAATGGTGTATCATTAGTACAGGACTTAGCGAGCGCTAGGCCCTCTCAGATGCCCAGAGGACGTAAGGAGAACGCATGGCTCAGTTTAATGCCCCATTCTCCACGGCCTCTGGCTCAACACATGGCCCCAGTCTCGTAGAGGGCACACTGGCGATCACCCAGTATGCAGAATCCTTGATTGCTACTTTACCCGACACTTATGTGCTGGCTGCCAACGTAGCCCTAGAGGCCCACGTTAAGGATGCCCGTAAGTCTTTGAAGCATGACCCTGAATACAGTGGTCTCTCCGAGTACTACGATGTTGAAGGGGAGTTCGTAGACGACGTACTAGAACTTGAGTTCGGATTCTTTGGGGTTCCTGACAACTTGCAGGGTTTGGTTTCACGCATGGAGTTCGGGGATGCAACACACCCTCCACAAGCCTTTGTTAGGCGCACTGTTCATAAGAAGTTTAATGACATCGCTAACGACATCAGCACCACGGTGAACACTACTCTTGGTACGGAGGGTGCTTATGCCTGAGCGTTCCGGGTTCCTGCTGGCTGAAGATCAGGCCCTGAAGACTAAGTTCTCTGGTATACAGTTGGTTGACGACCGAGACAGTACTCGTGATGTGTCTGTGTTCTTTCGGTATCCCGAGGGGGAGACTGAGAAGAAGTTTCCGTTCATCACACTGGAGATGCTGGACATCACCCACGCCACCGTCCGTCAGCACTCCGACCAGAACATCTACTCATATGTGTCTGACAGCCCCCCGGCTGGTCAGCCTTCTGGACATTACAGCACTAATGGTTCAGCATCCTTCACCTATTGGCCCAACACCACCACTGACGTGAGCACTCTTACGTTGGCTAGTAATAACGCTGGAACCAGTCCGTTTGTTACCGCCTTGGAGCACACTCCTGTTGATCTGATGTATCAGGTCACCACGTTTACTCGCTCGGCGTTACATGACCGCGCTCTGCAATCACACATTCTGACCAAGGTTGCTCCGTTTAGGCGGGGTTTTCTTGACATTGGGATCGACGGCACCCAGCGCCATATGTCCTTGCTGGACTGGCGTAGTGCAGACATGCTTGACGAAGAAGCAGGCTTTAAGAAGAGGATCTTCAGAAAGGTGTACACCCTTTCTGTAACGTCAGAGATACCAGCAACTGCTTTGACAGGGGTTGGTCAGGTAACTACAGAGGCTGAGATCAGTCTCAAGGACAAGATTGAACTAGATGTGCTGTCTTAAACTCGTAACCCACCGTTAAGGAGAATACGTAATGCCAACCCAAACACGCCCCGGCGTATACGTCAACGAGGCCCCGCTAAAGGCCGTCGTTGAGAATCGTCCCGGTCGTACCACAGCGTCCTTCGTGGGACAGACCACACGGGGACCCCTCGGGAAGCCCGTGTTGATCAACTCGTGGAACTCCTATGTGAGTATCTACGGGGACATCAACGCCTCATATGAACTTGGTTACTCTGTTTACCAGTTCTTTTCCAACGGGGGAGTTGAGTGCTACGTAGTTCGTGTGCTCACCCAGAGTGCTGTTGCTAACACATCCTCACTCCTTGCTCTTACTCACGGCAGCAGCCAGTCACTGTTTACTGCCACGTCAAAGTTGGCGGGGGTTGACGGTAACGACATCACCCTTGTTGTTACCAAAGCCTCAGGTAACCCGGACAGCAGTACCACTGGCGGCTCAGGTATCTTGAACCTCACCGTAAACTACAAGGGCACGGCAGTAGAGACCTTCAACGATCTCACCTTCTCCAACGACACTGGTGCAACGTCGGCTACAATAAAAGTCAACGACGCTGTGTCTGGTTCTCAGTACATCACCATCTCGGCACAGTCTACTGACTCCAACGTCACTGGCACCAAGTTCAACACCGCCTTTACCGGAGATGTCACCTACACCTTGGCTAGTGGCGCTACCAATGGTGTGGCTGCCAAGGCCACTGGCTCTGTCCAAGGAAACACCGCCAACGTAGCAGCCAACCACTTCCTACTCACTGCTGAGAACTCTGGTGCGTGGAGTAGCGGTCTGGCCGTAGAGGTTGAAGATGGTAGGGAGGTAGCCTCCGCAACGTCGTATGGCACCTTCACGCTGATCGTTAGGCTAGATGGGGCTGAGAAGGAGAGGTGGACTGAGATTTCTCTTGACTCCACCCACAACCGCTACGTGCTGAGTCTGTTGAACAACTACTCAGACTACGTGCGAGTTTCCAACGTAGTAACCCCTACCAAGGACACCAATACGAAGGTCAACGCAGGGGTATACTCCCTCGTTGGGGGCTCTAATGGCCTCGCTGTTGCGGCAGCAGATTACACCACGTCTGTTGCCTTCTTGGATCAGGTGACTGGTGACTTGCTCATCAACCTGCCGGGGGTGTCTGGTACGTCCGAGGTAAACGCTGCCATCTCTTATGCGTCTGGCCGTGGTACTGGGTTTGTGATCATTGACCCGGATGTCACTAAGACGACAGCAGCCGAGGCGGTGACGCTCGTGGACACGTACTCCAACAGTGGCTACGGGGCGGTGTACTACCCCGGTGCTACTGTTGCAGACCCTACTAGGACAGGCCCAGCCGCCCTACGCACTGCCCCTCTGGGTGGTGCCGTCATGGCTATTTATGGCAAGGCAGAGAGAATGCACTCGGTGGCTAAGGCCCCCGCTGGCTTCAATCTTGACCTAGCCAATGTCTTTGGCTTGGTGGCTAACTACACCGAGAGCGACGAGAGCACGCTGTACGACGCACACATCAACCCAGTGCGGTTGGTTCCGGGCACGGGTGCCATCATTAATGGTACCCGTACTCTCGCAGTAACTTCTCCGGCCAAGTACATTCCGATCCGTCGGACCCTGAACTTCATCAAGGCTCGTGTCAAGGCTATTTCTGCATTTGCAGTGTTTGAGCCTAATGATGCCAACTTGCGGCAGAAGGTGGTCACTGTCATACAGCAGGAACTCAGGTCTTTGTGGGCTAAGGGTGGACTGAAGGGTAACACTGAGAGTCAGGCGTTCTATGTGACCTGCAACGCTACTAACAACACAACGTCAACCGTTGCTAACGGGGAGTTGCACGTTGAGGTCGGACTGGCCCTCCAGTACCCGGCTGAGTACATCATTGTGAACGTCAGTCAATGGACCGGCGGCGCAAACGCCGTAGATATTCTCTAGGAGGAGAAATAAATGCCAGTTATCCGTACAGACCCTTTGCGGAACTTTAAGTTCCGTGTGCAAATCGTTCCACAGGCCGACAGCGGTCTCAACACGGCACATATGGCAGCAGGTATCGGTGATCTAGGGTTCGCCCAGATGTCCGGTATTGCTGTGACCAACGAGGTCATCCCGTATCGGGAAGGTGGGATGAACACCCACCCACACAAGATGGTCGGGCAATCGGACTTCGCTCCGGTGTCCTTGGCCCGTGGAGTGTTCCCCGACAGTGGGGGCAAGGCCCTGAGCAAGTGGCAGGAGTTCATGCACTCTTGGCAGGGAGGCCAGACCGGTGGGGCTGATTCTGCTGAAAGTGGCGATACTGTTACCAACTCAGAGTACCGCTGCACTGTCAACGTGTGGGTGTATGACCACCCGGTTACGTCTGGCAACTACCAGTACAACACGGACCCGTCATCGGGAGAGGGTGGAGTAAACCTTCCTCCGAAACTGAGTATCACACTCTACAACGCTTGGCCCGGTTCATTCTCCATCAGTGACCTTAATGCTGGTGACAACGGCATTCTGATTCAGCAGTTGCAGTTGCATCACGAGGGTTTCTCACTGAAGTGGGGTGACGAGATTCCTGTACTCTAATACCATTAACCGTACTAGTTAGGAGTTAACAATGAGTTTGAGTTTGGCCGCACAGGCTGATGACATCAATGAGGCCGTTCACGACGAACCCCCTGAGGTAGGTGAGGCAGCACCAACAACTGTCTCCCTCCTCCGTGGGGTCATCGACCCAGAGTCTGGTGAGTGGCAACAGACAGCGACAGTCAGGGAGATGACAGGGGAGGATGAGGAAGAGTTGGCGCGACTAAGCAACATAGATGACCTCACCTATGCTGCCTACACCTCTGCTCTGCTTCGTCGGTCAGTCGTGTCTGTAGGCACACAGACACTTAAAGACAATCCAGACGTTCTGGACAATCTGATCATTGGTGACCGAGACCTCCTGTTTCTGGGGGTGATCAAAGCCACCTATGGCAACATCCGTGAGTTCTCAGTCTCCTGTGGGCACTGTGCTAAGAGCAATGAGGTGCAGGTCAATCTGGATGAAGACTTCCCGATCACCGAGGCCAAGTCATCGCTTACCGAGCCACGGATGCTAACCCTTAAGAATGGCACTGAGGTAAAGGTTAAGTACCTCACCGGCAAAGATGCTCAGATTATTGCAGAGGCTAGTGATAATACAGCCGAGCAGAACACAGCCATTGTTGCTCGTGCCATTATTTGGGATGACAACAGGTCCGAAAAGATTAAATCCGAGTGGTCCAAGGGCTTGTCCCTAGCGGATCGCAAGTTAGTGATCAACACCGTGCTGGACGACCAGCCCGGACCAACTTTGGAGGAGGTGGAAGCCCCGTGCGGGCATTGTGGTGAGAAGATCACAATGCTACTGGATTGGGCCTCCCTTTTATTCGGTTAACTTGACACACGTCTACTGGGAATACGACAGCATTGCTCAAGGGTACCCCGGTTATTCCTTAACCGACATTCGTAATATGTCAGTGAGACAGCGGTCCTTCTGGAACGAGATGTCTAAGTGGAGGCTAAGTAATGGCTAGTGACGACGAGGACCAGCAGTCAGTATCTGCTGGTAAGGAAGCGTTCGCTCGTTTAGGTAAGCGCCTCAAGTTCGATGAGGAGTCCCTAAAGAAGTTCACGAAGGTATTTGCAGGGTTCTCTTCTGAACTAGAGAAGACTAACAAGCAGATGAAGGGGTTGGTACAGTCAACCCGCGAGTTTAGCGCCACCGTCTCCGGTATTAAGATGCCCGAGTTGGGCATGGGTGGCGGCGGGGGTAAGACTCCTGCTGGGGGTGTTCCTAGCAACGGCAACTTCTTAAAGACCGGCATGGCCTACGGGGCTATGAAGGTGCTTGGGGCTTCGGGGATGGGTGCAGCGGCTCTTGGAGCCGCAGCCGTCGGGAAGGTACATGAAGCAGGGAAGGCAGCGTGGGGTTACGCTGGTAACAGGATTCAGGAGAACGCTGGGGGCGTCCTGACCGCAGACCGCACGGGACTGCTGATGAGGCAGATGTACGGTGGCACCCAACTGGACTACCAGAGTAGGTGGCGTCAGCCCTTGACGGGTGGGCTCATCGGCAAAGGTGGTGTTGAGCAGATGATGAAACTTCAGACCACTATGGGTATCAACCCAACGTCCATGCTTAAAGACGTTGAGGCCATCAGGGTCGCCTCTGGCTTCGGGTACACCACTGAGGACGCCACAAAGATGATCACGGCAATGGCCTCGCCGGGGTCCTCCAACCTGATGACCATGATGATGGGTAAGGGTTTCTGGGGTCCGGGTGGTGAGGCTCGTGGTGTTATGCCACTAGCCAACAACATCATCAACCGTATGAACTTGGATAGCACTGAACGTATTACTGGGGCTTTACAGTCCGGTTCAATGACTCGCGCCAATCTGTCTCGCATGGGATTGCCCGAAGACATGCAGGACATGGTCCTACAGTTAGCCCAGCAGAATGTGCAGTTTAAGGAGATGGGTGGTAGTGGGTCCTACGACCCATCCAACGAAAGCCATCGGAAACTGATGGGGATTAACGACGCCTACGCTATGGAAGAACAGCGTACTCGTATGTCAGAAGTAGAACGGGGTGAGTCGTTCTACAGGAAGCAAGTTGACAACTACGCCCAACTGGAAAAGAACACACAGGGCCTGATTGAGAAGTTCCAACAGTTGGATGAGGCTCTCAGCCCCATCATTGGTTTGAGTGCCGACCTTAAGAACAAGTGGTGGCTGCGTCTAGCAGGAAAGGTACCCGGCTTTGGCGGGCTTGGGAAGTTGTCCGGGGCAACAGGGGACACTGAGCACCTCAGGGACGCAGGCATGAACAGTGGGTTCGCTTCAAGTCTTCAGAAGATGAAGTCGGCAGCCGACAGTGCTGGTGTTCCCTTGAGCCTGACCAGTGGGACTAGGGATTCTGCCAAGCAGGAGATGCTGTTCCGCTCTCGCCATAGTCCGGTGGGGGATGTTGAGTGGGCAGGCCAGTCGTGGAGGCTGAATCCGGGGGCCTCCCCTGCGGCACCGCCCGGTGGTTCCCTCCATGAACTGGGCTACGCCGCTGATCTAGGGCCACCCTCGTCCTACGATTGGATTACTGCTAACGCCGGTAAGTTTGGTCTGCGCCACGGAAAGTCCTTTGGCGAGCCGTGGCATGTTGCCCCTGCGAACATCACCAGTGCCTCTCAGGTGACTGGGAAGCGGGCTACATCGGTGGCTACCCCACGACCTACGGCTTCTGGGTCGAATACGTGGCTGCAACACTTGGCTAGTTTGTCTGATGCTGGGCGTGGTGCGTGGGCTACCAAGTTGGGATTGCCACGAGATCCTGCAACTAGAGGTATGTCCACTGGTAGTACTCCGTACACATCTTACCGCAGCAGTGGGGCAATACAGGCTGTCGATCCTGCAACTAGAGGTATGGGGGACGGCGGTCAAGGAAGTTCTGTGGTCATATCTCCCACTATCAACTTGAACGGGTCAGGCAATACTGCTGCTGATGCGGACATGCTAGCGAACAGGATTATTCGTATGATTGAGACATCTGAGGCCGTGCGTACCTTGAGGAGGTCATAGGTATGACACAGGGAGAGATGGCGATAACTCAAGCGGTGATGGGAACCGCCGGGGGCTCTGCGGGGATGTTTACTGACCCTAAGGTGACCAACCCCCCCTTTAGTTCACACACCACACACGTTGTCCCCACTGACTCTCATATCCAGCGTGGGTACATACGTCTGCTGGGACAGGTGCTGAGATCAAATCTAGGTGTAGTTGACTCGGGGTTTAAGGGCGATGAGGCCCTACAGGCTCTTAGCCAGTTGGGTGCCAAGTTGGACTTCCAGTTCAACCCCAACCAGTTGGTCCGTTCGGTAACTGCTCGTACTGATACACAGTTGTGGATCAACCAGTCCCCTAGCGAGTTGCTTACTCCGGGCTTGGGTGATATGTCCTTCGCTTGGCAGATGCTATTCAATCGTGAAGAAGAAGTACAACGGTACGCTAATGCTAAGGGACGTTGGGATAGTTCTTCGATGTGGGGAAATCACTCAGAAGGTGGCAACTCTCAATCACTGGACGCTCTGCTTAACAACAACCCCTCCGAACCAATGGTAGCGGAGCGCATTGGTGTTCTGGCAGACATCATGGTGCTGGATCAAATCACTGGACAGCGTCTCACAGAAGCGGCTGTTAAGTTTTCAGAGAAATGGGCATTGACTAAGGATGAAGACGGGAATGTCAGCCCCGAAGAGCCGATCTCTGTGGAGCGTCGTGACTCCCTGCTAGATGCAAACCTGACCAACTCGGCGTTCTTGATTCCCAATCCTATTCGTGTGCTCTTCTCTGAGAACTTCATGGTTGACGGGTATGTCAACACGGTGTCTGTGTCTCTCCAGAAGTTCTCCCCAGACATGGTTCCCACTGTGTGTGTGGTTGACATCTCAATGCACGCCCTTTATCAGGGGTTTGCTCGTCGGAGCACTGTGTTTACGACACTGGCAGGCATAGAGACAGATGAGGGCGGTACGGCGGGGTCTGGAATGTGGGAAGACGAGGCCGCTAACGCTGAGGCAACCGTGGTGGGCTCCACCGAGTATACATTGCAGACAGCGGGGCTAACTGGAGCGCCTGCATTTGCAGGGTTTGATCACAGCCCCAGCAAGACTAGCAAGTTTTCAGATGAAGGTAACACGAAGATGAATGAGTGGAAGGTTAGTGGAGGAATAGACTACACAGCCAGCCTTCCCGCCCGAGGTGACGACGAGAAGCAGGCCCCTCGGGGTGGAGCGTCCCTGAAGATACAAAACAGAGATACTGGTAGCACCGCTATCTCGTTCGGCATTGTGAGTAACTTGAATGATTCCTCCCTCGGTTCGTTCATCCGAAATAACGGTGGTGCGGATAACGCAAAGGAATGGTTTACTAACATTCTGCCTAGTCTTCAGGTACAGGGGTACGTAGGACTACAACTACGGGCACGCTTAAAGGCCACCTCCCAAGCCTCCTTGAATCTGTTGTGGCAAGACGGGGTGCCCAATGAGGCTGGGTTTGAAAACTACCGCAAGGCGGTTCAGTCCTACAATGCGACCACTGAAGAATGGGAGGCGTTCACCACCCCTGATGATCACTTCTTCGATAGTTGGTCTACCGAGCAGAGGAGACTGCTGTTCGCTGCTGGTATAGATACCTTCCAACATGACTTCTCCGCTGCCGGTAATACGAATGTACGAAACGAAGCGGCACGCCAGACAGAGAATCAAGCCACCGGGTGGTTCACCCGGTCGTTCCCCATCATGGAGGTGGGGGGCGATGGCGGGGAGGGTTACTACGGTGATGACTTCTATAAGCACCAGTTTACATACGGTTCCGAGAACATAAACTTCGACATTGGCGATGATCCGGATGAGGGGTGGATCTGGAGTAACTCAGCCGCTGACCCTGAGGAGATTCTGGCGGAGGAGTGGAAATGTGACCTTGCCAAGGGGTTCTATGATGCCAGCGGCGTCCCCTTCCCAGATGAGTTGGTGTTAACCGGCATCGGAAGTACTGCTGACGAGACGTACACAATACAGTACCAGCAGAACCTAACCCTGCGAGTGCGGGTGTCGGTGCAGGACACTGATTCAGCGGCAAGTAAATCCAACGGTTGGCTGCCCATTTCGGATACAGGCATACTGATTATAGCCCCTAGGCAAGAGGGGACTGGGATAATAGAGGACGTTGATACGGGCGGGATTACCAAGTGGGGTGTCACTTCTGGACAGGACCTTAAAGGGGACCTACGGGGCTATGACGATGGCAGTGATGGTATCACTGCTGTTATGGAGGATGGTAAATGGATGGAGGCTCACGGCGGGGCGGCTCAGGGAATAGGTAGTGACTGTTTCTACGATGGCCTGTATAAACATCCGGGGAATAACGGGTTTGAAGATAACATGAAGCAGTATGGCGCTGCGTATGATAGGACAAACCCCGACCACCCTTCTCTGGGTGGCTTGATGATTAGTAGTACCGGCCTCAGAATAGGCGCCACGCCAGCGGAGTTCAAAGAATAATGGCCCTCTCCCCATCTTCTCGGTACACCCATACTACGAACAGTAAGGGCAGGGCGGTGACTCAGAGGAAGCCTCGTGTCTCCTCCCGCTATAGTGTAGTGGTGACTATGGAGGGTCAGACCTTTGAGGAACTGGCGTCCATGCACTTGAGTGATCCACAACTGTACTGGCGTATCGCTGAGTTGAATCCTCAGGTTCCCTACCCTGATGAAATCCCAGCCGGAACTCGTTTACGAATACCACAGGGGTGATCCGTGTTTCAGCCGGAAGCCTCTCCGCATACGAGGGTCGTGGAGATTGATGGAGTCAACGCCGCCGTCCTCAGTTCTGTAGAACGGGTTGACATCAGTCTACGTGAGAACGAGCACGATCATGCCACTGTCATTCTGGCGGGCATTGGTGCTGCATCGGTGACCTCTTATGTAGATCGTCTTATCCGTATCCAGATTATTTTGCCTGACGGGTCTTCCCATACGTTTGCTGGTTCCATTGTAAGTGTCACGCCAACGCACAAGGTTAGGGATGGTAGGGCTAACGGGAGCCTGTTACAGGAGGCGACACTGTCCTGCCTCGGGGCTAGTGCGTCTATGCGTGGGAAGCGAACCCGTGTATGGCAGGACTTCTCAGTCAAGGACATGGTGTCAGAACTTGCTATTGCCTATCAGTTTTCTTACTCTTGTCCTGACAACACTTCCACCATTGCAAGCATGTCTCAACGAGGTACGTCTGACTGGGAAGCCCTGACGAAGGCGTGCAAGATGTCAGGACTGGCCGTGAACATACACGGCACTGAAATCCATGTGTGGGACCCCATGAGTGCATTGAAGCACGGGGCACCTTCTGGGGTAATCCAGACAGTGGGTACTGCTAGTTTCTCTGGTGGCCCCGGACGAATCATAGAGTTTAACGGAGAGTTTGGTACATCCCATGCCTTCGGGGACATGACTGCCAAGAGTATTTCAGTACTAGATTCAGATGGACAGTTGCTTTCCGTGTCATCCTCTGATCTCCTGAACGCCTCCCCCCCAGCGGGTAACACCATCACGTCTCCTCTGAATGACTCCTATGGGGCCGACGCCCAGTCTGTGTTCGCCGCTCAACGACAACTGAAGGCTTCTCGTGCTTACGATAATGCTTACGTCGCCAAGGTGATCACCACTGGAGTGGCTGGTCCTGTACCGGGGAGTGCTCTGGGGGTAGAGGGCTTTAACGGGGAGTTTGATGGCCTGTGGTTGGTCCGGGGCATGGAGATGAAGACCAACCGAGGACACTTCCTCTCTGAATGGGAACTCAGTCGCACTACCAAGGGAGCCACCTACAACAACCCAGTAATACTAAACACGTACAGTCCAGCCCCGCACCCCAAGTTGGAGTCCGGGGCATGGCGAGCGTCTACGAGGAGAGAGCATGTCTACTCCTCCCACTGATTCCATGATCCATAGGGCCAAGGTCCAGTACTCCAACTCTGCCACGGGAGAGATTCAGGTAATCATCCCCTCGGTAACCTCTACGACAGGGACAGTACCAATAACCCTATGGGGTAGGAAGAGCCATGCTGCCAACAGCAAGTGGCTGGTGCCTGCTGTAGGTGACACCCTCGTGGTGTGTCGGGAGGACGAGGACTACACCAACGTCTTCTGGATCAACACCACGGTCCCACCTGACCCTCCCTACACCTTCGTGGACACCCCCGGTGTTGACGGGGACAAGACCACACACTTTGGAACCATGCTACAGGTTGAGACCGGAAACTTAGGGCAGGTTCGTGTTAACACAAGTACTAACGTGGGGGGTGCTGCTTTAGTAGTACAGCCGTGGGGGACAGCCGGTACTGGTTTGTACGTGAACCCCAGTAACAACGCAACAACAAATCGTGCTGCTATCCAGTTGGGGAGTAGCCTACGAATGGGTACCGGCGGTACAACCTCTACTTTAGGGGATTGGTACATCTATGACGAGACCGCTACCAAGTACAACCTGTACCACTCCGGCCACTCCAATGTAGCCAATGGTGGCCTCACGATCAGGTCCACTGGTCTGTCTGAGCGGTACCTACAACTCATGCCAGCCTATATGTCTGGTTCAAATGAGTTCGGTTATCTGCACTTAGACAATGCCCAAGCGAGCCTGCTACTCAACGGGACGCTTCGTCCGTTGGGATGTCATCCGTGGTCTAGTGCTAACTACAATCTGGGTTCTGCCGGTCTGGAATGGAGCCAGATATATCTGGTCAATAACCCCATTGTTTCCTCCGATCAGAACTACAAGACTGACATAGTTGATTCCAACTTGGGGCTGGACTTCGTCAACGACTTGCGTCCCGTGTCTTTCAAGTTGACTCACACGGACGGCAGGGAGGGGGTCAGGACACACTACGGGCTGATCGCCCAAGAGGTTGAATCAGTGCTGGGTGCTGACGCTTCCGACACAGCCATCTGGACCAAGGAAACCATTGAAGCCTCGCCGGAGGTACCAGCAGACGAAGGTCTGCCCGGACTGCCTGCCGTGGAGGAACATGAGAAGCAGGGCCTGAGGTATGACGAACTAATATCGCCTATGATTAAGGCAATACAGGAACTAACCACACGGCTAACAGCACTGGAGTCAGCATGATACCGACCACCAAGAGTAACGTAGACCTCTCTCTCCTACACCCGCGCTTTAAGAAGCGTCTGGAAGCGTTCTTCGATGACCCCCGCATCCGTGGACGTGTCTCCGTCTCCTCAGGCTGCCGGTCCTACGCAAAGCAGACGTACTTCTATAAGAAATACCTCTCTGGCAAGGGAAACTTGGCTGCCAATCCTGACCGCCGCTTTGGACCTATCGGCTTTGATGGACAGGGCATATGGCTAGGAAGTTGGCATCAACAGCAACTGGATGGTTGGTGCTACGCATGTGACTTCCACCGTATTAATAACGACCTACATACATGGGAGATCAACTCCATTGCCAAGGAGTACGGGATGCACCCTACCGTTGACGGGGAGTGGTGGCATCACCAGCCCCGCAAGTCAACGGAATGGTTTGAGGCCCCCGCTCTGAAGGCCCGAGTGATCAAAGAGGAGGTCAAGGAACCCCAGATCGACTGGCACGCTGTCCTTGAGTACATCGCTGGGCTGGCTGCCACGGTCAGTGACCGACCCCTACGAAGGGGTAGCAGGAACGAGGCGGTGCGTGTCCTACAGAGGAAACTGGGGGAACTGGGGTTAGATGCCGGGACACCCGACGGGATCTTTGGTAGAATGACTACTAGGGCAGTTAGACGGTACCAACGGTTGCACAACTTGACAGTAGACGGAATCGTAGGCCCAGCAACATGGGCCAGATTGATGAGGGGTTAAGTTGAGTACCACTATCGCTGTACCATTCACGTTCTCTGGAGGGGCCATCCAGACTACTGACGACCCCCATGCTACTGCTCGTCAAGAAATCCTTGATGTGATTATGACGAACACTTATGAGCGTGTGATGATGCCGTACTATGGGGCGTCGACTAGACGTTTGCTGTTCCAGCAGTTGGATTCTCTGGTGGTGGCTGACTACAAGGAAGAGACTATGGACATGCTGAATCGAAATCTGTCCAACAGTCGTGCAATGTCCCTGACGGTGACTGCCCGCCCTCCCGACGGGTCATGGAGTGGTCCCGGTGAAATGGACGCTACGTTGTATGTCAACGTGGATTACCAGTTGAATAGCGACCCCAACACCCCAGCCTCCGTGTCCATCGGGGTTGTTAACTCCCTGTCCATTAACAGCCTCTCTCTAGTTTAAGGAATAAATAATGCCCATCGACTACACCAGTAGGGACTTCGCTTCAGTCAAGTCCGACTTGGTGGCGCGTGCGAGAGCCACCATTCCCGAGTGGACTTCCACGTCTTCACCTGACTTCACCATGATGCTTATTGACCTCTGGTCCTACGTGGCAGACGTACAGAACTATTACATTGATCGTGCGTACACTGAGGCTTACTTGGACACCGCCACCCAAGCGTCCTCTGTTCGGGCTATCGCTCGCCTGATGGGCTATCTACCTAACTCCCGCACGTCTGCCACTACTACCGTTACCGTGTCCAACTCTTCAGGAGCGTCCATAACCCTTCCCAAGGGCACAGTGTTTCTGGTTCCGGCTTCCGGGGCCAAGGTGGTGGTCTACTTCACTTCTACGGGTGCTGTTACCGCAGCAGCAAACTCCACGGCCACCGTGCCGGTAGCCGAGGGCAGAGCGGTGTCTGAAACCTTGACTTCTAACTTCACTGGGGACAGAGGGACCTCCTTTCCTCTGGCCGAACTGAAGATAGTTCCTAACTCATTGACCCTGACTGTGGGGACCACTACGTATACGCATACTGCAAGGATAAGCGAGGTGGGGTCTACTGCCCCTGTGTTCACTTCTGTAACCGACAGCACCGACACGACTCGGGTTGTACTAGGGAATGGCGTGAACGGGAAGGTGCCTGACGCTGGTAGTACTATGGTTGCTACCTACCGTGTGGGGCAGGGGTCAGGTGGCAATGTTGCTGCTAATGCAATCACAACGATGAGCAGTCCGGTGGTTTCTATTTCGATTGCTTCTTCTGCGCTGTCTTCAGGGGGGACAGACCCAGAGAATCTTGCATCCATTAAGGTCAACGCCCCCGCTCTCAGGCGTATTCAGGACAGGGCGGTCACACTTAACGATTACAAGACCATGATGCTGGGGTTCTCTGGTGCGAGTAAGGCTGTTGCCTTGTCCACAGTTTCCTCAGGCGCAGTGACTGTTAACTACGCAGCCCTGCCAACCTATTCTAACTATCAGAACATTCCTAGTGGTACTTCTACTCTGTACTTGACTGAGGCCGCAGGGTCTCCTAACTTTGGTCCTGCTGGGACTGACATCCATAATAATCTGACTAACTATCTGCAAAGTAGGTCCATGATTGGAGTTACTGTTGCTAACATCAGTACGACTATCAGTCTTACGGACGTATACGTAGCCTTCAGTAGTGTCATCGTTAAAGACGGCCATTATCAGGAGGTTGTGAAGTCAAACATAGACGCCGCCGTTAGGGCGCTGTTCTCTTGGAACAACATAGATTTCAATATGATCATTAGACTTAGCACTATCTTGTCTGCTGCACAAAGTGTGGAAGGTGTACAGAGCGTGTTCATCAGCAACCTAGGTGCTTCATCCGGTGGTACCTCTGTGGCGGACCACACTCCCACTGCTACAACCTCCTCTGCCATCTCCCTACCCGTGCTCCGTACCATCACGTTCGCTGGGGTTAGCGGTGGTATTGCCTAATGGCTGACGAATCCCTACGCCTTAGAGATCCCGCTGGTGATCCCGGCCTACGGGCAACCAGTGGTGAGGGGGCACTTCGTAATGTACCCGGAGACGTAGCACAGTCTCTGGACTCCACTTCCAGATTGAGCGCTCTGGTCACGGGTTACAACTCGGAGACAGCAAAGTGGGAGGTGACTGTCGGGTGGAGGATCAAGTCCCTGCCCACGGTGTCTGTCCCGGCGTCAGGGGCAGTAAGCATTCGTGAGGTACGAGTCATGTACTCGTGGACAGGGTACCCAGAGTTCTGGAACGATGGAGACACCACTGACGTTAACTGGGTGGCCGACAGTGGTGGTGACACACAAACACTGGCTCGTAAGCCAGACGACCCTAGTACTTTGGGGGGCTTGACCACGATAGGACAACTTAGTAACTGGCTGTACCTTAGTTTGTTTACTGAGAACATGGACTCTTCAAGCAATGTGTACAGAGAACGAGTGGCTGTTGTCTCCGTTCTGATCCCCACGTACCACAATCTTTCTGCGAGCATGATGAACCGTGTACCCTCGTACTATCGTTCGTTGGACACCACTGGTCACTTGGAGAAGTTTCTAGCCGTGTTTGGGTGGGAGGCTGATCAGAATAGAACGCTGATTGAGGAGATAATGCACCTCAAGGATGCCCAGCGGGTGCATTATGACTCTCTTGACAGGCTAGGGTCCACCTTCGGGAGCCTCTTCACTACCCAAGAGTTGCGGCCCCATCAGATTAGGGCTCTGTTAACTGATTCTCAGACGTATAACAGTCAACGAGGCAGGGCTGACACCCTCTTGAGGCTACTCAGCATCATTACTGACTCAGACGTTAGTTACCGACAGTTCAAGACCACAGGGGCTTCCACGGCGGCTCCGTATGATCGTATTAAGTTTGTCACTGCCGCTCGTAGGTTGAATCTGATCAAGGACCCAAGGTTCAATGGGGCTCCGGGGGCCTCCGCAACGTGGAACCACCTGACCAGCGCATCTGCTGGAAGTATTACGGTTGCTGGTACAGGGGCTGGCACCAATGGGGTGACCCTGAGCACCAATGGTTCTGGCGCAGGCACTGCCTACATCTTCCCCGGAGACGCCGTTCAGATCAAGCGGGCCATACCGTACTTCGCCGGGATAGCAGCCACCCTGACCAACGCCACAGCACAGGTGAGGCTCTACAGGGAGAAGCCTACCAGTGCGGGCTCCCTGCCAGATGAGGCCAAGTACTACAGCAATGATGCTGTATCTGGTAGCAACTACTACAAGACACTGTCGTTAAGTTCTGCGGGTGACACCTACCTCACTACTGCGTTTGTGGAGCGGTCTGGGTTCGACCTAGGTTCAGGTGCTGCTGAGGCTAACGCAGTATACATAACTGGCAGCACCAACGGTGTGCTGTTCAGGGCTAGACTGTATTCTAGTACCAATATACAACTATCAGACTGTAGTCTGAAACTAACTAGGGTTGATCTCAACCCGTCCAGTGGTAGCAGGTTCGACCGGTTCGACTTGGCTGTGAACGACGGGTCGTCAGATGTGCTGACCGCCAACAACCTAACCGTTAATACCGCTGGTCAGTTGATCGACGAAGATGACAGCAGCGTTGTCACTAAACTGACCAACACAACGGGTGGCGTTACCTACACGTTGTTGGTGGATAACGTGCCCACCATTGCGTATGCCACTACCACGGAACTACCGTCGGATGACACCTCAACCTATCCATTTATCAACACTGGGGTGGAAGAACTCTATCCAGTTATCGTGATTACGTTGGCGAATGGTGCCACAGTTTCGCTGGATAAATGGATCTTTCAACCGTTCGCAAATGAGGCTTACTTTGATGGCTCCACATTGGACGGACACTCATACATATCGGGGAGCAGTGTGGTTAGCGATCATTACTGGTCAGGCACCGTCAACAACAGCGTCTCACTGTACACCCCGTTTAGGTACAAGAACAAGGCTGCGATTCGCAAGATGATTGTCAACAACATTCCGTTGACCATTTCGACCGAACTCACGTCATCCAACTACCACACCACCGCTGGGCACGGGCACTTGGTGACCTTCGATTCCAAGCCCGGAGACGAACGTGCGTTCGATCCCCACTCGTGGACGGCCAACGTGTATACTGAGGGGATAATCAGTTCGATCAGCGGATAGTCGGAGCAGCACATGGCGTACATCATCGGGGCACTGGCGGTTTGCAAGGCCGTCCAACTTATTGAGATCGCTCTCCCCCGTCCCGTCATGCCTTGGGTCAAGGTTGCTGCGGCAGTGTCCCTGTCCTACGCCGCAGCCCTCCTCACCGGGGCTGATCCACTCCCCCTCTCGGGTCTCGCCATTGCGACGCTTGCAGCGGGGGTACACAGTGTGCTAAGGTTGCTCACTCTGACCGGCGATCTGGTTATGAGGCGCACAATCAAGTAGGGAAGGTAGCCAGTGGGAACGTATGTTATTGCAGGTAAGGGGGATGTTTCCCCAGAAGTTCTGGCGGCTGGTCTGGGAGACCTGCCCCACCCAAGCATGTTCTTCGTGCCATGGATCGGCAGCGAGAACACTCGCCCCACGGAGGGTATGAGGAAGGTCTATGACTACCTCGTAGACGAGGGTTACGACTTCACCCTGCTTGCTAAGGACAAGGCGTCGGTACATCCGGGCATAGCCGAGGCAGCAGACGAGATTATGGAGAGTGGAAGTTCCTCTCCCGAACTTCACTTTGATGCCATACCTCCCGACGCCACGGCGTTAATCCTCTGGTCGGAGGAAGACCCGGAGCACAGCGAGGGGTTGGTGTGTGAGTACTTCGACCGAGGACACACACTGCTGGACCTGACCAATGGGATGATCCCCATACAGGTTGCAGATGCGAGTACTACCCCCCCAGCGCACGGGGCTGATAGCCCCACCCAGAAAGATGAAATCCCACCTCTAACGGGTGAGGACTTAAAGTCTATGCCAGACGGAGTACACAAGCAGTTGGAGCGCTCTTTGGGGGATAGTCCAGCCGCTGAGTTGGCCGAGGATACTCAGCAGGACATTGTTACAGAGGATGTGTCTAACGAAGATGCTGAGGCTAGGATTTTACAGTTTGTACAGAAGGACGAGGAGGCGGACGAGTCTCAGTTTGCCACATTGGTGTGTGTTCTACCCACGGGTAGGTCCTTCACCACGTCGGTACCCATTCTGAACGTGTGGGACTTACTACAGGCCACGGCGTGGAAAGAATAATAAGGCGAAGGACCGAAGGCTGTGGGGAACGATCTTATGTCCAGCCTCCGGCCCTTGCATAGCCGTGTTACACATGAGCACCACCAACGAGGTGGTACTTGTAAGTGTACCAGATGGGACGATTGGCGGTGAACACCTTTGGAAGGTACCCTACGTGGGTGTGCTCTCGCCTGCGGGGCCAGTTTGCAGCGGTGGCAGCGTTAGTAGAGTTGGTATGCTTGATGGACAACACGAAGAATACTGTGAGGATAGGGTACGAACGACTGGGACAGAGGATGGGGTGTTCGGCTAGTACGGCACAGAGGGCCATCAAGGTACTGCTTTCGGAAGGGGTGCTTACCCGCGACAGTGGTGCTAGAACAAGCAACACATACACAGTACTGTTTGGAGGAGATACGGTGGATTGGGATGACTTCGCAACCTTGGGGGAAGACCCGGAGGCTAAGGAAGAAGCAGTGGTCAAGGGTCGTATTCCACGGTTAATCCGCTTCTTCGCCACTGAAGTGGAGATGCACATCCCCATGTCCATACAGTCCACGGTTAATGCGAAGGCGCTGGGCAAGAACTTTAAGGACATGCTGGACAAGCAGGGCGTGACAGAGTTCCAACTAAAGAAGATGATGACGTTGTTTGCTGTGGATCTTGAGCGTGGGGACCGTTCCGTGGAGGACGTGCCACCTTGGCAGATGTTCTTGGCTGACCGCCAGACCCTTCTCAAGCGTGTGAAGGAAGGGTCAGAGGACATCGTGTACGTTGACGTGATGCCTCCGGCTGAGTGATGATGAACTTCGACCACTGGCTGACATACGGGATTGAACAGGGGTTCTGTGGTCCTCCGGTCTGTAGCACACACGACGGGATTCCCACCTCTGAGGAGGAGGATCTCGAATGGGATGAGTACGACCCGTGCATCCCTGTGATCCGTCCGTACACCGGCCCCGGACACAGGGCAGCCGTTGAGGAGAACCACCCACCATCGAAATGGCGTGACGTTTGGAGCGAGCGCCCGTGACTGAGTGGCACGGTCCCAAGTACTGGAGGAACCAGCCGAAAGACGAGAGGACTCGTCTGGCTGGGATTCCTTCCAGCATGGAGCACGCTCGTGTCCACAACTACTCTGGTGATACTTCAGGGGTGGTTTCGTGGTTGGAGGACTTCGACAAGCACAGGGAATCAGGGACGGGGCTACTGTTCTCAGGTAAGCACGGTTCTGGCAAGTCTCATCTGGCGGTCGCTGCCCTCCGGGTTGCTATCAGGGCGTACCGACAGACTGGTAGGTACATCACTGCCAACGATTACGTGCGGGCAATGGATGACGAGCGAAAGAACGATGGTGTACTGCCAGATGGGTACGAAGAGGGTAACTTGATCCCCTATCTACGTTCCGTGTACGATGTAGTGGTACTGGATGATGTGGACACTATTCGCCAGACGGGCTTTGCAAAGCGTGAAATCTCTGACCTGTTCACTAGCAGAACCAGTCGTAAGTTAGTCACCATCGTGGTGTGCCACGACACCATTGAAAACCTCAAGCAGCATGTGACCCTCAAGTTCCATTCAGAAGTGCGGGCGGCGTGCATTCCCGTGACCCTGCACACCGAAGATTATAGAAGTGCTGCCAGTGGAACGTAACGACATACAGTCCGACGCTCCGATCAAGCAGGCGTGCCTGTTTGAGGGAGTGCTGGCTGGACCCCCCTCCAAGAACATCCAGAAGTTGAGGGCGTCCAAGGCCGTCAGGCAGCACGAGTGGCACAGGTACATTGGTATGTGGTCACCCTACGAACTGCCAATCAAGTCACTGGTGGACAGTGTCAACCGTCGTGGTGTAGGGGTAGAGGTATACACATGCTTGACCTACGGGGTGGAAGACGCAATCGAACGCTGGTTGGCCCGCAAGGGTGTGTCAGTTCCGGTCTACCAGTTTGAGAATATCTATGATCTTCAGGCAGAGATGAAGTACCACAGTCCCTCCATGAAGATCCATGTCGCCACCGAGGCGCAGGCACAGTTGCTGGGCCTCAGGGCGAGGGTCGCCTCACCCCACAATGAGTGGGTCCTGTAGTGGCAAGTGCAGAGCAACTCCTGATCAGTAAGGTTCTGTCAGACGGGAGTTTGGTGGATGTCATTGACTTGGGCGTCAAGTCCAAGCATTTCTCCCGATCTTACGCACCCATTTGGAGTTGGTTGCTGGAGTTCTGGCACACCCACAACGAGATACCCACCGAGAGGGCTCTGCTAACAGAATACCCGTCGGTCACGATGGGGGACGCTAGTGACGAGTCCCTGAGCCGCTTGGTGAAGGAGGTTATTGATGGCTACCGTCGGGAGGCCATCACGGAGACCCTCACCCTAGCCTTGCCCCTCTTGACGGATGGCAAGGTCTCTGATGCCCTTTCCCTGCTGAACTCCGGCCTCCAAGAGGTTTCAGGGGACACGACGTACTCCAGAGATGTGAACATCATTGACCAGTGGGAGGAGCGTCTGGCTAAGTACGCAGAGATGCGGGACCGGCCTGATGGTCTGATCGGTATCTCCACTGGGTTCCCCGGACTAGATAGGCTCACATCAGGGATACGACCACAGCAGTTGATCACCTTTGTTGGTGAGGCCAAACGGGGAAAGTCCATGCTGCTTATGGTCATGGCCGAGAGGGCAAACTCTGAAGGGGTGCTACCTCTGCTGGTTTCCTTTGAGATGAGTGTGGAGGAGCAGTCTGCGAGGTACGACGCCTACGTGGCAAAGGTTTCCCACACCGGGTTGCTTCGTGGTATGTCTACCACCGCTGAGGTATCTAGGCTGGACCGGGCTCTCAGGACTCGCAAGAATAGTAGTCCGTTCATACTGGTTGAGGACATAGCGTCAGCGACAACAGTCTCCAGTCTTGCTGCCAAGATCAAGCAGCACAACCCCGGCATAGTGTTCGTGGATGGTGTCTACATGATGGATGATGAGAACGGGGAGACTAAGGGCAGCCCACAAGCATTGACCAACATCACCCGCTCTCTCAAGAGAGTGGCACAGCAGTTTAAGATACCCATTGTTGTAACAACACAGGTATTGTCATCCAAGTTGAGCAGTCGCACCTCACGACGGGTGACAGCCGACGCCATTGGGTACTCGTCCTCGTTTGTGCAGGACTCAGATACGGTCATGTCCGTGGAGAGAGACCCCGACTACGAGGACCGGTCCATTGTGAGAGTCCTACTCTCCCGTACCTCTCCACATGGGGAGGTCACCATCAAGTGGGACTGGGACAACATGGACTTCACAGAAGTGACAGACGCAGATGATGATAACGATAACGACGACTCGGAGCAGGCAGATGGATACAGCGACTGGTGAACAACTAGTCGCTGTACTGGAGCGACTGGGGGTTACCATAACAACAGTAGGGGACACCGAGGTGGGTGGACGCTGTCCCGTACATCATCTGACTGTAGGCAAGGAAGATCGCAGCCCCTCTTGGTCCATGAACCTGCATTCAGGGTTATGGATCTGTTACTCGTGCGGAGCCAAGGGCAACCTACCTCAACTGGTGCTACAACTCACGGGCAGCAGTGACGAGGCTATGCTAGTCAACGAATACATAATCAGTAGTGGGTTGGAGCGCTTAAAGACTGGGACATCCAAACCAGTGGAGACCCTGCCATCTGTGGACCTCTCAGCCTTTCGCAAGTTCGTGTCGGTACCTGAGCAGTTACTGGAGTACCGTCGCATAGATCCTGAGGTTGCCCAGAGGTTCGGTATTCGGTGGGACCCACAACCTCGTCATTGGATCGTCCCCATCATCTCTCCATCTGGGGACCTCTGGGGGTGGCAAGCCAAGGGCAAGAACTACTTTCGTAATGTTCCTACAGGTGTGCCTAAGTCACGCACCCTATTTGGCATTGAGAGGTTCAAGGCACAGGTAGCAGTTCTGGTGGAGTCTCCCCTAGATGTAGTACGGCTGGCGTCCCTACGTTCCGGCACACTGACCCACGGACTGGGTACGTTTGGTGCCCATGTGAGCACCTGCCAACTCAATCTGTTGTCACGCTGGGCTGATACAATAGTGATAGCGCTTGATAACGACGAAGCAGGGATCTGTGCTGCCGAGAGGGTTGCTCGGGATTGCCCGAGGCCACGGGGTGGCATCAACTTCCTGCGCTATGAACATACGAACGCAAAAGATATTGGCGACATGACGAATGATGAACTAGAAGAGGCACTGACCGGTGCGTCAGCCCTCCCTTGGTGGTTGTGATGCCCTTCACAGGTACCCTGTACCCCTTCCAAGAAGAAGCCTACGAGACCATGTGTGATCGTGGGCAGATGATGCTCTGCATGGTCATGGGAGCCGGTAAGACTCCTACCACCATAGCCACCTTAGAGACCATGTTTGAGCGGGACGACATCTCTAGGGCGTTGATAGTTGTACCATCATCGTTGAAGTACCAGTGGTTGTCTGAAATCAACCGCTTCTCCACCTCCCGTGCCATCGTCATAGACGGAGCCCCCAAGGCCCGTGAGACTCTGTGGCGTGCAGCCATCTCATGCAAGTACGTGATCGTGAACGTGGAGATGCTGCAACGAGACCTGTATTACCTTGACCGTATTCGTATTGACGCTATGGTCATAGACGAGGCCACGATGATCAAATCCCCGTCTGCGAAGCGCTCACGCTTCCTCAAGCGGCTGGGCAAGACAGTGCCATATCGCTACGCCCTCACCGGCCAGCCCATTGAGAACCGACCCGAGGAACTGTTCTCCATCATGGAGTTCGTTGACCCGTCAGTCCTTGGAGGCTTCGCTCTGTTTGATCGGACCTTCATCGTCAGGGACTCATGGGGGAAAGCGGTGAAGTACAGGAACCTGAACACTCTCCACGACAGCCTGTCCGACATAATGATTCGCAAGACCCGTGAGGACATTCAGGACCAGTTGCCTGAGGTCATCAGCACAGTAGTGCCGGTCCCCTTTGATGTCTCCGGGGCTAAGGCATACAAGAACATTGCCAATGATCTGCTCAAGAAGATACACGAGGCCATAGGTAAGTCAGGTAGAGGTTTCGATCTTTGGAGGCATTACAACTCTGCTGGAGGGGAGGCCCAAGGGGAAATCATGGCCCGCCTCACCGTCCTTAGGATGCTCTGCGACAACCCGGAGTTGGTTCGTACTTCGGCCAGACAGTATGACGAATCCTCAGGTAAGGGTAGTGCTTATGCCAGTGCAATAGTCAAGGCGGGTTGGGTTAAGGCTGCTACCCGTTCACCTAAGTTGGATGCTGTTGTTGAGTACGTGACCAACATTCTGGACGAAGATGCCAACAACAAGGTCGTGCTCTTCTCGTTCTTTAGGATGAACCTTGAACTTCTGCGACTGGCCTTTCACGGAAAGGTTGGGAGTGTCGTGTTCATGGGGGGTATGTCTTCGCAAGAGAAGGATGCTGCCAAGCAGAAGTTCGCCAACGACCCCGACACCCGCTTGTTCCTGTCGTCGGATGCGGGGGGCTACGGAGTTGACCTCCCGATGGCTAACCATCTGATAAGTTACGACCTACCGTGGTCGGCAGGGAAGTTGGATCAACGTGAGTCACGTATCATCAGGTTGTCCTCAGAGTTTCCGCACGTCACTGTGACCTCGTTTGTCATGCGTGGGAGCATTGAGGAGCGACAGTACGAGATGCTACAAGAGAAGCGCCTGATTAACAGGGCCTTCATTGACAAGGGCTATGATTCCCAAGGTCGGTACGAGATAACACTGGGCTCGTTGTCCGACTTCCTATCATCATCGGAGGTGTGATGGACGATTATGACGATTATGACGACGCTGTCTTCAATCTGAGGCTCGTGCAGGAGTACAAGGCTGCCAAGGATATGGCGGATACATCAAAGAAGCGAGCCGACGGACTAAAGGTCAAACTGATAGAACTAGTGGACGAACGTGGGTACGAAGGGGAGAATGGGCACCGCTGGTTTGAGGTGGGGGAGCACAAACTCAAGCGCGAGCGCCGAGTCAGTAAGTCGTTTGACGCAGCGGCATGTGCGGAGTGGGCCAAGGCAACTGGTCTGTGGGATGCTGTTAGTGAAGTGATTGAGAGGCTGAGTGAGGACAAGGTCCTCGCCTTAGCGTGGGATGATCCTGCTATCAGATCAGAGATTGAGGCTTTCTATGTAGAGCGTGAGACGTGGGCTTTCAAACTATGAGCACCAAGTCCAACACGTACTTCCAGCACTTGATGAAGCGTGATCATTCTGATCTTATGGAAGATGTAGATTCTGAGGAAAGTGACTATCCGGGTAGTACCCCCCCACGAAATCGAGAAGATAGCCCTAAATCAAAGACGATTATGGATGAGGTGTTAGACGCAGCCAAGTTCACAAGATACAAGGTGGGAGGAGAACTGAGGGAGTTCTATTCCATCGGTGAGTTAGCGAAGTTGCTGCACCGCAAGGCTGTGACTATTCGCAAGTGGGAAAGCAGCGGGTGGATTCCACACGCCAACTATCGCACCCCAGCCCCGAGGGGTGTAGGGGTTCAGGGCGGTGAACCTAAGGGTCGCCGTCTCTACAGTCGGGAGCAGGTAGTCTTTCTGCTTACCGCCGTTGAGGCTTATCGCCTTAACGAACACAAGAAAGCCGATTGGACTGGCTTTAAGAAACACACCTCCACGCAGTGGCCGGTGTAACGACAGAAACGAGAGACGATTATGCCTATTGAATATGCCGTGACAGAGGATTCTGCCACACCAACTGAAACTGAGAATGTCCGAAAGGTGATCCGCTCGGGCTGGGCTGCCGTGGACAGTATGAAGCAGGACGACGCCAACTATGCCGTTCGCTTAAAGACTGGACCAGACGCTGTGCTGATCAAGTTCATACAGGACGAGCCCTACGCCGCGTGGAAGCAGCACTGGGTCAGCAGGACCGGTCAGAAGTCCTTTGTGTGTAGGGACGGCATGGACAGCAATGGCTGTCCCCTGTGCGACGCCGGAAACCGCCCCCGCCCCTTGTTCGGCTTTAACGTGCTGGTGTTGGCTCGTGGCGAGGAGCCATCATTGCGCTCCTATGAGGCAGGCACTCGTGTGATTGCCACCCTTCGCAACTTCAGTGAGGATGAGCGTCAGGGACCCTTGTCCAAGCACTACTGGGCGGTTAGCCGCAACGGCACTGGCCCACAGACCCAGTACAACCACCTGCTCATCAAGGAGCGGGACTTGAAGGAAGAGTGGAACGTAGAGCCCTTGTCCGCAGAGGCTCTGACACAGGCCACAGAAAAGGCGTATGACGCTGACATCATGCGTATCTCTACTCACGCTGAGATGGTCACCATCGTCAATGAAGACGTTGGACTCGTCTAACAAGTTTAGCGGGGGTCGGAGTAGTTCCCCTTCCTTGCTGCCCGGCCCCCGCTATTTACTAACCCTCTCGGAAATCCACGAGGTAGTTGCTACCGTTACTCAGGCGGGAGCATTTGCTTTCGATGTGGAGACTCTAGGGGTTCTTGAGCACCACCCGGATCTGGGGGAGTTCGTAGAGCAACAGGTACGTAGTCATGTACTGGGGCTTAAGACCACCTCTGAGTCCGTCATTGCGCGGACTAGGACAACCAAAGTGGATGCCACCACCAAGAGCATCGCTCTGGACCCTCATCGGAATGAGGTTATCTGGATGGGTATTGCTACGCATGGTCACTCTTGGGCCATACCTATGGGTCACCCTAAGGGGGAAATCATAGAGGAGGAGGAGCGGGGGGATGGTAAGACGGTACCTCCAGCGAACTACCGAAAGATACTAAAGGACGGCACTGGGTCTATGGCTAAGGCTAGGTACCTGAAGCCTGCCGTGTACTCCGACCCCCCGGAGCAGTTGTCCCGTACAGAGGTCTTTGCAGCATTGAAACCTTTGTTCTTTGATCCGGCCATTATCAAGGTGGGACACAACGTCAAGTTCGATGCTCGCACCATAGCGAAGTACTACGGAGAACTACCGGTGGGACCGTTCCATGACACCATGCTGCTACAGCACACTCTGGACGAAAACCTACCGTCCTTCCGGCTGACCTCTCTGCTATCCAACAACTTCCACGGACATGATCCCTATGCAAGACATGGGAAGGTGGGAGCAGTTATTGGACGTACCCCGTTCTCAATAGCCTGTGATTACGTTCACCTTGACGCCCGTTGGACATGGCTGTTGTACCAGCGGCTGGTCCGCTCTGTAAAGGGCATCGACAAACTGATGGATGTGTTCACACAGGACTCAGAGGTATTAGAGGTGCTCATGGCTATGGAGCACAATGGTATGTGCGTCAACCGCTCCGGTATGGCGGCACTGGGTAAGGAACTGGATGGGAAGATGCAGGAAACTCACTTAGAGATCACTGCCCTGACCTACCCCGGATTCAACCCTGACTCTGTTAAAGACAAGCGCTTGTTTCTGTTTGATAAGAAGGCCGACGGTGGATTGGGACTAAAGCCTAACAAGGAGACCGAGAAAGGTCAGGCATCAGTAGACCATGAGTCCCTGAAGGCCCTAGAATCCAAGCACCCAGTAATACCGTTGTTCTTAGCGTGGTCGGAATACAAGAAACTGAAAAGCACCTACGTGGATGGTCTTTTGGAGAAGATCAACAAGGAGAGGCTGCACCCCAACTTTCACCTCCACCGGACTGCCACAGGGCGGCTTTCTTCCTCCAATCCTAACCTTCAGAACATTCCCCGTGACTCCAGCATCCGTGGGCTGTTCAAGGCAGACCCTGACTGTACTCTAATCGTGGCTGACTACGATCAGATTGAACTCAGGGTCATGGCGATGTTCAGCCGGGACCCCAACATGATGGACATTTTCCTCAAAGGTATTGACATCCACTCAGGTGCTGCGGCATTGGTCTTCGATAAGGCTGTAGAGGACGTTACCCCTGAGGAAAGACAACTGGGAAAGGCTGCCAACTTCCTCACTGCCTACGGGGGTGGCTCTGCGAAACTAGCGGCTACGGCAGGTATTACCCAGACACGGGCTAAGTTCGTTATCAACCAGTACTACGCACAGTTCTCTGGATTGACCAAGTGGAAGCGTAAGATTGTTGCCCAAGCCCAGCGAGATGGGTTTGTGACTACGATCTCCGGGCGCCGCCGTAGATTGCCCGACATAAACTCTTCAAAGGAGGAGTTACGTGCTAGGGCGGAAAGACAGGCAGTCAACGCTGTAGTACAGGGAAGTGCCTCCGATATCTGCAAGAAAGCCATGATAAAGGCGTTCCCAGTGGTGACTGCCTTCGGTGGTAAGTTGCTCGTTCAGGTGCACGATGAGTTAGTTGTCAACGTACCCGATACTGGTGATGTAGACTTAAAGGCAGAGGCTCTGAGAGAAGCGATGGGCCACTGCAAGTCCATAAAGGACGTTCCGTTGATAGTTTCCTCCCATTCTGGTGTGACTTGGTATGAGGCTAAGGGCTAATGAGCGACGTGTACAGCCAAGTAACGGACTCAGCGAAGCGTAACTTCTACAACATGCTGTCGCCCCCTGACAAGCAGGACATAGCGTCTAACGCTGGTATTCTTCCTTCGTCTGATGACGTGTTTGAGGAGGAGGAGAGAGACATCCTCCGCAGTTGGTCGTACTTGACCATGGCGGGAATCGTTGAATCTTTGTCAGACACTGCTGATTGGATGTCAGACATCATGGTGGACGACAACATGCTGCCTGATGGGTTGGACGATGACGAGATGGTTGGTGTTGGGTTCGACCCTAGTAACACCGAGGATGAAGACGACTTTATGGCTTTGAACTACGTACCACTAGGGGAACTTCGCAAGATGCACCGCCATATCAAGGATTCAACCTATAACACCGTACTCGGTTGTCTGGTAGCCTCGGTTTCTAAGTTGTTGGATGAAGACTTGATCACATTGTCTAACCTACAAGTTGACTGAGGAGTAGTACATGAGCGATTGGTGGTCAGATCGGCTGGCTGGTAAGGCAGTAGCCCCTAAAGCCCCTGCCCGTGAGGGCAGCACCCCTACTTTGCGTTTTACCCCTCCGGGGGTGCTGGGCGTCCCTCTGACGACCCAGCCCACGCCGCAGGCTCAGTACATGGCTCAGGCGGCGGCGGTTAATACTGAACAGAGGTCAGACCCCACCGGTCAGACGACTATTGGTGAAGCAATACGCAACTGGCAGGGTGGGGAAGCGGCTCGCAAGGAAGGGAATAACACCTGCCCGGAGTGTGGGAGTGGTAACGTGTTCTCTCGTATGGCTAAGGGGGCAGGTGCTGGTATCAACGGTAATGCCCCCGCTCCACGCTGCTATGAGTGCGGTTGGAACGGCATATACAATCAGGGGTCGGAAGCAAACTGGATAGCGTAACAACAAGAAGGGTACTAGGTGACGGGTACTACGAGATACGAGACGTTAGAAGAGATTGCACGAGAGGTTAACAAGAAGTTAGGTAGCGAAGTAATAGTACAGGGGAGCCGGATACAGGAGGCTCTCCCACGCATCACGACTGGTATGCTGGCCTTTGATCTGATGTTGGGTGGCGGCTGGCCTGTCAACCAGTGGTCAGAGATCGTAGGGGATGAGTCATCCGGCAAGACCGCTGTTGCCTACAAGACCATTGCTGCAAACCAAGCACTGGACCCCAACTGGACTGCCATGTGGGTGGCAGCAGAGGAGTACGTGCCAGAGTACGCCGAGTCAATTGGTGTGGACCTAGACCGCCTGTGGGTGGTTGAGACCAACCTCATGGAACAGGCATACGACCTAATCGTCAGGGCTATGGACAACCGAGCCGTGGACTGTGTTGTGCTGGACTCCCTGCCTGCATTAGTGCCGGAGACCGAGTACGAGAAGAGTATGGATGAGTTCACCGTTGGTCTGGGTGCTCGCCTCACTGGTAAGTTCTTTAGGAAGTCTGCTAAGGCTCAGAGGCGTTCTCTGGTTTCTGAGGACCGAGGCTGTACCGGGCTCATCATCAACCAGTGGCGACAGAAGATCGGGGTGATGTGGGGAGACCCACGCACCACCCCCGGCGGGTTGGCTAAGAACTTCTCCTACTTCACCCGTGTAGAAGTGAAGAAGGATGAGTGGCTCAAGGACGGGAAGGTCGCCGTCGGCCAGACCATCAAGGGACGTACTATTAAGAATAAGACGTACCGACCTCAGCAGCAAGCCGTGGTGGACTTCTATTTCGCTGACTCTGGAGGATTCCACGTAGGAGACTTCGATACAGTTAAGGACATGGTCAACATTGCCATCGCTTACGAGGTGATTACCAGAGCCGGTGCGTTCTACTCCTACAAGGGTGAGAAATGGCAGGGCAAGGAGAAAGTCCTAGAGGCTCTCAGAGCCGATCTGGGGGCTCAGGAGGCCCTCCGAGTAGAACTAATGGGTACTCTCAGTGACTGACATCCACAGGCGCTCTAAGAAGCAGGAGGAGCGTACTGCGGAGAAGTACAATGGCAGTAGAAACGTCATGTCTGGCGCTGGTTGGGTGCGTAAGAATGATGTTCGCACTATTGATCTTCTCGTAGAGAACAAGTTTACGGATAAGAAGTCATATTCCATAGTGTCACAGGAGATGGTTAAACTGTCAAGGACAGCCATTTTGGAGGATCGTATTCCTGTGTTACAGGTTGATCTTGGCGGACGGTCCTATGTAGTACTACTGGAAAACGACTTCTTGGAGATGATACACGATGACTGATGATGCTTGGAAGATTGAGGCCATGAAGGCGTCAATGAAGAATAAGGCCAAGTTGGTGTCTCTGATACATCCCCATTTGCTGGAGGACTACACCGCTAAGAATCTACTTCGGGACACCGAACACTTCCATCCCAGTGAAGTCTGCAAGCGTGACTGGTGTGTACGTCAGTCGTCTTACCGGATGATGGGGTATGAGGAGTCCAACCCGGAGAAGCCCAAGCAGTTTAAGACCCTCAACATCTTTGAAGAGGGCAACCGAATACACCGGAAGTGGCAGGGGTGGCTTCAAGACATCGGGCTTCTTCAAGGGCAGTGGTACTGTAGGGAGTGCTCCCACGTCTGGTACGGAAAGCCAGTGTGTGAGGAGTGCCACTCCAAACAGGTGGACTACCAAGAGGTTCCACTCTATGATGAAGACCACCACATCATCGGGCACGCTGACGGCCATGTGAACCTGCACGGAGAGGACTACCTGATTGAGATTAAGAGTGTAGGTATTGGTACTTTCCGGTACGAGAACTTTCCCCTGTTCAATAGGTACGCAAAGAGGGACATCACGGCTGATCAGATGTGGGGTGAGGTGAACCGCCCGTTCCTGTCACATCTGAAGCAGGGCACCCTCTACATGCACTGCACTGGCATTAAGAAGATGATATTCATTTATGAGTGGAAAGCCTCTCAGGACATCAAGGAGTTCGTGGTGTCCTACCAGCCTGAGGTTATCAGCGATATTCTAGTCAACTGTAGTGCTGGACTACACTCCATATGTGAGGGTAGGATAGCACCACGACCAGAATGGATAGACACTAAGGACCACCAAGCGTGTAAGTACTGCACGTACAAGAAGACATGCTGGAGTAACGATGATGGCAAAGGCCCAAGCGAAGTTCAATCTGAAGTTCGACAGTCCGAGGAAGCCGGGGGACGCTATGCCGACCCTGCCGGAGGAACTGGACGTGTTGTCCGACGGTGATTTGATGAGCCAGTACGCCGAGATGGTGTCGTGGGTCAACTACGCCAAGTCCGAGTTGGTTCACGCAGAGATCATTGAAGAGAACGCCTTGAGCGCTTTAAGGCATGGCGAGGCGCTGGCACTGCTGGAGCAGTGGGAGGCGGATAGCAAGGGGGACACCGTGACGATGGCTAAGGCCCGACGAGATGTCGACCCAACGGTGAGGGAGTACCATCAACGTCACCACGAGTCACGGGCCTACCGTAAGTTGGTGGACACAGTGTTTGACCGTGGAGAGCGTAACGCCACAGTGCTGTCTCGTGAACTGAGCCGTCGTATCAGTCTCACCCCCAACGAGCGCAAACTACAGTGGACAGGTGCATGAGTCACGCCTTCACAGCAGAGACCATCTACCACTTCACCTGTGGTCAGTGCGAAAACTGGTGGTCCTACGCACACGCTCAGGTGAAGTATTCCCTAAAGGTGCCCGACGCTTTAAGCACGCTGTCGTGCCCGCACTGTGGGTACGAGGACGAGGTTAAGCAGAAGCCCACCGGGACGTATCCAAGCAGTCGGGATCTGTTCATGGACAGGCCAGCATGATGCTGAAGTACCCCAAGGACTCCCTGTACAAGTGCCCATACTGCCCCCGCCACTTCATTGGAGGCTTGGCGTTGGGTCGCTATGATGGCCGTTGTAACAAGTGTGACTCTGAAATCAGTTCTGACGAGGATAGGGTGAAGTGATGGACACCAGACCAGTTATTTGTGATGCCATACTGCGAAACTCCCCTCAGGGCATTACCGACAGAAGCAGAGAAAAGGAAACACAGGTAGCGATGGAGAACATCGCCAACGCCCTTCCAACTGATGGTAACAAGATCACCCCCGGAATGCTTGACTCCAAAGCGGACCTCCAAGCCCTCCTCGTCGGAGCCGATATGTTTAAGGTGGTTGAGACTGTCGAACCGAGTGACGTAAACAAGTGTCCGGGCTTCAGTTTGTCGCATGGTTACCTTGCATGAGCAACCCGTCTAAGCAGAAGGGTACGGCCTTTGAGACGCTGATACGAGAGTACTTGGTCTCCAAAGGATTCACTTCCGCCAAACGTACCGCCCTGTCTGGTGCATATGACACTGGAGACATCAACGGTATTGCTAACACTGAGACAGGTCGGGAAGTTGCTGTCCAGTGTAAGAACCAGAAGAAGTTTAACTTCAGTGGCTGGCTGGACGCCACTGTGGAGCAGGCTGAGAGGCTGGATAATGCGGTACCACTACTCGTGGTCAAGCGCCCCGGAAAGGGAGCGCACTCCCTAGATGACACCTACGCCATGATGCGGTTGTGTGATCTGGTCTGTCTACTTCAAGAGGCCGACTACCTCTAAACTTAGAACAGTAACAATCGTTCTACATTATTGGAGTAGTCAAATGGCTGATGAAGTGAGGTCTACAAGCAGCGTCAATACCGATTCGATAATCAAGGTTTCTGGTTCCAGCAACCCACAGAGTGTCGGTTCCATTCTCGCCCGAGCGATCACCGCTGGGCATATCCCCAAGATGCGTGCCATCGGGGCAAGTGCCGTGAATCAGGCGGTGAAGGCGTGCGCCATCGCCCGAGGATTCGTAGCCCCGAGAGGTCTGGATGTCTCCTATATTATTGGGTTTGATGACATTATAGGGGACAACGGGGACCAAATCTCAGCCATGTTCTTCAAGCCCGTGGTAAGATAGTAGTATGATAATACCGAATCAGAAGCAGGCCCTAGAGGAACTCAAGCCCCACGGGTACCGTGGGCCTAACCGACTACTGCCCGAGCGCTCTGGTCCGGGTGGAAAGATCAAGGCTGGCACTGGTCGCCCACGCCATATTACGATTGCTGGTCACGTCAGCAGTCCTCCGACGAGTCCAGACTTTGGCGGCACTGGCAGCCAAGTAGCAGGTACGTAATGCCAAGCGATGAGAGAGCGTAACTAATATGCCAATAGGACCTGATACCGACCGACAGGGCGTGTCCCGCTCCGACCGTCAACAGTTGGAGGATGACTTACACTCCGGTGAGGCCATAGAAATGACGCCGAACTGGGCCCGTATGCACAACTACTTCTCCAAAGCCGGAGGCCCCAAGCCCGGTGATAAGGGCCATGAGGATTGGGAAGCGGGAAAGGCCGATGTACACCGGTACATGCACTCCAACACATACACCAAGCAGGCTGCCGACCCCGATCACGAACAGCACTTCCCCGGCCATGAGCAGTGGAAGCAGGACAACCCTCTCTAATGCCAATAGGACCAGATACCGACCGACAGGGCAGTGGCCGAGCCCACCGTGACTTTGACCCGGTCCAATACGCTTGGGCCGAGGAGCAGGCCGCTGAAGCAGGCAACCCGGCCCCTATCATTTACGATGATGGGTCAATACAGGAACACGACCCTGCCCACGGTTGGCTCCGGGACGACTTGGGGGACCTCGTAGATCCTCAGAACGACACTTACGAGGAAGAGGGCACTCACGGCCTCCCACTGCTCGCCGCCGCAGCCCGCCCCCTGCTGGGCAAGATGGCTGGGGCTGCGGCCACGTCCTTCGGTATGAAAGCCGGTTCCAATCTAGCCGACAAGGCAACTGGCGGGAGTACGGGGTACTAATGCCACTAGGACGAGACACCGACCGACAGGGATCACCCCGTGCTTCCCGGTTTAAAGGATTCTTCGCAGAACTAGAGAAGGACCCCCAGTTCGACGGACCCAATGGAGGGATGGTCCAGACAGGCCGTGACCTGAAGAACATTTGGAAGGGCACCTATGAAGCGCCGGACGCCAAACTGAGCAGTGACGGAGGTAAGTAGTGTCTGAGGGCACCTCTGCTAACGCAGCAGTATTCGCTAACTGGAATAGCCCCAACGAACCACCGGGGGCTGCTACCACTGCGTCCCTAGGACCGGCCCCGAACTTCCGTAGTTCCAAGGACTACCTGCTCTCCGGCTACCGCACAGGCGTAGAGACCCAGTTCCCAGATGGCTATCTGGGGAACATGGAGGGCAACAGGCGGGCCGACAAGATACTGGGCCACATCGAACGCATGAACCTGCGGCAGTACAGCCGTGGTGTTCACAAGGGTGAACGTATTAACCCTACTGACTACATCTGGCCCAACGAGTTCAACAAGTTCACCAGTCTCCAGTTGGAGTCACAGGGTTTGAGGTTCGCTCCGGTGGGGACGGAAGCGAAGAGACTCACAAATGATGGTAAAATAAGTGGAGCCGAAGCGTTGAGGAGGAATCAGCCGGGATCAGAACAGACACCGATTAACCCCGAGAGGCAGTCTCGCCTCCGTCACCTGATGCCGCTTTACCGATAATGCAAACACACCGAGGACAGCAACCAGACGATAGTACTAAGGCAGACACTCCACGTCGGCCTAAGAACATTCGTGAGAAGGACCCAGTTCAGGCTGCCCGACTTCGGCAGTACCTGTACATGCAGGGCATCTACGGTGAAAGAGAGGATCAGGGTGCCTTGGGGGACATTGAGTTCGCAGCCTTGACAGGCCCTGACACAGGCCCGACAGGTCGCTGGCAGAGGGAACGATAGCCATGAGTTCCCAGTCCAACTTCTCTGAAGATGACGCTCGTGCCCGTGCCGCAGAGGGGGCCTATCGTCCCGGTGGCAAGGGTGACACCGAGGGTTGGGCCGCACAACAACGGCCTAAGTCACACGGTCGCAAGAACTCCCTCTCCCACCACAAGGGGCAGGAGCACGAGGTACACGGTGGCCGTACTGCTGCAAGGCAGCAAGGAATAACCGACAGCAGCCGTGGCAGAGGACGTGCTACGCAGGCCATCTCCCTACACGCTCAAGAGATTCTTGGGCGTGGGCGTGGGCAGGAGGGTGAGCACCCCGACACTATCGCTAGGGCTTTAGATCCCTATAAGGCCACGCCCCTGCCACCGGATCACCCAGAGGTGATTAAAGAGATCAAGTTTGATCGTATCTCAAGGCTGATGCAGCCCGGATCTAATGATGAGGTGGACCAGCATCTTGGGCTGGACGAGAACGACGACTGGATCGCCTAATGGCACGTAGGTCTCCAGAAACCATAGAGCAGGATCAGGGAGACATCCTCAATCGGGTAGCCATGATTGGTCAACACCGCGCCGCCAAGGGTCGTAGTCAGGCAGTCAGTGAGGTAGAACTCCGGCCACAACGTGCTCCTGCCCCTAGCCCTATCCCGCCCGGTCACGGTGAGAAGCACCCCCGACGGACAGACCTACAGGCCCTAGTCAAGCAGGGCAAGTTAGAAACCAACGTCCGTGCTGATCTGAGCACCCATGCGACCTCCAACGTCGGAGGCAACTACATAACCGCAACGCACACACGGGCGTACTACAACGTATCCCCCGACCAGTTTACGTGGATGAATCACCCCGAGTATGTCGGCGGTGAGCATGAGCCCGTGCGTGATCAGTGGGACGCAGGCGAGACTGACGAAGACATGCGAAAGGACCGCCAACAGCGTGCCGAGGGCACCAGACTGGCTGGGGAACATAGTACCAGAGTCATCACAGCGGCTTTCGCACAGAGACGGCAGATACGGCGGGCTACATGAGTAACGAACAGATCACTCCCGGTGGGAGCCCCGTTGCCCAGTCCTTCCCGATGCAGCAGTATCGGCAGACGAAGCGGCCTTGGCAGACCCGTCAAGAGTTCTTGGTTGACATCGCTCTGGAGTCGGCAATCTCCGACCCCGAGACCATCAGGAATACACGTCCCGTCGTTCCCATGGAGTTGTTTCCTGAGGTACGAGGCTTCGTCAAGATGGAACATGGCATAATGAGTGTACTAAACACATCACGAGAGGTACCGGCTTACCGCTCGTGGGTGTCTGGAGCACCAGTAATGCTTCACAATGGTTCTCTAGTTGACGATACATTCTCCGGTTCCGACCGGTACACAATGCAACCGATGTGGGCGTAGAGCGATGGCAGCACGTTATGTAAACCCAGAGAATGTGGCCGCTCAGGGCCAGTCTTTCTATACTGGCCTCCAGCCCGGCTCCTACGAGAAGGGCGGCGGTGGCGGGGGCACCAACGTCATGGGCAAGGGCTCCGGTGGGAGCGCAGGAGTATCTGCTGACCGTACAGGTAGCGATGCTGCACAACAGTCCATCACGGGATACCCAGACAAGGGTGAGTCCATCCTTGGAAAGAAGAAGAAGGAGGACGACCGGTTCACGGCCAATGTCTTCGTTGACAACACTGGGAACCAAGGCGGTCAAGGCGGTACTGGGAACCAAGGCGGACCAATCCCGTCACCGGGAGCAGGCGGTCAAGGCGGATGGGCCGGTGGTGAACAGGGAAAGCCCCCACCACGTTATACCCCATCATCCCGTGGTAACACGGTTGACGCAGATTCTAAGGAGATCACCACTGGCAGTTCTCCTAAGGCCCTCAACCCCGCTCCAAAGGCCCTAAACCCCGGAGCACAGGGTCTGGGTTCCATGATTCCCGGTGCCCCTTACGGGGGAGCAGGTCAGGGCACCAGACCCCAGCAGGGGTTGGGTACTGGGCAGAAGCCACAGCATGGACCAGTGCAGTCAATAGCCTCATCACGTTCGCATACCCGCCAGTCTGGGGTACAGCAGTCTGCTACACAGCAGTCTACTCCGTTCCCCAACATGCCTAATAGTACAAATCGCTCCCTCAACTTCTGATAGGATATAGACATGGCAGTTAACGAATCTCGCTCAATGAATCAGGACATGGCTCAGGGGAAGAACGATGGTGTACGTAAGTACCTCGCCCCTGATCGTGGTGGTGAGGTGGACATGACTAACGTCTCCACTCGTGCCCGTGAACTACCGTGGCACTATGGCCTAGACCCAGATGGGTTTCCTGTTAAGATCGTTTGATAGGTTTCTAAACAAGTAACCACAACCCGGAGTACAACATATGCCACGCCTACTGGTGTGTAAGCCTTGCGGCACCCTCTACAACATGCTGGACTACGATGGTCCTCCTGAGTACGACATGGAACTACAGGAGATCATCAAGAAGCATCTGCATCAGGCCAACGACCCCCGCCCTGAGTCCCATATGTCTCAAATCTTCCGCTGTGATGACGACACAGCCTCCAAACTTGACATGGAGACAGAGGTCAAGAAGGAGTTGATGAAGAATGAAGTTGAAGTGCGGGAGATGCGTAACGACCTCAAAGAGGACGCTCTCAAGTGCTTCTCCAATCATGGTCGACCCAAGGCCGACTGCTTGGACTATTGCAGTGAGGAAAAGACTGTCGGGCGAAAGATGGGGGTACCCAAGGATAAGCGTATGTATCTCTGCATGTTCTGTCCGGTGCAGGAGTACTACCAGTATAAGATCCGTAGTGCTAAGGGCCTTTATAGCACAAAGGGTGACACGGTGAATCGCAATAGGACAGTCACGAACGATGGAGTCGGTGGTAAGAAGTTGTGGACACCGGGGTCCTAAATGATCCTCATCACGATGGATACCTTGGCTCTACCCTCCGAGACGGTCGGTACCCGGAAGCCCAGCGTGGAAGGTCGTGGACTCTGGAACATGCTGTTTCAGCAGTACAACGGCAGTATTGTCCTCATTGCTGATATTAGGGACGACAAGGACCACTTAGAGCACTGGTTGAAGGCCGAGGGCTATAAGCCCAGCATGATTGACTTCTCCAAGGACAGCACCCCGAAAGAGAAGGTCCGCCGGGCCACACAGTTGCGTAATGCCTTCGGTAATGTCCGCTGGTTCGTGGACATTGACCCGTACACAGCACAGTTGGCGCTGGAGGACGGACTACCCACGTTAATAGCCGTTGCTCCTTCTGTTCCTCGTGTTGAGTGGCGGAGCGATCTGGTTGGTGGGAACAAGCCGTGGGACGATCTGGTGGCAGAGATTGACCGACAGAGGATCATGCGGGCTGAGGCTAACTGGGGAGAGAGGGATTGAAGGTCTACTTTGGTGGCGCTGAGAAGGGTTCTTATCTATCCATTCTCCTGTCCGCTGGAGTCACGTCGTTCGGTGTCAACCTCACTCAGTTGTCCATCCCCAAACGTAAGGAACTCATCCTCAGCGATAAGTTTGAGGGTGGAGACATCCTCGTGTACACCTCAGAAACCGACGAGGATCTCCATAGGTTTGACTCGTTCATTCGCCAGCATGAGGAGGACCTAGACGTAGTCATCTGTCCACCCAACTATGAGGGGGACTGGCTGGGCGAAAAGTACGTACCGATCTGGAACGATAAAGAGGACCTAGAGCGTCTGGCGTGGCTGTGCCAGAAGCATGGAAGGGTCGCTTTAAGTGACAAAGCCATTACTGGTAAGACCCTGCCCCGCATCAACCAACTCCACCAGAGGTGGGGCACCAAGATGATTGCCCTCACGTCCAAGGTGGACTCCATCGACGCTGGACCGTGGGACTCAGTGGTGGTTGGGTCATGGACCTCAGTAATACGGTACGGAGAGACACAGGTGTGGGACGGGCATGGTCTGCGTCGGTACCCTGCCCAGCAGAAGGAGAGCGCACGCAAGCGCCACCGGGCTGACATCCTGAGGCTGGGTGTGGACTTCGGGGAGGTCATGGAAGACTCAGTGTCAGCGATGGGACTATTGGCGATCCGGTCGTGGCAAGCATGGTCGGGTTCGTCGGGCTATGACCCTTCCCGTGACTACAACGCAGACGGTGATGGGGGTACAGATGACCCCCAGATAGTTGCTATCGGGGGAGGAGACCCTGATGGACATGCTGGGGTTTCACACACATCTGATCTTGCTATCGGTGTTGTGTTAAAGCGGCACGAAGATGAGAAGGTGTTGTTACCGGGTATCGGTATTGAGGCCATCACGTCATTGGGGGAACAAACCACTGATGAGCAGGGACAATACACCGAAATCGCTCCCAACGTCGTAAACACTTTAGTTACCGGCGACACCCTCCTGAGACAGTGCGATAGTTGCTATCTGGCGGCGAGGTGTCCGGCATTCAAGGAACATTCCGAGTGTGGCTTTAAGTTGCCCGTGGAGATACGCACCAAGGACCAACTGAATGCAGCCATGCGGGTGATGATTGAGATTCAGGCGAGTCGTGTGTTGTTCGCTCGCTTTGCCGAAGAACTGGAGGGGCAGGGGTTGGACCCGGCCCTCTCTGCCGAGATGGATCGGCTGTTCACACTCATCGACAAGATGAAGACCGTGAACGAATCTCGTGAGATGCTGTCCATCTCAATGGAGACCAGAGGAACTAGCGGGGTGCTGTCCCGCCTGTTTGGAGCCGAGGCAGGGAGGGCTGCACAAACCCTCCCCGGCGGTGGCTTTAACGCAGAGCAGAGTAATCGGCTGTTAGAAGAGATCCATGACGCCGAGGTAGTGGACTGATAAGGTGAGCCCTGTAATCGAATACTACGACAGCGACGACAGCGACGACGATCCTACGTTGGTTGACTCCTCAGGAGTTGAGTATGGGTACTGCATCAAAGGACAGACAGCAGTACCACTCTCTGACCTTACGTGGGATGGTGTGTGCAGAAAGTGTGAGATATGCGATGATGACTAGCCGGGACAACATGGGATGGTTGGATGGAAACACCCGATTGGATAAAAGAGGCCCCCTGCCGGGGGAAAGCCCAGTTTATGTGGTACCCCCCGATGGAGGCCAAGGACCCTAACCAGTGGTACGAGATGGGCCGAGTCGTGTGCTCAACCTGTCCCGTGTGGGAGACATGCTTAAAGGTGGGACAGGACGAGAAGTGGGGAATGTTCGGTGGGCTGACTCCCAAGGAGCGTAAGAAGTCATCCACGGCTCATGGAAAGTGGGAGGACTACAGACGTGGCTGCCGGTGTGGTAAGTGTTGGTTAGCACACGAGGAACGTATGCTTTCGGAACCAATCGACCCGGACCTCTTGCCAAACCAAGGTGACCCCGAGTATGATGAACCAAGCAGGATGCTCTTTGACATTCTGTAGCCACCAACAGTGTAGGGGGAACTATGTTTCTGGCACGAGTACTAACCTTAGGAATACTCACAGTCATGCAACTAGGGTGGTATGCTAGTGACCTAGGGGGTGAGGATGGCTTCGATAGCAAGGAAACCCGCACGCGGACGATTGCTGCACCGGGGTTCGATTCCCCGCACCTCCACCCGGTAGACGGCGGGGTCGTTGTTGATCCCCCCACCACCTCAACCACCTCCCCGTCGTCTACCACCACTTCATCGTCACCCAGCAATACTCGTAGTCCGCTTACTGAGCGCTATAACTACTACGACAAAGGCCCACAGATTGTGGCCCTCCAAGAGGAACTGGGGATGGACTACGTCGATGGCGTCTACGGACCACAGACCCGCAAGGCACACATCAAATCGTTCGGTAATCCCATGTCTGCCATCCTGTACTTCTACCCTGAGGTCATGCAATCACCGACGCCCTGTTCACACGGGTGCTTGTCGGGTGACGAGCACTATGAACTTCCGACTCTGGGAGAACTGATAAACGAATACTTCCTGCCCGAGGACAGGGCACTCGCTCAGAGGATCGCCTTCTGTGAGTCCAGTGGACGGAGTTGGGACATAGGGTCTACCTCGGTGTCATCGGCTCTAGCCATCGGCTGGTTTCAACACTTGGCGAAGTACTGGGTTGAGCGTTCCGGTAAGGCGGGCTTTAAGGACTACCCCCCGTTCCACGGGCGAGCCAATGTCGCCACCGCCGCATGGCTATACTACAGCAGTGGCGTACATCACTGGAATCCGTCAAAGAAATGTTGGGAAGGTTCGGTTGCTTAAGTTTCTAAGAAACTGGTACGTGACACTCATTCCATTGTCAATCATCCTCGCTTTAAGTATCTTTATGGGATACTTGATCCTGTACACTAAGGTGTCAGGGTGATCGTGGTATTATTGTGGTGTGCCCACGCCCACTGGACCTCAATGGTCTGACTTCAGCCCTATGGAGGACCAGATCCCTGTAGGTGTGCGTGAGGGTGTCAAGGGGGCTGCACAGACGGGTGCGACCATAGCAAGGAAGGGCTTTGACTCAGCCAGTAGGAGCACTCAGGCAGCCACGCTGGCTACGTACTCCGCTGGAGTTATTGGAGCCGCTACTGGAGCGTTGCCCGCAGACACTGGTCTGATGATTGCGGCCAGTTCTCCCATCCTGCCGTTCGCTCGTCAAGGTGCGGAGCACCTCGCTTCTATGCGGGCTAATCCAGATCGAATGTCGGTCAAGCAAGCGCTCAATCCAGTACGGTTTGTCAAGGGACTGATGCAGACTCCGGGTAATCCTCCACCCCGATAGTAACTTTCTTCTAATATCCCTTGCTATTCTCCCTGCGTTGGTAGTACGGTTCCCAGTGGAAGGGAGAACCATGAACGAAGATGAAGATACCATCGGGTACAAGACCTACGAGACAGCCATGGGGCTGGTCACCGTCTACACCAAGGACGAGCCGGGGGCTGCGGGACACAAGGCTGGCACCACCAAGATGGTGTATAAGGACCCGCCACCTCGCCCCATGAAGTTGAAGAAGAAGCACCGCTGAGCATCTTGACCAAACACGTAACACAACACGAAGGGACGCTTTAAGAGTATGAACGAAGCACAAGCCGAACGACCAATCATCAGGATGGTGCCTGAGGCACCCCGAGAGGGAGGTGGTCACAACCTGACCATCGCCTTCGACGTGGACCTCGCACGAGAACACGATGAGTACATCCGCCAGATCCATCAGCATCAGTTCGATGAGCAACGCCCATTCATGGATGAGGTGGCATTCATCGCACAGCAGATCATGGAAGGCTTCCTGACTCAGTCGTTCATCGACAGCGATGGCTTCGGGCTGGCCCTCCGCAAGGGACGAGTGATCGTGAACGACGTTCGGGCTGTCACCCTCGCAGAGAGGTACACCCCGCAGGACGAACCGTTCTAACAGACCGTGGAGGGTCGGGGATGTTGCTACTTCCCACAGCATCCCCATCCCCGGCCCCCCACACTACGAAACCAACGACTACGAAACGAGGAAGCATGATCCGAGCACGAGTGGAGCGCAAGGGTAAGGAGTACCACCTTGGGAAGTTCCACACCAAGAAGGAGGTCGACGCTGCCAAGGTAGCAGCGACCCGTGTACTGGATAGGGTGGAGGCCGACATGCCCGCCCCGGTCAAACCCACGTACCCCAGTCTGTCTCTCATTACCAACCTAGTGGACATGGGTGTCTACGACCGGAAGGCTGAGGGCATCATGTCGCTCGTCCGCACGTTGGTGAAGCGCCACAGTATGATGGCCGTCGGAGTACAGAATGCCACCGCTCCAATCCAGACGATGACTATGAACGAGATGGAGCCAGACGTTCGTGATGGGCGTGGTCCGCTGCTCTCCCAGAACCGGTGGTAAAAGAATCTTGCCCCAGCCCTTGCTAATCTCCCTGCACTGCCAGTAGTATCTTCATTAGCGAAACACCTACCCCACAAGGAGGGGAATAATGAGTCAAGAATCCAGCGAGTGGCTGAACCAGAATGTTCTGGTCGGTTTCACTTCCAAGCGTGGTAACGCATGGCACTACCGTGCCAGCGATCAGGGCGACGAGCCCAACCACTACGAACTCGCCATCCCGGTTGAAGACGTGGAACGTCGCCTCTTCTTCTGGGAGGCCAAAGAGTTCCCCGTCACCATCACCGTTCCGACTTCCACGTCGGATGTGGACATCGCTGGTCTGGACGCCCTCACGGGGGCTGCCTACAAGCACGTCCCGGTCGGTGACTACAAGGCCATTGGACGGTCGGACACCAACGAGGTGTTCCGCATGTTCAAGACCTCCTACGCCATCCACCAGTACCGTGAATGGCTCTTGAACACGGTTGCCAACCTGATTGACGACGATGAACTCGCCGTCGCCAGCGCTGGCCTCCTCCAGAACGGTGGAGTTGCTTGGGTGAGTGTCGAACTCCCCGAGAACCTTGAGACCCCACAGGGGTTCACCATCCGTCCCCAGTTGCTCGCTACCACGAGCCACAACGGGACCCTCGCCACGACGTTCAAGCAGACGGCCACAGCGGTCGTGTGTGACAACACCCTGTCGTGGGGCCTTCAGGATCAGGGGCAGGTGAGTCGTACCCGACACACCACCAACTCCGGGTTCCGTCTCCAGTCAGTACGGGAGGCATTGGACATCGTCCATGTGGCCGGTGACGAGATGATGGCCGAGATTGAGAGGCTGTCCAACATCAAGGTGGACAACTTCCAGTTCGACCGGATCATCCAGCGTCTGGTCCCGGTCCCCACGCTGGAGTCCAGCAATCAGGCTGGGGTGACCCGAGCCGAAAACAAGACGGAGCGTCTCCGGTCCCTCTGGACCTCAGACCCCCGTGTGGCCCCTTGGAAGGGCACGGCGCTTGGTGTGGTGCAGGCGTGGAACACCTACAGCCACCACTACACCGGCAAGGCTGAGAAGCGTGCCGAGCGCAACATGGTGAACGCCCTCAATGGGTCCACCTCCAAGGCCGACAAGTTCGTCCTTGACGCTGTGCTGGAGACCGTCGGGGTCTGATGCCAGCGGGTTGGGCTGGGGCGTCCGTAAGCCGCCCCAGTCCTTCCCGGTGCCATTGGTACCAACACAACTAAATAACAGGGGAGTTGGCAGTTAGAGACTTCACGGTCGAAGACTGTCGCGTCAGTCCTGAGCATGACTTGAAACTGCTCCCAGACGACAACGAGGGACGAACGATGGCTAAACACGGTTCAGACTTTCTGGTGCGCTGCACCGTACTGGTGCTGTACGACATGGTGCTCCGAGAGGGACGCAACATCAACGTGTTCAGCGACGAGTGGAACCCCCACACGTTTGCCACAGAGATTATGGAGCGCCTCGCTGACGAGGACGACGTGTGGGCTTTGGAACGTGACATGGAACTGGACATGGAACTGGACATGGAACTGGATGGCACACGGCTGGGCGATGACGAGAACTCCAACATCACTCTCCGAGAGGACCTTGGTGATCGGGATGTGTTCCACAGGGACCACCGGAACATGGTCCGAGATTATCTGTCCTCCGACAAGACACTTCCATTGTTTACCTCGCTGTACGCCACACTTACTGGCACGTCCAACTACCCCAACCGACACCTGTCGTCAAAGGACTTGGTGAACGCCAAGCAGTCCTACGTTCGATCCATCCATCCTTCGTCTCGCAGCAACTACCGACGACTGGTTGAACACACCTCTGCTCACCCCGGTCAGAGCCCCTTCCCCGCTACGATTACCGAAGCACTGGAACACGAGTGGAAGAACACCACCGCTGGGTCGTGTACCACGGACATGGTTGAGTTGCTGGCGAATGAGTGGGCGGACATTCCCATAGTACCTCTGACGTTTGACGACTTGCCGACGCAGAGTGGCTGGATGTATCTGGAGAAGCCTCTGGTACTACCCTGCGATCCCGACATGAACCAAGCGAGGGCCGGGTTCAGCCACCGACCCATCCGAGCGATGTCGTGGCACACGATCTCCGGTAAAGGCGTGGACGATCCGGGGATGATTGTTAGGGACGTTGAACGTCCTGACCATGCCGAGCCGCTGGCCGTCGTTCTATCGTTGTACTCAGACCCACGGGAGACCGGGCTGATCGGTGTACTCCCCGACGAGATTACTGACGGCGTGGAGACTCTTGGCGACTGGGACGAGGGCAGCGCCTACGACTTCCACTTCCCTTTCTTGGACAGTGTTCGTTTAGCCCTACGAAACTTGTCCGTCCTCACTGACCCTGTCAATCAGTTGGGGTGGTCGGACTTCAGCGCACAGGGTGAGGCAAACCTCGTCTGGGACGTGCTCACCTTCCTTGACGTTAGCGAGGAGGAGGTGCTGCGTCGTCATGGAGACGGCTTCCTGTTTCTCACCCAAGCGTTCCATGCCCTGTGGTCGATCATGCAGGAGATCGCAGTAGTGGAGACCGTCCCGGTGTACGGCAAGAAGAGGAACAAGTCTGGCAAGGAACGGACTGTCTCCAACGTCATCGTTGTTGACCTGCCCAAGGCATACAGGCCAACCGCCGAGAGTGATCCCGAGTTCAAGGGGGTGCTCACCTACCGGTTCCCAGTTGCTTCACATTGGAGGCGGCTCCGAGACGGGAACGGGACGGTGGTCAAACGAGTTAGGGTGAAGGCATACATGAAGGGACCCGACGACGGTGAGTTGGTCGTGAAGCACAAGGTGCTTCGGGTTCGCAAACCAACAGTACAGAAGGAGTGAGGACATGGGGTTAGACCAAGGGGCTCAGGAGTTCAACGAGAAGCAGAAGCGACTCCAAGAGTACTACCAGACTGAGGGCCGTGGACTCTCTCGTGTAGAGGACGAGTTGAAGAAGGTGAACAACAGCCTTGGCTTTCTCATCGACACCATACTGAAGTGGATTGAGGACGAGGAGAAGCGCCGGGGGGGCGAGCACCGTCGTTCGTCCTACGGGATGTACGACCCCTTTAAGCACAGGACACAGCGAGGCCACGAGGACGACAGGTGGGCTGGGTGGGCAGAGGACAAGTACCGTGAGCCGTACCGCAATCCGTTCAAGCAGCGTCCGCACCCGTATGACCAAGACAAAGATTCTGGTACTGGGTCTTGACAATCTCCCTGCACTGGACGTAAGGTGGAGCGCAGAGGGAACAACTAACAAGGGAAGGGAATACCTTGAACATCATCTCTATCTACCATCGGGTGGCCGACGAAGGCATTGGCTGGGACGAGTTCTCAGCCGGAGACACGCTGGAGACTGCCTACGCATACGTTGACGAAGAATGGGACGAGGAGGCCGACGGCGTCGACCCCCTCCCCTTCCTGTCCGACGTGTACCGCGACAACAACGCTGTTGACGGTACTGAGATCAACGTCCAGAAGGGCAAGCGCTCCCTCTCAGTGGGTGACGTGGTCGGGCTTCCCGACAACACCTACTGGACGATCCTCCGTATGGGCTGGGCTCAGGTCGATGAGATCGACGTGGGCCTCTCCATCATCAACAACGAGTACGCTGGGGACGGTGGCCTGTGTCCCCGGTGCGAGTCCCAGAGCCTCGTGGTGCCAGTGACCCACAACGCCCTGAGCCGCACGACTCGTGAGGCTACCGATATTCCTGTCTACGTCTGCTCTGACTGTGGAGAGGACGAGGCGTGGGATGAGTACGGCTCTGGTGTGACCCAGCGTGACCAGTGGCCGGTGACTGAACGGTACGAGTCACCCTTCCGCCTGTCCGAAGACGACATGCTCCAGATTGAGGACCCGTCGTGACCGAGCGCTACCGGGCCACCCTCCACGACCGCATCTACCACTGTGACTTTCTGCTGGGCCGTGGCTTGGTGGGCGACGCCGACGACGACGACGAGCGTACTGCCGCCATCGCCTTCATCACGGAACTGCGGAGCGAGTACCGCCACGCCCTGAGTGAACTGTCATTGAGGAGGGGGAACTGACATGGCTAACATCGGACAACACACGGACACCACGGGCACGAGGCAGAGGGTCATGGCGCTCCGAGAGACTGAAGCGCAGCGACTGAGGGTCCAGTGGGCCATCGCTGCCGAGGATAAGAAGCGTCGCCACAAGGAGGCGCTGGAGTACGCACGACGGACGCCAATCGACGGAGAGAAGGTCACCAGCAATGTCATCATTGGATGAACTAGCACAGGAACTAGCCCGCTTGGATCGGACAGCCAAGACAGCCAAGGACAGGCTGGACGAGGCCAAGGAGAAGATGATGGCGGCAATGGATGAGGCCGACGTAGTGAAGGTCCCCACCTCGTCTGGCAAGGCCACCATTACTCTCATCAACGGCGAGCGTCTGGACGTTGACTATGGGGCTCTGGAGGAGTCCGATCCAGAAACCGCAGAGAAAGTCCGTGCCTTAAAAGTCGACCTCTCTCTGTGGCGTGCAGGAATCACCGCTGGAATAATCAACGTGGACCTCGCTGCATCGGTCTCCAAGACTGTCCCCTACCGGCAGATCAAAGTTAGTCGCAAGTAGCAGTACAGGAACACACTGTACAGTCGACTTCTTTAAGGGTCTCTTTAAGGGTCGCTTTAAGGGTCGCTTTAAGAGAAAGATTACATACGCACATGGGTACACCAGACACACCGAAGCAGGGACCGGGACCTGCCCCCACCTCTCCGCCGGGACCGATGACTCCGGACTCCGACACCCTCCGGGCCGTGGTCGACGGGCACCTCCCCTACGGCGGGCGCACACGCTGACCACGGCGGGTGGTCAACGGACAGACACGTCCGCCGAGGTCGACCGCCGACAGTGGCAGTACAGGAATCTTGCCCCAGCCATTGCTAATCTCCCTGCACTGGGCGTAAGGTGGAGCACAGCGGGAGGGAACCCTCCCCCCGCCCAACCACACAGGAGCCCCACCCAACATGCGAACCCCCACCATCACCGCCACCGTGACGACCGAGTTCCCCGGCTCCCACTGGTCCCGACACACAGACGTGGCGGGTCGGACGTACAGGGCCCACGCCACCGAGTTCGGTGACCTTGGCGAGCCATGCAACCGGATCAACCTGACCATCCACCCTCGTGGTGAGTGGGCTCTCCCGCCGGAGAACCAGCCCTTTGCCGACCACGCCTTCGGCATCCACGGCAACGTGGTCGACGGCATCGTCAGCATCGACATTGGCGACGTGTCGGTCGACCTCCCAGAGGGCCACGAGCATCGTGTGCTGGACGCCCTGCTGGCTGCCCTTACCGAGCAGAAGCGTCAGGCCGACGCTGGCACCGAGGAGACCGTGGTGAACCTCACGGGCGCAGAGGTGACGGCATGACCCCCACCTACCACGACGAGTTCGTGACGGCCATCGAAGGTGGCATCGGATACTGGTCCGAGGTCATCCAGTACGACTGGGACCGGGCCGACTGGTTCGCTGTCATCGAAGACATCGAAGGCGACCAGCACCGGATCACCGAGGACACGATCAGGCGGGGCTTCCGACGGCTGGCCGACAGCGGCTGTGGAGAAGTACTGGCCGAGGTCAGGTCCGCAGCCCGCAGCCTCCTGTACTCCGGTGGCAAGGACACCGAGGCGTGGGAGGACGTGCAGGACGCCGACACGGCAGACATGGTCGTCCAGTTCGCCCTCTTCGGTGTGCCGGTCTACGGATGACAATACAGGAATCTTGCCCCAGCCATTGCTAATCTCCCTGCACTGGTTGTAGTATTGAGCACAGCGGGGGGGAACCCTCCCCCCCGCCCCCAGCCCCCCACACAGGAGCGCCACACATGACCCAGCCAGTACACACACCTTGCCAGCACTGCACGATGGAGACCCGGAGCGATTGCCACTCTTGGGAGCACCTGACGGTGTCCCCCCTGATCGCCCTGCGCCTGTCCGATGCGCTCTGGGGTACTGGTGACCGCCCGTCGGCTGATGTCCCCCGGTGGGTGATGGAGTTGATCGCTGACGAGTTCTTCGCAGACTCGCCCTCGTTCTCCCGTGACCTGTTCCTCCTCCGCTGTGGCCTGTCGGTGACGGCATGACCCAGACCACCGCCAACCCAGCCAGCGACAAGCAGTTGGCATTCCTCGGCAAACTCATTGCCGAGCGTGTCACCGACCTTGCCGAGGTTGCCCAGTATGGGGCAGTTATCCCGACCCTGACGACCAAGTCGGCCAGCGAACTCATCGACCACCTGCTGGCCCTCCCGGCTCCGACCCCGGACGCCTACCAAGGCCCGGAGGCCGACCACGTCATGGTCAGCAAGCGCCATGCCAAGTGCGCCCTGTGCGCCCACCCGACCTTCGCCGGTCAGGCCCACGCCTCTGTGGTCGCCAAGGTCTGGTCCTCGTACCACTTCGCCGGGGAGTGCCCGGAGGGCGAGGTCCAGACCTCTGGCATCGACTTCCGGGTGGCCTGTGAGACCTTCGGTCGGCACTCCAACTGGAACGGCAAGGACTCGTACACCCTCCGGCTGGCCGACCCTGTCCACGTCGATGGGCAGGTCTCCGGTGAGACCCGCCTGAAGGTCAAGGTGTCGTACAACCAGACCACCGGCTGGGTCAACGTGAGCGATGACGCCGCCTACGGCCACGGCACCCAGTACGGCTCCCAGCGCCCCGGTGCGGAGTACGTGGGCGACGCCGCCACCACCCTCGCCCGGATGCTGGCCGACGTGCAGGCCAGTGCAGCGGCCTACGGCCAGATCACGTCCACCTGCGGCTGCTGCTTCCGGGCACTGGAAGACGAGCAGTCGGTGGCCCGAGGAATCGGACCAATCTGCTGGGCAAAGTTCAACTAATCAACGACCAACCAACGACCAATAAACCACACAAGGAGACCACACCAATATGAAGATCAAAGACATCCATCCGAACACGATCTACCGCTACGCAGGAAACACCAAGCGTGATGCGTTCTGGTTCCGAACCGGTGACACGGTGACCGCTGTGCAGTCCCCCCGGTCGGAGTCCGACAAGGCCCCCAACAACCACCTGCTCGTCCAGACCAGTGAGGGTTGGGACATCACCGTGGGGACGAGGTGGATCGACCATGTGGAGGTCCTCCGCTGGATCGACAACGCTCGTGGCAGCGTCGTCCACCACGGTGACCAGACTCTGGACCTCACCTTCCAGCCCCAGCCCTTCCAGCAGCACAGTCAGCACCTGCTGACGTACTCCAACCCGTTCTCCGACGAGCGGTGGCTGGACGGCGAGCGTGACGCCCTGATCGCTGAGTGGGGCACCGAGTACTACTGGGACACGACTGGCCGTCCCTCCCTCGTCAGCCTTGGCGACCACGTCGGCACCGTCCCGCTGTCCGGGGTGGAGGGTCCCTTTGACGAGACCGAGAAGGCTGCCGAGCAACTCGTCCACCGGGCCGAGGTGGCCGAGCGCAATGCTCACTCCGCTGAGAAGTCTGCGGCCCGTGAGGTCCTCCGCACCGAGGCCAAGTCGTTCCTCGTGACGACCCTCGCCAACGTGCCCGACGCCCTCGTGGAGAACACCTCCAACGGTCTGGGGAACACGGTGGAGCGTGCCCAGAAGTTCGGCGTGAGCGACTGGTCGCTGGACTACGAGGGCGGCTACTCAGGAGAGGTCGACACTGAGACCCCGGATGGCGACAGCCTCGTCGGCCTGAAGGCGTCGACCCTCGCAGCCATCACCTACGCATGGCAGCAGGTCTACGGCGACGCCTCGTGGGAGGACATCGCCGCTGGTGTCTACGAGCGCCACCACGCCTCCGAAGAGGTGAAGCACATCACGGTCAACGTGCCCTCCGTGGACGACGTGGAGGCCACCGCTGAGAGGGTCGCCGCCTACCTCCCGGCCAACTACGTGGTCGTCGGCCACGAGACCTACCGGACACGCTCTGTCGTCTTCGTGAAGGGCACCGACCGGGCTGGCTGGACTGCCGACGGCTACGTGCTCCCGAGGCTCGCCTCCGGGCTCCTGACCGCCACGGTGGACAGCCTCAGCCGCAAGGCCGTCACCGCCTGACGACAGCAGTACAGCAGCACTCCCAGTGGTCAACGGACAGACACGTCCGAAGGGCCTGACCACTGGGAGTGAGCAGTACAGGAATCTTGCCCCAGCCATTGCTAATCTCCCTGCACTGGTTGTAGTATTGAGCACAGCGGGGGGGAACCCTCCCCCCCGCCCCCAGCCCCCCACACAGGAGCGCCACACATGACCGACCTGACTTCCTTCCTCTCCTCGCTGGAGACGACCACGGCCCCCCGCCCGGCTGACGCCACGGTGGTCGGTCGCCCCCACCCCACGCTCGCCCCGTGGGCTGCTGTCGCCTGCCCCGGTGGGCTGCCGCTCTACGACTTCCAGCAGTTGGCTCTGGACCACATCCTGACCTCCCCGGTGGGGCGTCGGACCTTCCTCTCGCTGGAGATGGGCATGGGGAAGACGCCCACCGCCATCCACGCCATCGCCGCCAGCCTCGTGGAGGTGCCCGACGCAGGCCCGGTCCTCGTGGTCGTGCCGCCGACCCTTCGCCGGACGTGGCTGGACGAGTTCGACAAGTTCCGTCCGGGCACCACCGTCCACAAGATCACCGGTCGCCGGGTCTACGAGTTGCCCACCGACGTGGAGGTCCTCCTCGTGGGTGACTCCGTCATGGCCGCATGGGCCGACGAGTTGGAGGGCAAGTGCTCCGGCCTCGTGGTCGATGAGTGCCAGCGCACCAAGAGCCTCTCCCAGCGCTCCGCTGCCGTCCTGAAGGTCGCACGCTCGCTCCCGCAGGACGGCCTGCGCCTGCTCCTCACGGGCACGCTGACGACCAACGGTCGGCCCACCGAGTTGTCCCAGCCCCTGTCGATTCTGGACCGTCTGGGCGAGGCTGTCCCCCAGCAGGATGGCTCCTTCGGGTTCGGCAAGATCAACCCGAAGACCTTGGCCGACGCCAACATTTTCCGCTTCCTCAACACGTTCGCCCCTCGCGTGCATGGTGATCGGTTTGGGCGTCGGGCAGCAGCGGATCTGGACGTGCTCCACCGCAACCTCGTGGACAACGTGGGCATGTACCGTCGGCTCCGCTCCGACGTGCCGGAACTTCAGGACCTGAGCAAGGCCCGCAACGTCTGGTACGCCGAGATGGCCCCCAAGCAGGCCCGCCTCTACGCCAGCGCCGAGGACGACCTGAGGGCCTACCTGACCAACGACCTCGGCCTCCCGTGGGCACGAGTGGAGAAGGGCATGAGGACCGAGGGTCTTCGCCTCCTGATGGAACTCCGCAAGCAGGCTGGCATGGGCAAGGTGCAGACCATCGTGGAGCGCACGAAGGAACTGCTGGCCGAGGGCGAGCGAGTCTTCGTGGCGACGTGGTACAAGGCCGAGGCCGAGGCCATCGTGGCGGCTCTGGGCGACAAGGCCGTCAGGATCGTCGGCGGCATGAGTGACAACGCCAAGGCCGAGGCCCAGCGCCGGTTCACGACCGACTGTGACGACGAGGCTCAGGTCTTGGTCGGGAACATCATTGCAGCCGGTACCGGCCTCACCCTCCACGGCTCTGGCAAGTGCCGGACCATCATCGTGGGCAGCCTCCCGTGGACGCCCAGCGACCTCGCTCAGGTGGAGGATCGCCTCTGCCGCATCGGCCAGACGAGGACCGTCCACAGCACCATCGCCATCGCCGCTCACCCAGACGGGCGAGACTCCATCGACGCTCAGGTCTTCGGCCTCCTCCGGGCCAAGGCTGAGGCCACCAGCATGATCCACGATGGCGTGGAGTCGGACGGCCTCGTGGACGACCAGAGCATCGCAGACGCCCTGATGGAGTACTACGGCGGCTGACCCAGATCGGCTGGCCGGGGGAGTGTGTGGCCCCCCCGGTCGGCCCTCCCAACCACACCCACACAACCAACGACCAACGACCAACGACACGAAAGAGACCACACGACATGATTGACCTGACCCCCCAAGACTGGACCGCCTACAACCTCTCCGGCGTGGCCGGGGTGCAGAGCCCGGACAACCGTGAGTCCCCCGGAGCGCTCTGGCTGCTGGACGTGAGGGACGCCGTGGCTAACTGGTGGGTAGAGGCCACCGAGGAGCGCAGGGGGACCGTGGAGGCCGGTGACGACGACTGGTGGCACGAGGCCACCCACCGTCTGGCCGACGAGTCCATCCCCATCGCCACCTACCACCTCTGGCAGGTGTTCACTGACCTCTGCCTCTGGCAGGACGAGGCCGCTGACGACATCCCGGTGCTGACCGAGTCAGGGCCACACGCTGCGGTCGTGGACATGACCGCTCAGGCCACGAGCATCCTCTACGAGGTGGCCCACCGCCTGACGTGGGTCATCCTGACCGCACTCACCAACGATGCCGAGGAGGCAGCATGACCTACCCCATTAGCCGGATCGTGGCGTTTGCCTGCGCCGAGTGTGAGGCCGTGATGCACCAGCCAGCCGACGACGAGAACCAACTCTGCCTGAACTGCCGCTACCCGATCCCTGAGGAGACAGCATGACCATCCACACCATCCACACGACCAAGCACATTGACTACTCACGAGGTGACCGGGTCGACCACCTGTTCATCGTGTCCGAGGCGTTCGGCCCGAAGCCAGCCGACACCGCCGTACTGCTGACGGTCTCCGACACCGGGCTGGACCTCGTGCTGGACGACCAGTCAGCAGGGTGGCGTGACCGGCCCCGGAGCAAGGGGTTCAGCCTGACGTGGGACGAGGTCATCGCACGGGTGGTCTCCGGGGAGTTCGACCACCAGACGTGGTCAACAGACAGTGACGTACCCCCCGGCGAGACCACCGACAGTGAGAGTACTGGTGATCTCCAGGATGAGGAGCACGTCAGTCGCTGTGGCTACTGCGGCGACGTGATCGACTACTGCCAAGGCCACGGTGAGGACGAGCGTGCTGCGGCTGGCTTTGACTACGACAGCGACGAGTACGACGCACGCCGGGAGGCGTTTGAGTCAGTCGATGAGTCCACCGAAGACCCCCGGCTGTGCGACTGCGGCAAGGGTCACTGGTGCCCCCTCTGGGAATCGTGGGACGGCCCCGGCAAGACCGAGAGGGACGCTCTGTGCCTTGAAGAGATCCATGAAGCGATTGACGAGGAAGAACGGCAGGACCTACTGGAGGAGCACGGCACGGTAGTCGTGGTGATGACCGAGGAGGAGGCCGAGCAACTACAGGACCTCCTCAACACCAGCCCGACCCTGACCGAGGACCACCCGGCCCTCGTCCACCTAGACCTCGGGCTGGGTGCATGATGACCAACCTGACCTACGACCGGATCTTCAGCCTGATCTGGGAGGAGAACAACGACGGCGAGACCGACGGCGAGGACTGCACCGAACTGGATGCGTCCCTCTGGACTGAGGACGACACCCACCCGTGGGACGGACTCATGTGGGGCTGCCAGATGGAGACCCGCCAGACCTACGCCCAGACACTGGAGAGCCCCGCCGAGTTCCTCACGGTGGGCAGGATCTGGGTCACCAACGACGAGTACAAGGAACTAGCCGAGGTGGACGTGTCCGAGTTCCAGTAGAGGGACACACAGGGCACCTGAGAGCCCTCCACCCCCCCAGAGGGGGATAACCGCATGACAGCCCCCAAGGCCCTCACAGAGGCTCCTAGGGGGCTCTCGTGGTGATGGGGGCAACTAGACGTACCCTCAGGCCCCCTCACAGGCCCTCAGAGAGCCCACGAGGCCCAAGAGGGACACACACCCACCTCTCCACCACGAGGAGCACAGGGGAGGAGGGAGGAGGTGACATAGCAGAAACCTACCGGGTGCGGCAGTCTTCTGATATCTCACCAGCCAGCAGGTGACACGGCCAACCCAGTCGGCCCAGACCAAGAGCATCAACAACAGGGAGAGAGGAGGAGGGAGGAGAGAGGGTGGGTAGGTGGGGGGAGTCACCATGTGATTGAGAAGTCCATGCGATCCATGTGGATACCAACGACCCACCACGGGGAATAGAGGTGGTTCCTACCTACATCAGCGCATCGCTGTGCGCCCGCAGCCAATAGGCCCAAAGATAGGCAGACAAACCTCCGGTTTAGCGTCATTCTTTCAGCCATAATGCTGTCGGCTTATCCGATACTTTATGGCGAGCAACTGCCCTATTTCTTTATAGATTTGACCCCCCCCATAGTTAATGGGCCTTACTGTGGAAGAGCGTGGGTAGGGTCGAATCCCCACAGACAGCCATTTCGCTATATAGCCCTAAATCTGGTATTATTGAGGTATGCCAAAGCAACGACCCCCAACGAAATCGCTAACACCCAAGAGCCCCGGCGAGCAGACGGAAACCGGCAAGCAGATCACAGGTGCGTTTGACGGCCTCGGGCAGGGGTTGGCGGCACTATTCTCAGAGAAGCCAGCCGCTCCACAGCAGGAGCGACCCGTACTACCGATGAAATCCCGCGATGACTACGTCGAAGAGGGCACCCACGGGCAGTTCAACCACTGGGCCATGCACAGTGACACACACCCGGCTGCGGCTTACGCCAACCGGAAGCCCCAAGGCGAGGATTCCGACCCGGAGGACCCCGACGGTACGTTAGATTACGTCGAAGAGGGCACGGAAGGGCAGTGGGGCGAAAACGACCAGAAATGGGGCCTGATTCGCATGGGGATGGACGCACGGGATCAGGAACGGTCGAAGCAGGAGCGGGCAAATGGCTCTCGTGGACACTTCGATGCGGGTCACACCTGACCGGATGGACTCGGTGTCTCTCCACACTGAGGCCCGCTAGGTCTAGCGGATAGAGGGCGAAAAACGGCTCAGGGGGTGCCCTGTGGCTGTTCGTTGGTCCTAGGAGCAGCAGGCTTGCCTTCTTTAAGGCGCTTCTCGTCCCTGAACCAGAGACTAGATGCTGTGTCCCGCAACCTTGGTCCACGTTCGACTCTGGGTTTAGCCCACCCCACGGTCTTTCCCAAAGGTGTCCCCCCAATAGCGTCGTCAAGCACACTCAGAGTGTCGTCAGCGACCTGATAATCCCTATTGGCAGCAGCCTGACGAGCAGACGGGGTACCAAGTACCTTACGGGCTAGACCCGGCTTGGCACCAACCTGACCAAGCGTCCCCTTCTGGTAAGGCGTCATAGCCTGTACCCTATTCCACTGGTCTCCTAGGCGATGAGGCATGTCAACAGTTTACCATGGAGGCTAGCCCACAAAGTCATGTGCTTCCGACCGCTCTTTGTACTCTACAGGTACTTCTGTGTCGGGATTTAGGTCATTGGCGATGGCGACACGGTGGTGCCCGTCCCTGATCTTGGTTCCACCTTCAGTTAGAACAACAGGGCGCAGGATGCCGTGCCGGGAAATCTGTGCGTGGCGGCTGATGTCTAAGGGCTCACTACGCTTGGATTCGGTCAACTTACGGTCCCACACCTGCTCTGGTCCCTCTTGACGTGAAAACTTAGCGTTAACGAACGCCTCCTGCCAGTCTTTGTGCTCTCCAGCGTTCTCGTCTACCCATTGCATTTCCGTTAAGGCTACCATCTCAGTAGTATGGAGTTCCTTGGCGGGGATGAACATTCGCAACTGCTGCGGGTGTACATGATCTGAAGCAGTCATACCCCTATTGTACAGTAATCTGGTATCATATACGTATGGAGTTCAACACCCAGCCAACCCCCGACGGTGGCGTGCCCGGTGACTACCCCGGCAAGACCAAGCCTAGCAAGGGTTGGATAGGGGATATACCGGGACAGGGCTCAGAAGGCCCCACCGACACCCCTAACAAGGATGACTCCTGCCCAACCTGTGGTACGTCCCCCGGACACCCTGACAGTCCCGCTAAGTACGTCAATCCAAACAACCCTGTGGCCGAGCCACAGAAGTATTACCGTGGTGAACAGCAGGGACGTGGCTCACACTTCGATGCAGGCCACCAGAGTTGGACTAACTAATGTCACGTAAGTCGTTTGACGACGGTCACCAGAACGCTGGGCACACCTCTGGGTTCAATCTGGACTTCGACGTGATGCACAACTTGTTCCACGGGCAGCGGGAAGTAATCTCTGACGTGGCACGCGACGAGGGGATCTCGTTTGACGAGGCTTCCACCTTCGTGCCCAGTGCCATCGAAGATATGGAAGCAAACGACTTGGGGGACCTAGTAGACCCCCAGAATGACACCTACGAAGAAGAAGGCACGCACGGCCTAGCGTTGGCCGTTGGAACAGTCGGTAAAGCAGCCGCTAAGGGGTACATGGCGGCACGGTCGAATCCGAAGACAGGACCCCTAGTCAAGGCTGGGGAAGCGGCTGTTAAGGAAAAGGGTAAAGAGTTGGTCGGGCAGGCGATTGCTAAGGGTAAGGAAAAGTGGGGGGCTGGTTCACAAAATAGTGAACTGAAGGGCAAAGGAGGGGCCGGATTGGCCTCTCCCGCCTCAGAGAGTGACGACCCGCTCGCTTAGGAGACCACGAAGATCCAGTAGTAGGTCCTGAATCTCGGCAGACGTGAATATCTCACGTTTGGCGGTGATTGCCAAGAAGGTCTCAATCTCTGCAATGAGTTCCGGTGCATGTGTATCGGTCATATGACCAAGCGTACCACACCGCATCTCCCTGTCAAGACAGTACGATAGATTCTTAATGCCAAACCAGCCTTGAAAGGCGAAATGAAGAAAATAGCAAACTTGTTAAAGCAACGATGGAATCGTCCGCCGAGGGGCCACTACTACCCTAATCAGGCTATGACCGATGAGTTGGAGCGGGAACTGATGAAGGCGTACATGGGTACCGGCGTCAGAGGAAGAAGACAACGCTTCTAGATGTCTCTTTATTCTGGTATTCTTGTACTGTGGAAGAACAGCAGGAACTGCCCTTAGACTTTGGTCACGGTGGCGGTACCCTGCGTACCTTCAAGCCTGTGGGGCTCCTTGCTGACGCCGCTGGGCGCTGGGCCGAGAAGATGGGTAAACACCACACGTCTGATCAGTTCTCCAACATTACTGCTGACAGTTCACACTTAGCAACCTTCACCGAGCACCGTCATCGGGACCATGAGGACCCCTCGCCAGAAACTCTCAAGAGTTATGGCTCCCTGAGGACTCAGGTTCAGCAGCAGTATCAGCATTTAACCGGCCCTACGGAGTCCGGGGGACTCGGAGTGTCTGTTGAGGTCACTGACAAGGACCCATACCCCGACGACCCCGGAGCCGCTGCTAGGGACGTTGAGGACAATCGACGCCTAAAGGTGCTCTCAACAGCCTCCACGGGGGGCCATGCCCTCTGGTCGGACGAGGAAAATGACGAGTTTAGGGCCGTTCACGACTCTTTCGGTCATTTGTCGACCGGTAGGTCCTTCTCAAGGCACGGCGAGGAGGCTTCCTACGAGTCCCACTCCCGAATGTTCACCGATGACGCCCTTCCGGCGCTCGCAGCCGAGACCCGTTTGGCAAATGCGACCATGATTCACGGCCCAAGCGGCGAACACCCCGAAAACAAGCCCCGAAACGTCGCTGATTGGGCCACGAGGCGGGGAGAACTGCCCCCACAGCCAGAACCGGCCAAAGACACGTCCAAGCAACTGGAACTGCTATGAGTAGTTCAGACCGCCTCAATCCGCAGCAGTTGCGTATGTTTATTCCCGCTGGTGAACTCATGGACCCTAAGCAGTACGGTGTTCATGCCTTTGAGCACTTTGAGGGAGAATCTACTAAAGATGTACAAACACGCAAGTTGGAGGAATCCAAGCAACCGTATGCGACTGACACGGGGGAACAGCCACACGGAGGGGGCATCTGGAACAGCCTTAGTTCCGGGGCTCAGATACAGAAGCCCATCAGACTGGTGGGCCAAGCGGATCTAAAGGAGCAGCACGACGAGGGCATTATACGTATGCGTAAAGGTGTTAATCCACAGGCGCTAGTACGTGATGGTATGCACCGCATTGCTGCGGCTGCCGGTGTTGACCCCAAGATGGAAGTACCTGTTCAGTGGGAACGTAACGTACATTGGGAACACGACAGGTTAGGCAGGCCAAACGACCCACCACCGCCAGAGCCGGAGGAAGACCCCTTGGAAGGGGGCTTACGCTGGTCCCTGAGTGAAATACCCGGTGGTCCCTACAAAGTACAGCGAGAGGATGACACCAACCTTTGGCATCAGCATCACTACGACCGAGGGGCCGACAACTGGGTAAAACAAGAGCATGGCATGTCCGACGGCGAGACTAGGAAGTTCCTCGTAGATCGTGAAGATCACTTCCCTAATGAGTAGTTCAGACCGTCTCAATCCGCAGCAACTTCAGATGTTCATGCCAGCGCGGGAACTCATGGACAAGTTCAATATCAATGAGGCGATGGACTACATGGAGGTCGATGGAGGGAAAGAGTACAACGATTTCTCCAGTACTTGGGAGGATGCTAACGATGAGGACTGGCGCATGGAGGGTATGCAGCAGTTGAAAGATAGGAAGTTGAACGAAACCCTTGACCCAGAGGGGTGGCGTCCTGAACTGGGGGAAGCCGACCCACAGCACCCGTGGTACCAGAACAACGAAGAGTCTCTCTACGAAAGCATCTCTAGTGAGGGTATCACCACCCCGGTCACGCTACAGGACCCTAACACTCTGCTTCAGGGGCACCACCGGGTGGCAGCCGCCTACAGCATCGACCCCGATATGGAAATACCGGTAGAGCACAACTATGGACCGTGGGCTAGATGAGTAGTTCAGATGAATACGTCAAGGCCGGTACTGAGGGCCAGTTTGAGGACGATGTTCGGGATAGGCATCGGTCGGGAGGCACCTTCTCCTCCGAGGAAGTGTCCTCAATGACCTCAGACCAGTTCACCACCGTTATGGGGCACGCTGGGGCCATGCAGCGGAGCCGTCCTGAAGCCTATGCCCTCTCGGGGCAGCAACGGCACGGTGAGAAACTGGGAAACGATAACTGGATCAACAGGGACTACGGCTCGGCGTTGGAGAACGTCGGAGATGTATACCACCGAATGACAGCCGCCCCTTCACCTCCTACGGGGGCATGGGATGTGTGGACGCCCTACTCAAGCAAGACGGCTCAGGCAGTAAGGCACCTAGATCAAGCCAGTAGCGACTCTGAATGGCTCAACCCTCCTTCTGAGGAACAGCGTGAATGGGGGGAAGGTTACTCTAAAGCCCACGCAAAACTGCCCGTGTACACCCCAGTACAGCAGTTAGCGAACCAATCAGCCATCCATCTGGGTAACCACCAGTTCGGTCCTGCTATGGAAGCCTTGGGTGCCATGCGGAACATGGAAATAGCACACAGGGCAGAACAACCAGAGCCAGAAGTTGAGATAAAGCCGGACCCGGACACCGGGGAAGATGTGACATGGACCTCATACCCCACGAATCCAGATACAGAGTACAACAGGGGTATGAGCCAACCGGCCTCAGTTGAGTTCTTGAGGTCTCAGGGACGATGAGTAGTTCAGACCCCCTCTACCACGGTACTGCTTGGCCTCTCAAGGAGGGCGAGGACCTCACCTACGAGGCCGCACCTCTACGAAACTATGATCAGGGGGTCGTCGGGGAATACGGGGGGAGTGTCTTCGCCACCCGGAACCTCAACGCTGCCCAATTTTATGCCAAAGTAGCATCAGAGAACTCCGGGTTTCCGGTTAACCCAGAACCACTGGTGTATAGCGTGGAACACACCGGTACCAAACTAGAGAACGATCCACATGGGGAATGGTACGGCACAGATGTACGAGCCGACAAGTTAACTGTCAGTGGCAGGGTGCCCCAGAGTGACTTGACCCCGTGGGATGAGCATAGTAGAGATTTCACGGATGATGATGTGGACCTACACCCAGAGGGTGTCTAGTATCTCTATTGTGTAAAGATGGTAAACTTGAGACATGCCACAGCCAACAGATAGTTATGCAAGGGCACATCAGGCCCAGCAGGATCGTCCGCACCGATCTGTCCCACAGCCCCATCTAGGCAACCTCAACGTCTGGGGAGATCCCGGTGCGATGGCATGGGCCGAGGACTCAGGGGCATCTGACGCAGAACAGGAATCAGTTATGACCGATCTCATGGAGGGTTCAGAGTAATGGGCCGAATGCACCACCACGACAAGCACGCTGCCTCCAAGGACGGTCACCGTCCCGACGACCCACATGGTGTAACGAATGGGGCCTACCCACGGGGGTCCCTGTGGAGGGAGCAGGAGGTCGACGCTCGCATACTCGCCAGTCTGGGATCAGGTGAACTCCAACCTGAAGGCCACGAAGTCTTCGATGAAAGCGCCAACTACGGCCAGCGCGTGTCGGCCTTCGGGAAGGTTGAACGCGATGCTGTTGAAGCAGGCCCGTGGGAAAAGGGGGGCTACACCGTAGGAGGCGACGAGATGGTTGACATGGTTGAGGGGGAAGAGGACCAAGCCTTCGCCAAGAAGGCCATGTACGGTCAGGACTTTGAGGGGCACGTAGGGGCCAATGAGTACTTGGGAATGGGCTCCCCGGAGGGAAATGCTGAAGGAAAGCGCCGTCAGTCAGAGGGTGCAGTGAAGAAGGCTCGTGCGGGTGAAAGTTACCCCGAGTCATGGCAAACCGGTGACCCAGATCGCTTGTCAGTACCTGCCTCTAAGGTTCTAGGGCATGACAACCATCAGCAACTTATGATTGATGCCTCTTCTACCGGTGGAGGCGAGAGTGATAGTCACATGATTCCCTTCACAAGCACCCCAGATAACATTGGGATGCTAAAGGAAGGTAAGTGGCGGGCTGAGGGTAAGCGTAACAAGCACACGGGCAACATGCAATGGAACATGCACCCCGACGCGAGGTAACCAATGGGTTACCGTTGGCGCTCCGACCTTCCTAATACCCCTCAAGACCCGTCAGAACCGGAAGGCCCGACACGGGGTCTTAACCACTGGCCTGAGGGGAGCCCAGTGCATCCCCCTGATGGGGATCTAGGAAAGAGACTGTCGGTCCATCCTGATATTCGTAAGGTAAGAAACCAAGACCTTCAGAGGACCACGTCCATCAAGGAGACTGGCCCTCAAGGAGGTATTGGTACCCTTATCGGGCATGACAATGAGTTCGCTCTAGGCAATGTAACCCAGCACTTCGGAAACGTAGAGCAGGCGTACAGGGTCATAAAGAGTGTAGGGGAAACCGGCAAAGGTAGAGGTGTATTCCTGCACATGCAGGGCAACCTCCTAGGACCTTCTCGTGACCCTGAGCACCTACGGGAAGATGGTCAGCGCGGGTTCGGCGCTAACCCCGGTCGTCTCTTCCAACTAAACAAGGAACAGCACGGCGTTGTCTTCGACAAGTCTGATAGGGACATTGCCCAGTTTGAGGTCGAAGGCTGGCGAGGGTCGTACACCGAGTCCAACAAGGGGCTAGCCCGCTTGGAAGACGATTGTATCGAAACGGCCTCCTTCACTTCAGAAGGCCCCCTCTATAAGCCCTCCAACAAGCCGGGGTGCTGATATGTCTCTAAAGGGAGAACAGTTCAAGAACACCTACATGCCGGGTCGACCAGACTGGCTGTCTCCAGAGCACCACACCAATCAGGGACCTGATCACCTCACAAAACTGCACAATATTAATAACGTGATCACGGACGGTCGTAGGGTCGTGGATGGTGACTCGGGTACCCAGACCCCCTTGCCGTCTGGGGGAACCGCCTTCCATGCGCCTCGTGAGCCCGGTGAGATAAGACCCGGCACAGACTCTGAAATCACAACATTTGATGTTCGGGATAAGACTGGAGCACTTGATGTAAACCACGACAGGACCCCGGCTCCCACAACCGCCCCCGGTACCCAACGTCAGGGGATGCTGTTTGACCCTTACACCGGGACCGGCCTGCCCCGAGACCCGACGGTCAGCAAGGAACAGCGTTTAGCAGCGGTAGACCGGCAACTGGACCTCCGGGGTAAGGGGGCACCACAACTGCATGAGACCTACGCTATGGGGGACACCCCCGTTTCCGAGTTTGACCGGCCTATTCGGAGGTCTCAGCATGGGGAGAGGGCTGGATCTTCCACGATGAAGGCAGCCGAGTTCTATGAGGGGGACGGTGACGAGCGACTGGTGGCAGATAGGCCGAAGGTAGTACAGGGGCGAGGCCAGCGTGGCGGTGGGGTGTACCAAACGAGGACAAACACGGCCTCGGTAAACAAGTTCTACGCCCAAAAGACCACTGAATACCAGACGAGAAGTATGAACCGCCCAACCAAGGACTCCACCAGTACTGGAACTGCGTGGAACCCCGACTGGTACACCGGGGGAAAAGGTAGAAAGAGTAAGGAGATTATGCCCAAGGGGAGCAAGGTGGAAGATGAAGCAGGCGAGCCGTACATCACGGAGAATATACTAAAGCACGCCTTCCACAACCCGGAGACCGGGGAAACGCTAAACCCACATACTGGTCCAAACGAACCTGTGTCCTTGCCGTGGGATGAGCCAGATGAAGACGGTAAGATGAGCAAGCACGATAACAATCTTTATGTGGACAAGCCAAGCGCTCCCGGTGACAGCAACTGGCCCTACGTTGGGCGCAAGAAGGTAACGGGCACTACAGGAAAAGCAGATGAGTTTAAGCACTTAGGGAGGTTCAACCCGGCCACGTTCAATGACACAGGCTACGTGCAGTCTTGGGATACTGCTAATGCTCTGAAACACCTCCACGAGGCCGGATTCCAGTCTGAGTTGCACAAGGGGACGGGCCACACCGGAGACCAGTCCTATCTACCGCCCGGAGTCGAATCAGAAGCACAGAAGGATAATCCAGATAGGCCCAAGAACTGGGCTTCTCAGTCAGACATACCTACGAAAGAGTACCACCCAATGACTGAGGACCGGGAGCCAAGAAAGGGTCCCTTGCCCGTCATGTTGCCTACCCCGGAGGCTGAGGGGTTTCTGACCAAACGGGTACACGGTGGTGAGAGATTGCCAGCGGGCGAATGGCGATCAGGAGTTGACTACAGCACTGCCTTCCACAAGCGCCGCATCCCGTCAGAGACAGAGACCGTAGAGAGGCAATCGAAGCAGGTTACGGAATGGCCCGACGCCAGCACCGCCTTCCATGAGCGGGAACACGCCATTGACCCCAACATCGGACTACGTACCGTAAATCGTGGGGACACCCGTCAATACCATATAGACCCGGTTATGGAGGGTGTTGCGGATGCTGCCTCAGACCGAACCATCGGCTACGCAAACAAACACGAGGATGCTCTCAACCCCTCTCTCAACCCCACACGCTCCGTTGAGATCGAAGACCAGAAGTCGATACGAGGTTACGGAACCAAGAACTCATCGTGGAAGACGGATCACCAACGTGCAGTCTACGCCGCAACCCGTATCCACAGTGCTATGTCCGATGAACCCAACATCCCAGACCGTGTGGATCTGGTCAAGGAGCAGTTTGGCCTGAGGGGATTCAACGCAGATGGCAATGAACACCCGGTAAGACCTACGGTCCATAAGTTAGCGAACGGGGGGACCGCCACGACGGTGGCTCGCTCTAGTAGCACCTCTAGTGACCTTAACATCCACAGCGAACGCAATACTGACATAGCCAACAACACGCTTTTGGGCAAGTTGTACCATGAAAACGAGCACGTCCGAGACGGCCTAAGAGACCTCGGCTTTGGGCGGGTTGGAATGCAGGCCGCAGAGAAGCATGTTCAGCGCTTGAGTGATGCAGCGTTGTTAGCGGAGGAAGCCAAACCAGACGAAACACAACTGTCCTTCTGGCCCCGTGAGGGCGTTAATGAATGAACCAATCTACCCCGACGAGCGCCGTGAAGAGCACACACAGGCGACTCTAAACCAGTACCTCTGGAAACTCTATGAGACTGATGAAGAGTTGTATTGGGGAGAACGTGGCTTCTTAGGGTAGTCACCCATGACTACCAACCTAGTCACTGGTGACTACCAACCTAGTCACTGGTGACTACCAACCTAGTCACTGGTGACTACCAACCTAGTCACCCATGACTACCACCCTATAGTCACCCATGACTACCAACCTAGTCACCCATGACTACCAACCTAGTCACCAGTGACTTGTAGTAGAGACTCTATACTAGACTTCCTAACTAGACTAAGTAAGTACGCCCTGCCGGGCGTGTCCGAGAGATAGTAAGGACCTCAGAAACTGACGGGGTCGTGGTGTAGACTGACCCCCTCCCAACCCCCCCTCTAGTAGAGTAGATGAATGACACTCTCTGAAGACTTCCTGACCCCCTACATCTCCAAAACACCTCCGTGGGGTTTCGACGGCCTTGGATATATCGTGTTCAAGCGGACCTACGCCCGGTCCTTGGACGAGAAGGAGAACACCACGGAAGAGTGGTGGCAAACCCTCCGCAGGGTGGTGGATGGTGCCGAGGGTATCGGGGCTGGATTGACGGAGGGTGAGTCCGAACGCCTGTTCGATTATATGTTCAACCTGAAGGCCAGCGTCGGTGGCCGGATGCTCTGGCAGTTGGGAACCCCCAACAACGAACGTCTAGGGGGGGATTCCCTCGTCAACTGTTGGTTCGTGGACCTCACCAAGCCTGAGGACTTCTCATGGATGTTTGAGAGGCTCATGCTGGGTGGGGGCGTTGGGTTCTCAGTGTCAGCCCCGGAGGTTCTGGGAAGGGTTCGTCAGGGGACCGTACAGCACCTCAATGAGTCTGATGCCGACTACATAGTGCCCGACAAGCGCGAGGGATGGTCTCAGGCCCTCCTACAGGCCCTCAGGACGTATCTGGGTGGTGAAGACGACCCGACCTACCTGACTTACAACACGAGCCTCATACGGCCCACAGGAGCCCCCATACGGACATTCGGGGGAAAGGCGTCCGGCCCCGGCATCTTGGTGGAGGGCATTGAGAAGATCACGGCTGTGCTCAATGGGGCGGTTGGCCGACACTTGACCTCTGTGGAGGTCTTGGACATCGGCAACATCATTGGGTCCGTGGTAGTCGCTGGTAACGTGAGGAGATCAGCCGAGATTGCCCTCGGGCGTCCGAATGATGTAGACTACCTGAACGCCAAGCGGTGGGATCTGGGAACGATCCCCATGCACCGAGCAATGTCAAACAACTCTGTAGTTGTTGATGACATCAATGAACTCTCTGAGGAGTTCTGGGAGGGATACAGCGGAAATGGTGAACCCTACGGACTGTTTAACCTTACGGCCAGTCGCATGTTCGGTCGTGTGCCAGAGGTACTGCCCGATCAAAGCATTGTTGGAACCAACCCATGCGCGGAGATTGGTCTGGCGAATCGTGAATCTTGCAATCTCTGCGAGGTCTTTCTTCCGAACGTGGAATCTAAAGCAGAGTTCATGGACATCACAGGATTGCTATATAAGGTCCAGAAGGCTATCGCAGCGATGTCCTACCTTGACCGAGAATCAGATGAGATCACCAGTAAGAATATGAGGTTGGGGCTGGGTGTCACAGGCATTGCACAGTCCGCTGGTAAACTTGGATGGCTGTCGCCCGCCTACGAGAACCTTCGTAGGCTTGATCAGGAATGGTCTGAGCAGAATGGGTGGCCTGTGTCCAAGCGCCTCACCACGGTCAAGCCCAGTGGGACACTGTCACTTCTCGCTGGGGTAACTCCGGGGGTGCATCCCGGCTACAGCCGCCACCACATTCGGCGTGTCAGGATGTCTGTTGGTGACCCACTGCTACAGTACTGTGCCGATAAGGGGTACAACGTGGAGTGGGTAAAGAACCTAGATGGCACGGTGTCTGATCGCACCAAACTGGTGGAGTTCCCGTGTGAGTTTCCAACCGGGACCGTCTTGGCTGAACACGTTTCGGCCATTGAGCAGATGGACCTACAGCGCAATCTTCAGGAGGTGTGGGCTGATAATGCCGTGTCAGTCACCATCTACATCCGTCCGGGGGAACTTGAACACGTCAAGGAGTACCTGAGGGAGAACTGGTCTACCATGAAGTCTGTTTCTTTCTTGCTGCACTCCGAACACGGGTTCGTTCAGGCTCCGCTGGAGGAGATCACCGAAGGGGAGTATCTGGAGATGAGGAGCCACCTGACGGATGATCGTGTGGGCCTTCAGGGGGGTACGAGTGAACTGCTGGACGACGACTGCGTTAGTGGGTCCTGCCCCATCCGGTAGAGCGATTCTTCGTGTATTTGTGCCCTAGACTATTGCACATCCAACAATCGGAAGTCCTAGCAGTTCTGGGGGCCACCCAGAAGACCTCACATTCCCAGCATCCCCACGGTACGGTCAGCATTGGTAGACCACAGACCACGATACTGGGCAACTGCACTTACATATAGTAGTACAATGGGGACATGATCGTTACGTTCACGGTGGACACGCCGATGCTCCATGATGCTCGGGAGCAGGCCGTCCGTCTGGCTCAGGCTCAAGGTTACAAACGTATTACGGTCCTGTCCATACTGAAAGTTGGCTCTGGAGGCCAATGGGAAGTAAAACTACAGGTGATGAGGTAAGCATATGCCAGCACCAGACGGACCCCAGTGGGAAACGATAAATGTGACAGTGGGGAAGGACCCCATGTGGCAGGAGAACGTGCTGGCGGAAAGATTCTCACAAGAGATTGAAGACTATGACGTGGACCGCCTCTTGCTAGACATTGAGGGTACCCCCGAAAGCCAACTTTACGAGGATGACGCCGAGGAGTGATAAACTAATACTATGGTCTGGTACGTAAACTACGACATTGTCCGTGGCCTTCCGTGGGAGAGGCTGCTCATTATCAAGGACAGAAGGTCCCATCGGGTTGTGACTCCCGCTACGGCCCGTGCGTACATCCAGACGAGCACGACTTCAGTACTGGAAGTTACGGCAGTGGTCACGGGTGAGAACGGCGTGTCGTTGTCGCTTACCGCCGCTCAGACCAAGGATCTCCCTACGGGGGAACTCGCATACGACGTATACGCAACGTGTAAACTGTATGGGGCAGACGTTGAAAAGCAGGTCAGCAAAGGTCTGGTCAATGTTTCTAACGAAGACCGGGTGACACCGGAGGAGGACTCTAAAGCCTTGGAACTCAGATACACACAGAAAACAGATTTCTATCGTACCTTCACTTGGAAGGATTCAGACGATGCGGTTCAGGCTGTGCAGTCTGCCTACATGCAGGCCAAGACCGCTGCGGGCGCCACCGTCGTGGACCTCCGGTGGTATGCGTCTAAGCCCACAGAGGCAACGGTTGTTGCATTAACTCCTGCGAACACTAGGGGCTACCTGATTGTTTCGGAGACTGCTACGGCCACACTGGACCTGCATATCTCTGACAAGAATGACGTGGCCGCAGGCACCTACTCCTATGATCTGTTTATACAGGATTCTGCCGGGGACTGGGATGTCCTAGCCGCCGGGAGCCTAGTAGTTGAAGCCGCAACTTCCAGTAATCCCTATTAGTCATGCCCCATAACTCCGAAACAGTCACGGTCACCAAGACCAAGACAGCCTCTGTTGTCACTGAGGGGAAAACAAGCGTAGTTTCGGTAGCAGCCACCGGCAAGCCCGGTCCTGCAAACACTTTGGCAATAGGAACAGTGGGCACGGGACCAGCGGCAGCAACAATCACTGGGACTGCTCCCACACAGACTCTAAACCTGACCATACCAATAGGTGGACGGTATAAGCACACTCAAGGCAGTGCCTCCGCTACATGGACCATTACCCATAACTTGGGATATGAGCCCGGAGGTGTGTCGGTTGTGGACAGTGCTGGAACCATAGTTGTGGGTACAGTTACCTACTCTAGCGTAGATCAAATCGTGGTATCCTTTAGTAGTGCCTTCGCCGGGAAGGCATATTTCTCTTAGAGGTTTCCAACAATGGCAATGAAGTTCGTTACCAATCTTGATCTCAACAAGAACGAACTCCAGAACGCCCGTGTCCAGAATCTGGCAACGGCTCCCGGTAGCCCGGTTGAAGGCCAGATTTACTATGACACTGTCGATGACACTGTCTACTTCCGAAACGCAACGGCTTGGGTAAACATTGCCGGTGATATCTCTGGCGTCACTGCATCAACTGGGCTGAGTGGTGGGGGAACCAGCGGGGTAGTTAGTATTGCTCTTGCTGATACTGCTGTGACCGCTGCTGCCTATGGCAGCGCCACCGCAGTAGCCACATTCACTGTTGACGCTCAGGGACGCCTAACCGCCGCTGCTACTACGACCATAGCCATTCCCTCAACGGCTGTAACCGACTTCACCGAGGCCGTTCAGGACGTAGCAGGTGCCCTTGTTGCCGGTACCGCTAACGAGGTTAGCGTCTCCTACGATGACGCCGCTGGCACCCTGACCATTGGGCAGCCAGATGATGTCACTGTCGGTGGCATTCTTACCGTTACAGGCAACCTCGTAGTCAATGGTACAACTACTACCGTCAACTCCAGCACCATCACGGTTGACGATCCGATCTTCACTCTGGGTGGGGATGTCGCCCCGTCGTCGGACGACGACAAGGATCGTGGTATTGAGTTCCGCTACCACACTGGCTCGGCTGCCAAGGTCGGTTACTTCGGATACGACGATTCCACCGGATTCTTCACCTACATCCCCGATGCCACTAACACCTCAGAGGTCTTCAGTGGCACGCAGGGCACCGTCAGTGTGCTCGCCTACAACATCGGGGCCAACACCGTCCTGTCTGGTTCCACTCTGGGCAGCACAATCGTTACTTCCTCTCTTACGACGGTTGGCACAATCGCCACCGGTACGTGGGCGGCAACAGATGTTGCAGTCGCCCACGGTGGTACCGGGGCCTCTACCGCAGCAGCAGCCAGAACCAATCTCGGAGCGACCACTAAGGTCACGGGAACCATTGGGGACGGCAGCGCTACAGCAATCGCTGTAACACACAGCCTTGCTACAGATGATGTCGTGGTTGAGGTTTACGACGCTTCCACCAAGGAAACAGTGGTTTGTGACGTGGACCGCACGAGCACGAACGCAGTGACCCTGACCTTTGCGTCCGCACCAGCGTCCAACGCTTACAAGGTTGTTATTATAGGTTAGTCCTGAGGGGCTACCAAGTACATAGGATCGGTTGAGGCCGTGGCTAGATCATTCAAGACCGTTGTATCTGTTGATGACCAAGCGTCAGCGTCTTCGGAGGCCCTCCGCACCAAAGTTGCTGGAGACTCCAATGCCCGTATGTCAATGGATGCTGGCGGCAAGATTACATGGGGTACGGGGTCTGCTAGTGGTGATGCAACCCTTTACCGCTCTGCGGCAAATGTCCTAAAGACCGACGACACCTTTGAAGCCGCCCTCGGGGTAGTCACATTGGCTACCAACGGTGCTCCCTCCACAGCCTTAGCCAATGGTGCTCTTGCTGTAGACACCACGAACGACACGTTCTATTTCCGGTCCAGTGGTGCATGGCAGGAAGTGTCTGGCGGTGGGGCAAGCCTGACCGTTTCCGAGACGCCCCCCGCCGCTCCTGACGCAGGCAACCTGTGGTTTGAGTCAGACACCGGCAACACTCTCGTGTATTACACGGATGCAAACACTTCGCAGTGGGTGGAACTCGGCCAGAGTGTCGATTCCTCACATGAGTTCTTCATCAACATGGATGGGGGTGTCCCCGGCAGTTCTTATGGCGGGACGCCCACCCTTGACGGAGGCGGCGTCTAATGGCGGCTATCGACTTTCCTGCCTCCCCATCTGTCAACGATACCAAGACCGTTGGGGATACCGTTTGGGTTTGGAATGGCACCTACTGGGCTCGTAGCGCCAACACCAACAAGTTCACCGCTGCCGATGCTGCCCCGTCAAGCCCCACACTGGGGGACCTGTGGTACGAGTCCGATTCCGGCAAGGCTTTCATCTACTACGACAGCACTTGGGTTGAACTAGGACACGCCAGCGATGGACAGTCATTCAAGGTCGGTGACACTCTTCCCGCTAGTGCCACCGTTGGAGACGTTTGGTTTGAGTCGGATACTGGTAAGACGTTCATATACTACACGGACGCCAACTCGTCTCAGTGGGTTGAACTCGGTCACGCAGCAGAGAATCTGCTACTAACAGCCTCTGATACTGCACCCACCTCCCCGGACCCCGGACAGTTCTGGTTTGAGTCTGATACAGGCAGGACATTCATCAGGTACGATGGTACTTGGGTAGAAATGGGTCACGCCATAGAAGAACCAAACTTCAGTTTAGTATTCAATATCGACGGAGGGCAATCGGGCACTGTATTCGGTGGCCTAACCGCTCTTGACGGAGGAGCCTCAGCGTAATGGCAATTGACTTTCCAAACAGCCCAACCACGGGTGACATACATACCGTAAGCGGTAAGCAGTGGCAGTGGGATAGCGAGAAGTGGACCGCCTATGGCGTGTCCCTCAATCCCGGTGTGCTGAAGGTCGACTCTGGCAATAGCCGGGTAGGTATCAACCAGACCACGCCCACTGTCGCCCTTGATGTGACAGGTTCTGCCCGCATCACCGGAGACCTGACTGTCTCTGGTACCACCGTTACAGTTGACGCTGCCAGTATTCTGGCGAAGGACAGGATAGTCTTTGAGGGTGCCACTGCCGATGCTTATGAGACCACCCTTCTGGTTACCGACCCGACCGCAGACCGCACACTCACCCTGCCCGACAGCACAGGAACGGTTGCTCTGACTAGCACCGTACTGCCACTTGCTGGTGGGGCAATGACCGGTGCGATCACAACCAACAGCACCTTTGACGGTGTTGATATCGCAGTAAGAGACGCAATACTGACTTCTACAACCACCACGGCTGGTGCAGCGTTGCCGAAGGCTGGTGGAACCCTGTCAGGCACAGTTGACGCTGCCGATCAGATTCTCCAACGCCCGGTGATGAAGGATTACGCCGAAACCAAGGTGGCTATGGCAGCACATGCCGTGGACCTTTCTCTGGGGAACGTGCAGACCTACACGCTGTCCGGTGCCCAGACGTTGACTTTCACCAACCCTCCGGCGACGGGTAGTGCCGGGTCGTTCACTTTGATCGTCACCAATGGGGCGAGCGCCACCCTGACTTGGCCCACCTCTGTTGATTGGGCTGGTGGAACGGCACCCACTCTGACTGCTTCAGGCGTGGACATTCTGACGTTCCTGACCGTTGATGGTGGCGTCATCTGGTACGGCTTTGCCGCCGGGTTGGCGATGGCCTAATGCCTCTTGGTGCTGGGCGAGTAGCCCTATTAGGAGCAGCCGGATCAGCCGGTGGTGGCATGACGGCGTTCGGTGGGATTATCTCGCAATACACCGATTCTGGAACGACATACCGGGTTCATACCTTCAGAGGTTCGGGGAAGTTTTATGTGGTAAATAACGAGGTTGATGTGGATTACTTGATTGTTGCCGGTGGGGGTAACGCCCAAGGCACCTATGCCGGATCAGCCGGTGGTGGCGGTGCCGGTGGCATGTTGTCAGGCACAGGCCACACCGTGACCGCTCAGACGTACACGATTGTTGTCGGAAAGGGAGGCTGGGGTGGCACTATGAACTACAACGGTGCTAGTGGCTCCAACAGTTCTGCCTTTGGTTTGACCGCAACTGGTGGTGGGGCTGGATCTATCTCTAACAACAATGCTAGTAGTGGTGGTTCCGGTGGCGGTGCCGGTTCTGGCTATTCGGGCGGGACGCCCACTGGTGGATCTGGTACATCCGGTCAAGGCAATGATGGTGGCGATGGGTACAGAGGAGGCACTTACCAAAACACTGGTGCAAGCGGTGGTGGTGGAGGCAAGAGCGCTGCTGGAGTCGACGCATCATCGGACACGGGTGGTGCCGGTGGTGCAGGAGCAACCGGCATTGGTCGCACCGCTACTAACCCGACCTATGCGGGTGGGGGTGGTGGAGCGTCATACCAAACTGGTGATACGCATGGCGTTGGTGGTTCAGGCGGTGGCGGTGCTGCGAGGCAGACTGCAATGCCCGGAGAAGGGGGCAGACCAAGTTCAGGTGGTGGTGGTGGGGCTTATGGTGGCACCGACACTTATATTCGGGATAGTGGTTATGGCGGTTCAGGCATTGTCGTCATCAGGTATGAGGTGTAGTCATGGCTGACCCCAGTTATATCTCAGGTGGAGTTTTGGAAGATGGAGAGGCTTGGATTGGCCTCAGTAAACAGACGTTGGCGTCGGACGTTTCAACAGTCACGTTTACATCACCCAACGACGGAAGTTCCAAGGACTGGTCCCAGTTCATGGACCTAGTTCTCATAGTCTCAGGACGGGGTACTTATACGGGCACTGGGGGAGTGACAATGTACGCGAAGTTGAACAGTGATTCAAACACTTCCACAGATGGGGGCAGTTACGAAAGTCACCGCTTGTACTACACCGGGTCGGGAAGTGCCACTGGGCAGAACTTTAAGACTAGTTTGATGTTCGTCGGAGCGATTGCCGCAGATGGTCAGCCGACTAATGCCTTCGCCACCACGGTCTGTTATTTCTATGACATCAACTGTAATACCAAGTTCAAAAACGCATCGTCCCGAGTCGGAAATCTGGGTGCCTCAGGAGGCAGTGACTATGTTGCCACAATCTTTTCTGGGTGGCGTGGTCTATACGGAGGACATGACCTCAATCTCTCTTCAATAGTTCTTTCCCTTTCCACTAACAACTTCAAGACAGGTTCTACTTTCGACCTATTCGGTATCCTGCCAAGAATGGTGAACGCATAATGGCTGTTATCGAAGCAATTGCCACAGTGATATTGGAGAATGATGCTTCCAGTATTGAGTTCACATCCATCCCATCTACTTACCAGCATTTGGAGTTGCACATAACCAACCGAGGGGATGGAGGCACCCCGATGGAACACACATTGTTGCGTTTCGGCACTGGTGGTGGAGCGGTTGATACGGGTAGCAACTATGTGAACCACTACATAAAGATAAAGAGCAACGACACGGTTCCGAGGCCAGCAGCGTACACAGCCAACTATGGCATTAGTACGACGTACACCCCGTCGGGTGGCAACTGGACAGGCGAACCTTGTTTCGGCTTTGTCCGTATGACCATCATGGACTACGCCCATACCAGCAAGATCACCACCACAGAGATAATGTGTGGAGCAGTATTTGGCGGAAAGTATCATTACGCCACAGATGTGAGTGCCATTGGCTTCAACAATCACGGTCTGTGGAATAACACGGGTGCCGTTGACAGGATTTGGTTCCAGACGAGTAGCGGCGATGTCAAGCGAGGCACTACGGCTAGCCTCTACGGATTGAAGTCGTCATAATGGCTGCTTTCACTGTTATCAATCACACCGAACTCAGTTCCGGTAATGCCACCTTGGTGGATATAACGAGTATATCTTCCGCGTATGACCACCTTTACGTTGTCACTTCAGCGCGAGGTAGCGCCTCCGAAAAGATATCCTCGTACAAGGTTCAGTTCAACAACGATTCAGGAACCACCAACTACGATTACGCCAACTATTACACTCAACAACACGCCGGTTCCGTATCGGTGGAACGAAATGGTAGTCAGCCAACTGTGGCTGCATATCCACGAATGCCGGGTGCCACCAATACTGCAAGTGCCTTCGGTACATTCACTATGTGGGTGCCCAACTATGCGAGCACTTCAAACTTTAAAACCGTAGTGATAAATAACGGAGCCGGTGGGCTTACAACGAGTACCAACGAATGGTATGTCTACTACACCGCAGGAATGTGGAGCAGCACGGCTGCAATCAATCGAATCAAGATACTGGGAGCAAGCAGTGATTTTGCTCAGTATTCATCGTTCACGCTGTACGGCGTGACTAACGACGCTTAGGAGTTAGAAATGCCAAGACAAAAAGTTGTAGATGGGGTTTATATGGACCTTACGGCAGAAGAAGAGTCTGAGATAGATGCTGCCCATGAGTCATATGATCTTGACATGAGTTTCATCAAGAGTCCGCGTAACAGCGCTCTAGCGGCTTCCGACTGGACACGGCTGGATGATGCCTCTCTAGGTGCCCACACTGCTGAAGAATGGGCGACGTACAGGCAGGCTCTCAGAGACTTACCAGCAACGTACAGTCGTCAGTCTGAAGTGGTGTGGCCCGAAGACCCGCCCACTGCGAAGGCCACTCGCAAGGCAGCAGCAGGCGAGGCGGCCCGTCAGGCGTCAGTGGATGGCGGCGGCACCGCTGAAGAGGCGCAAACCGCCTACGACACGGCTTACGCCGCTACCGATTAGGAGTAAGTAATGGCTGTACAAATACAGTTAAGGCGAGACACCGCCAGCAACTGGACGACCAACAACCCCACGCTGGCTCAGGGCGAGTTCGCTATCGAAACCGATACGGATAAGTACAAGATTGGTGACGGGTCTACGGCGTGGACCTCGTTGTCCTACTCCTCCCTGCCCAGCAATGTACTGTCACTTGCTGGCGGAGCCATGACCGGTGCTATTACGACTAATAGTACCTTTGATGGCGTAGACATAGCCACAAGAGATGCAATCCTAACTTCTACGACTACTACTGCTGCCGCAGCGTTGCCGAAGGCTGGCGGCACTCTTTCAGGGGCGATTGTCGGCGCAGACCAGATCATCAGCGCCCCGGTCCTCAAGGACGTTGGGGAGACCTGTGTCGCCAACGCCACATCTGGGGCGACGGACACGATTGATTTGACTGACGGCAACGTCCACAACGTGACCCTGACGGCGAACTGCACGTTCACTTTCTCAAATCCTCCCGCCACAGGGACCTCGGGTTCGTTCACCCTGTTCCTCAATCAGGACGGGACCGGTTCACGCACGGCTACTTGGCCGGGTTCGGTGAAGTGGGCTGGCGGGACCGCACCTACTCTTACTACTACTGCTAGTCGTACAGACATCCTCGTCTTTACGACCATCGACGCTGGAACGCTCTGGTACGGAGCAGTGTCAGGACAGGACTTCTCCTAATGCCTGTAGGTTCCGCCAAGTTCGGGTTGATGGCGGCTGCCGGTGCTGGCGGCGACCCTTTGACGGCGTTTGGTGGGATCATCACGCAGTACGTTGATTCTGGTACGACGTACCGTGTGCATACGTTCCGTGGTTCAGGCAAGTTCTATGTTGCTGCTGGTGCGGCTGATGTGGATTATCTGATTGTCGCAGGTGGCGGTGGCGGTTCGGGCTTTGGTGCTGGCGGTGGTGCTGGCGGTGTTCAGACGGGCACGGGTATGGCTGTGAGTGCGGGAACGTATACGATTGCTGTCGGTGCGGGTGGGACTGGCAACGCAACCCTGCCTTACGCTGAGAACAGCACAGCGTTGGGGGTCACGGCGGCCTATGGTGGTTACGGCGGGGCAGTCAACGACGCTGCGGGCCAAGCAGGTGGTTCTGGCGGTGGTGGACCTGCGGGTGGGGCTAGTGCGGCGGGCGCAGGTGGTGCTGGAACTGGCAGCCAAGGCTACGCTGGCGGTGCGGGGGCTGGGACATCGCACCCAGACCGTTCAGGCGGCGGCGGTGGTGGTTACGGCGCCGCTGGTGCGGATGCCGTTGCTGGCACGGCAGGGGCGGGTGGTAACGGCGCCACGGGATACGGGATAGGTGCAGCGACCCCACTGTACGGTGGTGGTGGCGGTGGTGCAGGTCTGGTTGATGCTTCGGGTGGTACAGGTGGAGGCGGCGATGGCGACAGCGAAATGGGGCCAACCCCGAACTGTGGTGGCGGCGCTGGTGGTGTATATAGTGGCGGCAACTACATCGGCGGTACGGGCATTGTCATCATCCGATACGCGGTGGCCGCATAATGGCTGATCCAGCGTACATTGTTGATGGTGTTCTCACTGACGGTGAGGCATGGGTCGGTATCGCCCACGCATCCCTGTCGCTGCCCGCTGCCTCGGTCAATTGGATCTCAACCGACGACGGTCAGACGGGTGACTTCTCCCAGTACATGGATCTGGTCGTGATCGCGTACACACACGGGAACCAAGTTGCGATATACGACAACGGTTATATGAGGTTCAACGATGACTCGGGCAGCAACTACCCATACCAGAATATGATAGGGGACGGTAGTGCCGCCACCGCTGGTTCTGGTACTTCTACTGGCGTGTCAGTTCGGACGCTGGGTTCATCGGCGGGAGCCAACGAGTTTTCTGCATGGATAGGTCATGTATTCGACATCAACAGCGGGAAATACAAGTCGGTTATTACTCAGGCCGCTTCGGACTCCGACGGTGACGGGTTTATAAGACTTGGTGCTAATACTTGGAACTCGCAAGCAGCGATCAACAAGGTTACGTTGTCGCCTAATACGGGCAACTGGCCGACAGGTTCCGTGTTCGACCTGTTCGGTGTTCTACCTCGGATGGTGACCGCATGAGTCACCATACGAATCCTCGGTTCAGGATGGTGGCTTGATGGCTGTTATTGAGGCAATCGCCACCCAGTATTTGGAGGCTGATGCTGCGACGGTGACGTTCTCTGGTATCCCTGCGACGTATGAGCATCTGCAACTGCGGGCGTCGCTTCGCAGCACCGAACTGGTGTATGCGATGAGATTGAAAATCAACCTCAACGGTGACACGGGAACCAACTACAGCAACCACAACATGCGTGGATCAACTTCGTCCGCTGGTGCGTATGCCCAAACGGGGGCGGCGTACATCCAGACGAGTGACGGTATGCACGGGTCGTCGCTGCCTCCGGCCGAATACGCCTCGTTTATCATGGACATCCTTGATTATGCGAACACGAACAAGAACACGACATGCAGTCTTATGGCTGGGAGTGCGTTGCCTCACAGTGATAGGCGGGTCCAGTTCGGGTCGGGGCTGTGGGATAACACGGCGGCGATTACCACCATCTTGTTCACACCTAACGCTGGAAGTTTCAGCCGTGGTTGCGAGTTCACCCTCTACGGATTGAATAGTGCCTGATGGCTGCTTTCACTGTTATCGACCACACCGAACTCGGTGTCGGAGGCGCTGCGTCATGGTCCGAAACAGGCATCGCGTCGTCCTACGACCACCTGATGCTGGAAGTCTCAGCCCGCACAGACAATGCATCCATTTGGGACGATCATTGGCTTACGATCAACGGCGATAGTGGCGCCAACTATTCCAGTACACAGTTGTATGCCGTGAGTGCGACGGTTTACAGCAACCGAAACGCTGGTGCAACGAAGATCGAAAATCTTATCGTTGGTGGTGCGCCTCTTGCGGCAGACACCTTTTGCGCTATGAAGTTGTGGATTCCGAACTATGCGAACACTACGGGCTACAAGCAGGTGTCAGCCCAATGTGCGATGGAAAACGCCTCAGCGGTAGACGCGACATGGAAATTGGCTACGACGGCGGGGTTGTGGGATAGCACGGCTGCCATAAATCAGATCACGTTGACCCCCAAGAGCGGCGGCGACTACATCCAATACAGCACGTTCACCCTATATGGAGTTACAGGAGCATAGTTATGCCAAGACAGAAGGTTGTCAACGGGGTCTACTACGACCTGACAGACGCTGAAGAAGCAGAACTGGTCGCACGGGCTGAAGCCTCTGATCTGGACATGAACATGGTCAGATCGCAACGCAACGGGATGCTGTCCGCAGCAGACTGGACCCAGATCGCTGACGCCGCCCTTGGTGACCACACCGCTGAGGAATGGGCAACCTACAGGCAGGCCCTGCGGGATCTGCCATCGGTGTACTCGCGTGTATCTGAGGTCGTGTGGCCCGAAGACCCACCCACCGCCAAAATCACACGCAAGGTCACGGCTGGTGAGGCTGCCCGACAGGCATCCATCGACAGTGGCGGTACCGCTGAAGAAGCGCAAACCGCCTACGACACGGCTTACGCCGCCACAGATTAGGATTCACACATGGCTGTACAGATTCAGATAAGACGAGGTACTGCCGCAGCGTGGACCTCAGCCAACCCGACACTTGCCGCAGGCGAGTTCGCCATGGAAACCGACACCGACAAATACAAGTTTGGTGACGGGTCGACAGCGTGGACTTCGCTTGGGTACTCGTCACTGCCCAGCAACGTATTGCCTCTTACTGGTGGAGCAATGACTGGTGCAATAACTACCAACAGCACCTTTGACGGTGTTGATATTGCAGTAAGAGACGCAATCCTGACTTCTACAACCACCACGGCTGACGCTGCTTTACCCAAAGCGGGTGGTGCCATGACAGGCGCTATAACGACCAACAGTACCTTTGACGGCGTTGATATTGCCACAAGGGATGCAATCCTGACTTCTACGACTACCACGGCTGGCGCAGCGTTGCCTAAGGCTGGTGGCACTATGACTGGTGCGGTCGTGGGTCTGGTTGCCCCGTTGGCGTTCAACGCCCAGACCGGTACGACATACACGTTTGTTCTGGCTGATGCAGGCAAGATGGTCACCTCATCGAACGGTTCAGCGCAGACGATCACGGTGCCGCCGAACTCGTCGGTGGCTTTCGCTGTCGGTACACAGATCATTCTTCAGGGTATTCTCGCTGGTGTCGTGACGTTGGTTGCGGGTGCTGGTGTAACAATCAATTCTAAGGACGCTGCTTTGGCTATTGACGGTCAGTGGGCGGCGGTGACACTCGTCAAGACTGCGACTGATGTCTGGTCGCTGATTGGGGCTTTGGCCTAATGGTTATTCGTCCAGCCGATCACGGGGTTGTCGCTAGTAGTGCTGGTGGGGTAATGGAGTACACCACTACAGGCTCTCCTACAGTAACCACTTACGGGGCATACACGTCCCTCACATACACGGGTGGCGGGAACTTTGTCATAACCGCAGGCGCACGAGACATTGACTTTTGTATAATCGGTGGGGGCGGCTCGGGAGCCGTTCCAACTGGCGGTGGTGCTGGTGGCGGTGGTGCTGGTGCTCAGTATGTAGGCACGGCCTCTGGCCTTACAGTTGGAACACATGTGGTGGCGGTCGGTGGGGGCGCGAACGGCCTTGGAACGGGATTCTACGACACTGGTTCCGGGTTTGATGGTACGTATAGTAGATTCACACCTTCTGGGGCTTCTAACATCCTATCAAATGGTGGTGGCGGTGGGGGTTACGACGCAAGCGCTGGCCGCCCCGGTGGGTGCGGCGGTGGCGGAGGCTCAGACAATAACACTCCCGCTGGGGGTTCCCACACTGGTTCGGGAACTGGATTTGCAGGGGGTGCCGGGGATGGCGCTACCCCGTCGGGGTACGACTGGGGTGGTGGCGGCGGTGGCACGGGTCAAGTAGGCCATAGCGCCACTGACTACAACGCTGGGAATGGCGGTTACGGGGCAACAAACGATTATGGTACAGGTGTAGCGGTACAACGTTGTGGTGGTGGTGGCGGGTGGAGCAACAACGGTACACCCGCATCTGCACGGGATAGGGCCGGTGGGGCCGGTGGAGGCACGGCATCGTCGGGTCCCGGGGCGCTGTCCGCTGCCGCCAATAGCGGTTCGGGAACTGGTGGAGGGGGTTGGGGATACGGTACTGGTAACGGTGGTTCTGGAATAGTGATACTCAGGTGGACTACCTGATGGCACACTTCGCAGAACTGGATGAAACGAATACCGTTGTGCAGGTAACCGTTGTCCACAATGACGTAACAACTGTTGACGGTGTGGAGGACGAGCAGCGGGGCATCGACTTCCTCAACGACCTGTTTCCCGATTCGGGAACATGGGTACAAACGTCATACCACGGTAACCAGCGTCACCGATATGCTGGTATCGGGTTCATCTACGACGCTGGTTCAGATGCGTTTCTTGTCCCCCAGCCGTTCCCGTCGTGGACGCTGGATGAGAACACGAACTGGCAATCACCCGTCCCGTACCCCGGCGTAGTTGGTGAGGCACCGTTCTACGTCTGGGACGAAGACACGACCTCATGGGTTGAGGTAGAATAGGGTCCTACATAGCATTTGAAGGGGGTGCCCGATGGGCCACCAAGAATCCCTACAAACCGCTAAACAAAAGATTGACGAGGTCCTCCAAGACCTCCCCGGCCCAGAAACAAAGGCATCAGCAGGTAAACAGTTAAAGTCAGCACAGTCCTTGCTTGATAAGGCCAAGGACAACATCGCCTATGTTCTGGGCCTACCTGCTGCTATCACCGGAGCCTTCGGCTTCCTGTGGGACTCATCTTCGGATGAGGCTGCCCTCCAGTATCAGGTTGACCAGTTAGAGGCCGCTGTAGCCGATCTGAAGGCCGAGGGAGACCTTCTGGGGGGTGGGGCTAAGAACTGGTCTCTGAGCCCCTCAGACGCCCCCGGTGGCTCTCTGACGGCAATCCTAGTGGCTATGGTTATCCTAGTACTTCTGGGGTTGCTATTCTGGTATCAGAATAGGCGTAAGCAACGACAGTGAGGCGTTTCTCGGCGGTACTCACTGCCGGGGCACTCCTCTTTGCAGGGTGTTCTTCCGGCGGGGTTTCAGAAGAAGTTAGTACTTCTACACTATTCCCAGAAGTGGTAGAGACCACTACTACCCCCCCTACGACGGTCCCAGATAGCCCTACCCCGTCTACCACCACCATACCCCCACCCCCTACCACCACCATAGATAGCCCCACCCCGGAGCCCACCCCAGTTGGGCACGCTCTTTCGTTCACACCAGAGGTTGATTCCTTCTCCTTTGAGAACTTCGGTGGGGGTGAAGCCCCTGCTGACCTGACAGTTAACATGGCCCGCCGCCTGTATGGGGACGATCAGGTCTGCTCTGATGTGACGGACAACCGGTGTACGCCCTATCCGGTGATCCTCCAGTTGATTTCGCAGGCCAACAAGTCCATGCGTGGAGGGCTCTGCGAGGGGTTAGCCGTTCTCAGTCTCCGCTTGGCGGGGGACCTGAAGACGTTGGCATCCTTCCAAGGGACCGACACCGTCTCCCAGTTGGTGCAGGCCGACCCGGCGCTCCTGTCGGAGATCGCCTACTGGTACGTCACCCAGTTCGCTGTGGAGGTTCAGCAGGAGGCGTCCTCCTACCTGAAGATGTCTCCTAAGGAACTTGCTGAAGTACTGCTGTATGACTTCGCTGAGTCCGAGGCCGGTAATAACCACACCGGTTTCACAATCGGCATTTACAGCGAAATGGGCGGCCACGCCGTCACGCCTTACCGGGTGTCACAGACCCCAACCGGGTACCGAATCTACATTTACGACAGTAACTGGCCTACCGCAGAACGATGGATTGATGTGGATGAGGACGGCTGGGTGTATGCCCTAGCAGCGACGAACCCCACCGAGGAAGCCTCAGCGTGGTCTGGTGGCACGGGCACTATGGAGTTGACACCCATGAGTGTCCGTAGTGGCCCATTTACCTGTGGGTTCTGCCCACAGGAAGGGACGGCCAAGTCAGGAACCCTGCTTACGGTTGCTGCCTCTGGAAGCAAGCAGATGAGCCTCAAGATAGTCACGGAGAGTGGTCAAAGATTGGGGTATTACGACGAGGGTTTCGTCAATGAGATCCCCGGTGCCACCTACCGCTACCTGATATCTGGCCCCTCAACGGCTGACCCGGTGCTGGTGTTCCTGCCACCAGACGTGGAGTCGTTCACCGCTGATGTTGAGGAGATTGATGTTCCAGCCCCGGAGGCTGTGGCAGATGCCACGATTTTAGGAGAAACCCCCAGCCCAGTTCCAGATGGTAATGGGGTGGAACCTCCAGAGCAGGAACAGGAAGAGGAAGAGCCTACCCCACAGAAGTTCTCTCTACTGGTACTTAACGAAGAAAAGTCAGTTCAGATTGAAGCCGCTGTGGTGGAGCCCATAGCAGAGGAGGTAGCCGTAGAGGAGGAGCCCCAGTCACTCCTCTCGTTCTCCGAGGAGTCGGTGCAGGTTGCGGAGATTGAGGAAGCCACGGTTGCTATCTCCATAGATGCCCTGTCAGTTGAAGTGGAACTGGACGAGGGACAGCAGATCGAACTGGTGTTCGCAGAGGCAGTGAGTGCCACCGAGCCTGAGATGTTGGACCTGTCTATTCAGGATGCACAGGGGGAGGTGCTGGCAGAGGTGGCGGTGGACGTGTCTGTTTACCGTGTGGAGACGACTACCCCATCATCGGATGAGCCAGATAGCCCTATCCCAGAACCGGTAATGCAACCTGTCCAAATAGAGATCACCTACGACGAGGTGCTGGCAGAGGTGGTGCAGGAGGAAGAGGAGATCGAAGCATGGGTCGCTTCTGACGCCGAGTACTTCCAAGCCGTAGCCGAGGATCGCTTGGATGAGGTTCTCGGGGAAACGTATGTCGAAGAGATTGAGGAAATAGATGACTGGGAACCGTTGGAGACGGACAATGACTTCGATCTGGTGGCGGTCATACTTAGCGTGGACGCTGAGTACTGGGAGGATGAGCAGTGGGAAGAGGTGGATTATGACGAGGAGTGGTTTGAGGCTGAGGAGGAGGAGTTCCTAGAGTTCTTTAACGAGGAAATAGAACTAGAAGAAGTATTTGAGTTCGTAGAAGAGATGGAGATTGACGAGTACTGGGAGGATGATTACTGGGATGAATGGAGTGGAGAGGACGAGGAACAGTGGATTCTGGAGGAAGAGGGGCTAGAAGAGTGGCCGGAGGACTGGGGTCCTTCTCCGACGGAGTCATGGGAGTGGGAAGAAGAAGAGTGGGAAGAGTGGGAGGAAGAAGAGTTTGCCGAAGAGTGGGAAGACCCCACAACGTGGGAAGAGTGGGAGGAGGAGTTCTTAGAGGTAGACGAGGAAGAGGAAGACTGGGAAGAGGAGTTCTGGCTAGACACCGAAGAGGAATGGGAAGACTGGGAAGAGGAGTTCTGGCTAGACACCGAAGAGGAATGGGAAGACTGGGAAGAGGAGTTCTGGCCTGAGGATGCCGAGTGGTGCGACGAGTGCGAAGAGGGTCCGTGGGATGAAGAGGAGTGGGAAGAGCCTGAAATAGAGGAAGAGGAGTGGGAAGAGCCTGAAATAGAGGAAGAGGAGTGGGAAGAGACACTTGAAGAAGAGTGGGAAGACGAAAGTGGGGTAGAAGAGGAGGACGAGGAAGGGATAGAGTGGGAAGAGCCCGAGATAGAGGAAGAGCCCGAGCCCGAGCCCGAGATAGAAGAACAGGAAGTAGATGAAGAAGAACAGGAAACTGAAGAAGGGGACGAAGAGTGGCCGGAGGACTCTCCTGAAACTGAAGAAGAGCCAACGACAGAACCGGTTGAAGAAGAACCTGAGGCGGAAGAGCAACCTGAAGATGAGGGCGATCCGTGGGAAGAACCCCCAGTGGAAGAGCCGGAACCAGAGCCCGAACCCAGTTGGGACCCCTACGCAGACTGCCGGGGAACAGACGCCTGCTCCTCAGCACCGGGGGGCTTCACTACGTGGGAAGCCTACGACCAAGCCAACGATCCCGGCTACTACGAAGACTGGGGGGAAGCCCCAGTCGGGTACGTCGGGTGGGCGGGCTTTACGGAGGCTGTGGAATCGGGGGAAGTAAGCGCAGAGGTAGCCGGTGAATACCTCCCCGAAGATGTCCAAGAGGCATACATTCCTCCTCCCCCCCCGGTCTATGTTCCGACCTATTCGTATACGAACATTGCCGTAGCGTTACAGGAAACGATCTCTACGTCCTCGTCCACGGCTTCGACGGTGGCGACCACCACCGCTGATTCGGGAATCCTGACCCACAACAGCAACGACGGTCACTGGCATCTTGATACCACTACCGCTACAACGGTTACGACGACTCATGTAGACACGACGACCGTGGTAGCGCGGACAGGAACTGACTTTGTGTCCTGCCTCCTCGTAGATGGGATACAGAGCGGCTGCTCTACCCAGAGGACATGGGAAGACGCAACGACGACGGCTACCGCTGGCGACGCCTACACGTCAGCCTCTACGACGAATGCCACGGTGGCTACCGAGGAGGGCTGTGCTGAGGGTGGCTGGAGAGGCATGGGGGACTGGTGCATCGTGCAATCCTCTAGCCGCCAAGACCGCGACCATATCCAGTTTTCTTTGACCGAGGTGACCAGTGTCCGCATCGACGCTGAAACAAATCTGACTCGCGCCCAGTTCAATACAAGTAACGAGGCTGCCGACCCGTATCTCTACCTCAGAGAAGATACGGACTCTGATCAGGGGGACCACTCAGGGGATACGGACAGCATCGCACCCGGCGGCACGATTGAAACGGACGATGACGGTGGGAGCGACTGTGGAAGCACTTGCACCAACCCGCCTAGCAGTGCGGTGGATGTTGATGAGACACCGACGATCACCTACTGCGACACCGGAGGGGCTTGCTCTGATGGTGTCCCCGTGATCGACAACGTGAGTGATCAGTGGGATGCCCGCATTGTCCGCACGGACATGGCTGTGGGTAACTATGTGGTGCAGGCTTCGGTTTACAACACAACGAACAGCGGTTGGTACCGCCTGACCATTGAAGAGGTTGAATGATGAAAGTTTGGATCGACCAAGACCTGTGTACCGGTGATGGGTTGTGTGCTGAGATTTGCCCGGACATCTTTGAGATGCACGACGACGGGTTGGCCTACGTCAAAGAAGTTGGATGGCCGACCATGTACGGACCAGACGGAGCAGCCAAGGGCGAACCCGTCTACCAGATGGCTACGGGTTTGGCTGATGTCCCTGAGGAGCATTTAGAAGCCGTGATTGAATCGGCAGATGAGTGTCCCGGTGAGTGCATCTATATTGAGGTAGAATAGGGGTAGAAGGAGAAGTGATGACTGTCTTAGTACATGAAACCTTTAAAGAAGGATGGCAAGACTCGTGGAAGGGCGACATCAAGAACGCCTATGTGAGTGGCGACTCGCTACGGCTGATGTTCCGTGAGGGCAACCATTACGGATGCGCCCTCTACAAGGAGGTGCCTCCCTCCCGCCATGTGAAGGTGTCCTACATGGTTAGGGCACTCGGCAACTGGAACTCCCACAGTACGGGAAAGACACTGGGGTTCGCTGATCTACGCTACAAGAACAAGAGGGGCCAGTCCTATGGTCACGGCAACCGGCAGCCCAACCCCGACGGCTTCTCGTTCCGCACATGGTTCGGTAAGACCAAAGACGGATTCATGCCCATCGGCATGTACTTCTACCATCTGGGTCAGGGTCCAAAGTGGGGCGATTCGGTCAAGGTTGGGCAACTCAAGGTGGGCGGTACTGCTGTTCTCTTTGAGTGTGAGGCCGATTTCGATGAGGGTTTCATCCGTGCCCGATTGGATGGAGGCGACTGGGTCCGACATAACCTAGTTGTAACAGATAAAACTGCTGTTACTTGGGCATGGCTGGATGCCTACTACGGCGGACCAGCCGTAGCCCCCGAAAACATGGCATGGGACATCTCCGATTACAAGTTGGAGAATCTCGGTGTTGATATTGCCGCCCCCGGCATCGACTGGGATGCCATCGCCAAGATGATTGCTGATAAGGAAGCGGCTGCTAAGGAAACTGAGGAATCTGAGGCCCTGTGCCCTGAACCACCCAGTGTATCTGACCGTCTTCGTGCGTTGGCTGATGAGTTAGAGGGCACCTGATACACTGTAATAGTCCTACAAACCGTTCCAACGAAAGGGCACTACGTGGACGTAGACAACATTCAACTCAACCCCCAGACGGTCATCAACGAACTTCAGTCACGGCTGAATGCTTTGCAGGGCGAGAACGTCGTGCTGGCGTCGATGGTCACTGAACTTCGGTCCCTTCTGGTGGAGTCACAGGACAAGGAGTCTACAGAGGATGCCGAGGAATAAAGGTTTAGGTCCTAACTGGAAGGGCTTTGACAGTTACCTGACTGACGATTTCAAGTCATCAGTTTCTACGTCTGGGCCTCTTGATCCGCAGCACTTCGATGCTCGTGACGAGCCCACGACAGCCGACAGACAACAGGCTGGATCTGCTACCTACTCGTTCTCCATTGAGCGGGAGAAGGAGCGACAGGAACTCGGCCCTGAAGAAGAGCAACCAACTGGGTTTATCGCACCACAGGTAAACGGGGTTGACTTCAACAGTACCCGTGTAGCGTGGTATCGCTACGTGCCCAACGACCCCAACGATATGACTGACGCTGGGCTGGGCACTATCTTCATGCGCTTTATCAAGCGCG